TACATCCATCGACGAGAAAATAATGGATTGGTAGTTGAAGAAGTTATCCCAACTCCAGTTATTGAGGAAATCACATTAGAACTGAAAAATGTTGAGGATTTAAACAGTCTAAAAGGTGCATCTAAAGTATTTGAAGTAAAAGGAGTCAGTAAAACATATCAACGCATTGAATTAGAGTCAGAATTTGTAGATTTTGAAATAGAAGGGGGTATTCAATGCCAATTAATTGATATTAAAGAAAATACTTTAACTTGGGATTTAAGAGTCGAACAGAAACTAGGAGAACAGCAAATTTATGGATACTGAAAAAGGCAGAGGGCAGAAGGCAGAAGGCAGAGGGCAGAGGGCAGAGGGCAGAAGGCAGAGGGCAGAGGGCAGAAAGCAGAAGGCAGAAGGCAGAGGGCAGAGGGCAGAAAGCAGAAGTGAAGAATGCACAAATACGATTAGTTCTGGACACCAAGCAGAAAATAAACCTTCTGCCCTCTGCCCTCTAACTTCTGCCTTTCTTATTGATGACTCTCACTTAAAAGGCAATATTTTCTCAAATGTAAATGCTAGCACTAACCAGGGTCAAAACTTATCTAGAAGTTCGCCAGGATATCAACAATCTAAGGCTGAAGTGCAGCAACAAATCAAAACAATGCGGAAACGCCTGCATCCCAAAAATTCATAAATGCCGCTTAACTTCTGAACAACTAAATGCTGTCGTCGAACGAATAGAAAATCAAATTAAAGATAATCCTACAGAACAAGCGATCGCAGTTAACCCAGCTACAGGTAGAGTAATAGTTTCTAAAGGAGGAAATTCAACAAGCGTTTATTTATCTTCTCAAGATTTACGACAAATGAGGGGAGCTATCGTTACCCATAATCACCCGAATCTAGGTTGGTCTAAGAATGACGCTAGGAGTAAAGGACTTAGCTTTTCAGCTTCAGATGTTGAAGTTGCCTGCAAAGCAAATATGGCAGAGATTAGAGCAGTGTCTAGTGGCTATCGGCACTCCCTAAAACCTCCTCCTTCTGGATGGAATGAAAACTTTTGGCGATCACAGGTTAGTCCGACTTATAAAAAATATGAAAAGCAAGTTTATGGAGAGTATTTAACACAGATTCTTACAGGTAGGAAAAAAGTAGACCAAGCAGAAGCAGACTATCATCACGAAGTAATTAAAAGAACTGCCAGTCAATTAGGAATGAATTATTCAAGAAAGGAGTTGTATGGTTAACACAATTGAAGAAAGAAACTTAGAAATAGCAAATATTTTTATACAAGAATTTGATGCACCCGTGCAAATATTAACTGCTTATCAAGACGATGAAGGCGTAATTTACGGTAATTTATTAAGTTCTGGAGATTTTTATACTTATGCTTTTGACGAAGAAAGCATAGGTGTTGTACACCACGAACAAGAAACTGAAGAATTAAACGAATATGCCGAAGGATTACTTGCAGGTTATGGCGTAAAAACAGATAGTGACTCTCCTATCGAATACACTTTTGGAATGCTTAGAATTGACGCTCAAGTTAGGTGTAATAAAGGGGGTACGCCATGCGGAAAAGTATGCCTTCCTAAAGGTTCTGTTTGCCGTAAGTATGGTAGTGGTGGTGGAGGTGGGGGCAAGCTTAAAAGTGGCGGTGGCGCTGCTCTTGGTGCTGGGATTGCGGGTGGGGTAGCCCTTGCTGGCACTGCTGGCGCTGCTGGTACTTTAGCCTATATAAATCGTAAAAATTTAGCAACTGGTGGTAAAGCGGTTGCTGGCAGATTAAAACGGGCAGGACAAGAAGGTTACAGCGAATTAAAAACAGGTTTGTCTGGAGCTAAAATGAGCCTCAAGGCAGGATTTGAAGCTGCTAAAGAACTCGATAAAAATATCGCCTCTGCGGAAAAACAAGTCCCCGAAAAAGAAAAATCAAAAGCTCGGATGACGCGCAGAGTAATAACAAATACTACAGCAGCAGGAGGTGTTGGAGGTGCTATAGGCTCTACATCTGCTGGAGTTGAAAATGCAGCGAGAGCGGTCGGTAGAAATTTAAAAGCCGCAGGGGAAGACATAAAAACAACCGCTAAAAACAGTGCAAATACAACTGCAAGGGCAGCAAAAAATGTCAAAGAAACATTTTTTGGTAAAAAAACCAATACTAATTCCCAACAAGCTACACCGATAGACCCTCAACCAATAAAGCCGCCTACAGCATCTAAAGAACCCAAACGTCAACAAGTAACTGTTATTCCAGTTCCCCAACCCAAATTGCCCCAAGGCGAATCTTCAAAACCATCCCAAAAAAAACCCGGTAGACCCCGTAAAAATAAATAATATTTAGGTAATTTATGCCATCAACTAGTTATTCAGAATCTAAACAGTCAGTATTAGATTCTGTGAAATGTAAAAAAGGTAAACCTTGCGGCGAAATTTGTATTCCTAAAACAAGTAAGTGTTCTATTGGAAATTCTAAATCATCTCGCCTCCAATCTCCTAAAAGTGAATCTGGAACTATTGTTGGTGGCGTCGCTATTGGGTCTACATTGGGAGCAGCGGCAATTGCCGCAGGATTGGGCACTTATGGAGCAGCGAGATTACATCAAGTAAGAGAAAACTATCGAAACAATTTTGCTGTAAGTGCAGTTCGCGCTGAAGTTGAATCAAGAAATGTTAAAGCTCCAATTTTTGGTAAAGATACTAAAACAGCAATTTTAACTGTTGGTGGATTCGGTACTAAAGATGCTTACTCTGAAAGTGAAGTTTTAAAGAAAAATATTGAATCGTTAGGCATCAAAGGACTTTATGTAGAGCCTCAATCTTATGCTGAATTTAACGTCCCAACTCGACCAGTAGATAAAGAGACTACAAAAAAAGCTTCCGAAGAAGCTAAAAATTTGTTTATCAAAACAGTTTTTGAAACGGGGTATAATCCTACTGCTGTAAGCGTAGCTGCCAAAATAATTGCTTATAAAAAAGCTAATCCAGACAAAGAATATCAATTAATGGGTCATTCTGGTGGTGGGTTAGTAGTGCAAGAAGCTCATGAAATTCTACATAAAGCAGGAATTAATATTAAAACTACAGCAATTGGATCTCCTGATGTTGGTTTAATTCCCGGTACTGGAGATTTAGTAACTGCAACTAGTAAACACGATAAAATTCTCAAGCTGTCTGGTGGACGCGGGGTAAATGGTAAAAGTTTTGATAATGTTCTAGACCACGGACAAAATTCTTATTTTGAAGATGCAGATTTCCGCAATTTTATTAAAAATAGATTAACCCCTACCCGACAAGATAGGTTGGATAAAGCAAATTGTAAAATTGGTAAAAATTGCGGTGATATCTGCATACCTAAAAAATCAGTATGTAAGTCAGAAAAACCTTCTACAGCTACAAATACAGCTAATAAATTAGCAATGACTTCTGCTATAGCAGCAGGGGCAGCTATTTTAGGCGTACCAACTGCCGCATATCTCGTGCAAAAAGCACGCTTCCAAGTGGGATTTTCTAAATCGGCAGATATGGCTAAAGAGCAAGCAAAAACTTATAAACTCCCAGACAAAGTATTTACAGGATTTCGGTCGATTGATGACCAGCAGTTACCGGGAAGTAGTGTTAAGTCTGGAGTTAAAAATATTGATACTGGTTCCGTTGCAGACCAAATAACTTTTTTTGCTGGTGGTATCGGAGCAGTAGGAGGACTAGAAGGAGATCATATCGGGCAGCAAATTAGTAAAATGCTACCAAATCATCATGTTGTTGCCGTTGAAACTCCAGAACAAGACGTTTCTTTTACTTCGGGCGATTCGGTTGCTAGCCCTCGGTTCCTGAAAAAAGCTGTATCAGCTTTACTAAAAGATAATATTACCAAAGGACGCAGTGAAATCGCCGTAAGAATTGCGTCCCGTGCCTATGCTTATCACCAAAAAAATCCCAATTTACCTATAAATTTAATTGGGCAGTCTGGTGGCGGAATGCCAGTCAGAGAGTCGGCAGAAATCTTAAAAAGAATGGGAGTTAAAGATATTAGAGTTGCTACAACAGGTAGTCCTTATTTTGGCTTGACTCCGCCAGTAGGTTTGAGTTTAGTCGATACTAAAAAAGACCCTGTAAATAAAATTTACGGCGCAACTATGCCGAATAAAACTCATGTTGATGCCGTTGGGCATTCGTTATACTTTTCAGAAAATCATTATAAATTAATTGAGAATGGTACTTGGAATCAACGAGTTTCCCAGAATATTTGGGAAGAAGCAGTTCCTAATAAAAACGTTCAAAAAGTTTTAGTTGATTATTTTGACCGCACTGCTAAATCTAATAACGCAAACAATATTGTAAATACTTCTAAAAAAGTAGCGAAGGACTCAGTTATTGATAGTAACATTTCCCAAGAAATACAAAAACAATTTGCTATTCTTTTATCTAGAAGTTATGGTAAGCCAATTATTAAAGTTGGTAGTATTAAAATATCTACAAATAATACTGTCACTGGATTAGCTCAAGATAATTCAGGAAAGCTTTTAAGCTTTACCTTTAAAGACGACAAACTTACTTACCAAGTAGCTAAAAATCTTACCAAGTTAGATACTGCTGACTATAGAGAAGACAAATCTGTAAAAAAAAAGTGCCGCAAAGGCATGAGTTGCGGCGATACTTGCATTGCCGCTAACGATACTTGTCGCTTGCAGGTTAACCAAATTGCAACTCCAACTGAAATAACAAGACTTAGGCAATCGATAGTTAAATTTAAACTCGCACAAAACCAAAATATTGTTCCAGCAACGCCCATACCAGATACGTCAGAGCAAATACCTATAAAATCAAAGTATATCGTTAATCCCCAAACCGGAGTTCCCTATACAATCCGCGAACTCAGAAAGCAGGCATCAGAGAAGAGAATTTACAACTACGGTTCCATGACTATCAAAGAGTTGCAAGGTGCTTTGCAGCTATACGACCAAAAACCAGAATCAAGAGACAGAATTGTTCGAGGGATTTCAAAACGTAAAGGATTTAGCACCAGAGCAATTGCGGCTGCTGGACTTTCTGGTAGGGGAACCCCATTAGAGCGTTCTACCAAGCGATCGCTCAAAAACACTGCGGATGTTTGGCGCAAGCTAGAGGCCCTAGCCAAATTTGCCAACACTTCTCCTGTTTCTTGGAGTGCTGCTGCCGTTGGTGCATTCCTCATCGGCAGAACTATTAAAGGTTACGAGCAGGCCAAACAAACCTACCGTGAAGGGTTCAATGAGTCGGCAAGGATGGCTGAAGAACAAGCTAGTAAACTTAACTTGCAACATCCATTGGAGCGTGATGGCGAACCTAGTTTGTTACCCAACGGTAAACCAAGGATGACTTCACGCATCAACCAAGACAATATTACCTTTGCTATTGGGTCTGGTAAAGGTTACGGTGCAGAAGAAATGAAATCTCTGCTGCAACGTGAAAAGAATGCGGACAATACCAAAGACTACTGGCTTACCCACAGCAATTATGTAATTCCTTTCAACCTCAAAGAGTTTGGTACGCCCCAGCCCCCAGGAGGTGGAGAACCAGGAATTGCTAGTACAGTGGTTAATGGTGTGGGTGGCATCATCCAAAATTTTGCTCGCAAGCGTAACCAAGATGCAGTTGATTTGGCTGCTTCGATTTACGCCCATGCGATCGCTGTTTCTCCCCAAGATGGTAAGACTCTAGTCAATAGAAACAAAAAAATCAACATAGTAGCCCACTGCAACGGAGGCTTGGTAACCAAAGAAGCTTTAGAAATTCTCTCCCGTATGGAACTCAAAGGCAGTCCCTCTGGAAAGAAAGTAATGGAGCAAGTGAACGCTGTTTATTTAGGAACTCCACATTTTGGATTCGCAGAAAATGTATCTCGCCGCCAGCGCACCATTATCAGCCCCCAAGACCCAATATCAATTCTCCCTACTTTTGGAGAAGGCGCAAGGCAACAATGGATTAGCTCTGTTACAGGCGGTTCTGCTAGGGATTATTTAACTGACGAACGAGTTAGGGATGCCATCCGAGAGGCTTTTGGATATTATCAAGGCTCTCCCGAAGAAGTAAGGCGCAGAATTGGAAAGCGCAAAGACTCAGCTAAAACCCCGCAATGTTCCACAGATACTAAAAACTGCGGCGAAATTTGTATTCCAAAAGCCAATACCTGTCACGTAAATACCGCAATTGCTGGTGCAACGATGGTAGCAGCGATTGGAACTGTGGGAGGTGCAGGTGCGATCGCTGCTATATATTTAGGTACTAAATCTGACGTTCCGTTACTTGCAGATAATCAGCTACAAATTGTCAATCAAAAATATCTCAACCAGTTAAAACCAGATGGTACTTCTCCGAAACAAGGAGCAATTGGTAAGGCTTTATTTGTTAAAGATGCCAGCAACAAAAGATTTGTTTTCAAAGAAGTGAGGCACAACTTCCATCTTTTAGAAGCGGCTTCAGAAGCTACTGCTTCTGACATTGCTCAAAAATCAAACATTAATATCAATAAAGTTTCTTTAATTCCAGCAAATCTTAAATCTCCATTAAAAACAGGATTTGCTGGAGCATCTTTGCACTCCGTCGTTCCCGGAAAAACACTAGCTGAATTAAAAACTAATTCAAATTCTGTTTTTGAAAATCTTAATATCAAGCAGCAGTCGGGCTTAACTCCAGCAATGCTTTCAAGTTTATCAAAACATTCAGACCTACCTAAAATCGCAGCATTTGATACTTTTATTGGCAATTGGGATAGGAAATCTGAAAATTTGATGTATGACTCTAAAACAAATTCATTTAACGGCATAGATAATGGATTAGCTTTCACGCGAAACCTAGTCTCAAAAACTCTAGATAATTTTAAAAATTTAGATGTTGGACAAATCAGTCTGTCAGAACGCAATGCTTTATCACAATACTTAAAAACTCTTAAAAAACTCCGCAGCGAACATACTGTTGATGAAATTAAAAGTAGGTACATTTCTTATTTCAAACATGAGAAAGGAGATTGGAATTTATTGAAAAGGTATTCAACAATTACAAACATAGAAAATAACTACAGAAGTACTGACAAATTGATTCAAGTTTTAGAACAAAAGTTGAATACATCTAAATTAGACTCGGAAGCTTATAGGTTAGAAAAAAAACTTATACATCTTGATTTTCTTAAAAAATGTAAAACTGGAAATCCCTGCGGTGATATTTGCTTGCCTGCTGGTCGTAAATGCCGGATTAAAGAATTCGATCGTAGGAAGCTATCTGTAAAACTCGGCAGAGGTGCTGTATCGCAAACTATTGGTGGTTTAGGTCAAGATTTAGAAAGGGCATATTTGAGAACATCTAAACTTGTTAGAGAAAAGCATCGTAATTTAACCAAAAAGCCACCTTTAACCACCAAAGAAAAAATCAAAGAAACTCTTGCCCATGAAGCAAAATTACTAGGTGTATTTTTAGGTCAAGGAACTGTTTCTAAAACTTTAAAAACAGTAGATGAAAAATTAATTGATTTTTCGGATTTTGTTGCTGAAACTCCTGAAAAGCTTGCAGATACAGTTGCAGAGGTTCAGAAAAAACTATCTAATTTAATTAATAAAAAGTAGTCTATGGCAGCATCAAGCAGTAATAGCAATAAAGTTCAAGTTGTCATCGAAGCTAAAGATGTTGCTACTGAAGTAGTGAAAAAAACTGGCATCTCCTTCAATAATTTAAATAAAGAAGCGACAGTACTTTCTAAATCTTTAACTGGGACTGGACAAGCGTTGCAATTTGTTATTAATTATGCTGATTTAACCAGAGTTAAACTTACTGATACTAGCGTAGCCATAATTGGTTTGGGCGTAGCAACCACTGGTGCTTTGGGGAGCGCAGTTTCCAAACTTATTGGCTTAACTTCAGTAGTCGGTAAAATCAAAGAAGGCATTCAATCACCGATTGGTCAAACTTTTATTGGACAAATACAGCAATCTGCTGAAAATGCCACTAAAGAGTTAGCACCTCTTAGTACTTTGCTCAAAGAAGTTAGTTCTGTTGGTGCTGGTATTGGTGCTGGGTTTGGACAAAAGCTATTTAATATTGATACTCGCAGCATTTCTCAGCAATTAAATGATGGTATTAACTTAGGAGTTGAACAAATTGCTGATAGAATTAGTAAGCCTTTAAAAGAAGCTTTAGGTATATCAAGTAAAGAAGTTCTGCAATTTGTTGGTAAAACGTTTCAAAGTCTAGATAAACAGATTTCTCGAAGTATTGTTGATACTACATTTGGATTAGCAATTGGTAAAGGCGCAACTCAAGATATTATTAAAAATATTGCCACTAACCCAGCGATCGCACAATATTCACCAGTTTTTCTTAAATCATTACTGAGCGGGTCTACAGCAGGTGCAGTTGATAGTTTACTATTAGGTATTTCTCAACAAATAAAAGGCACACAGTTTAGCCCAATTGCTGATTTATTAAAAAAATCAGGATTGGGAAAACAGATTGAATTATTAGCCAACATAAAAATCGATAAATTAGATGAAAAACAATTAGCCAAAATTAAAATTCAACAAAAAGTCTCTCAAGCTTTGGGTAAGGAAATTACTCCGGAACTTAGATTAGATCTTGATAGTGTTTTTAATCAATTAGATGCTCAAATAGCTAATTTCGTCATTGACCAAAAAATCGGACAAGTTTTAGGTAAAAATGTTTCTACGGGATTAATTAAAAGTATTTTACAAAATTCTGCTGTTAAAGGTGTGCTTTCATCTTCAATTCAAGACTTATTAAATGGTTCTTTTAGTGATGCTTTGTTGAAAGTCACCCAAAGAGGTATATCAGCACCATTAGGTAATCTGTTTAATTTAGCTAACACTTCTGTAGAGAATGTAGCTTATAACTCAGGCGTTCGATTAGCCAATCGCTTGTTTGACGGGCTAGACCCTGAAATCAAAAAACGTAACCAAAGAAGTCGTGAAATTTTAGGCGATACTTTTGATGGTGTAGGGGCAAAGTTTACCGCAGGTTTAGGACTTGGAACTAGCAATTTACCTTTATTAAGTAGTTCTAGGGGTGGCTTACTATCTGGAATTCTGAACGACCAAATTAAAAATCTAATTACTTCATTTGTTCCTGTTCCTGGAGTAGTTGTTGACCAATTATTAGATTTTGATGGTATTATTCAACAACTCTTTAAAGCAACTGGTCTTAAAGGTCAAATTCCTGGATTAAAACAGCTTGATGCAATTTTGGGTAAAGCCGTGGCGGCAAGCCTGGGTAAAGCCATTGATACACAATTACCTGTGCTTTTAGCTCCTTTGGTTGATAATGCTGCCAACTATGTAACTAAACGTTTTAAAGATGCAGGCAGTAATGCCATAGCTTCTGCGGCAACAGCGTTTTTACCTGGTTATTTGAAAAATGTTGTTAAAACTAGTTTGTTAGAAAGTGGAGCAGCAGGATTTGTATTTGATGCTTTACTGGAAAATCTTAAACCCGCAAACCTAAAATCTAATTTTGCTGCTTTAGATGGTGTGCTGGGAAATTTAAAAACTAATGTTAACGCTGGGTTGAAACTAACTGATACATTATTGCGGGGATTTAAAAGCGGCGTTGCAGGAATTCCTAATATTCTCGGAAATACTCAATCATTGATTAATTCTTTAGTAACTAGTGCAGATGTAGGATTAGCCGGATTAAAAGTAGATGCTATTGATTTTGTACTGAATTTCAACTATGGTATTGACCAAATATCTGCGAATATTGTTAATACCTTGCTCGATGCTTCCATTGCCCTTCAAAGCTTGAGAGGCACTACTGTTGGAGATAATATAATTGATGCTTTACAAGAAGGCATTCAAAAAGCTATTCAAGCAGTAGGGTTTTTGCAAGCAAAAATCAAAGCGATTGCCAACGCAAGTCTAGGCTTTACTATTGGTGGCATTGATAATGTTCGTAACTTTTTACAAGGGTTTAACAATTTTTCTCAAAATATAATTCCTAATATTAAATCTGGTATTACGAGCGTTTTTAACACAGTTAATTCTGGCATTGCAATTGCAAATAGAAACATTCAATCATTATTGATATCTGCATCTAGAGGAATAGATTCTATTAAATCTGCAATTCCTAGTATAGTTGCTCAAATTGCTAGTTCAATCAGTAGCTTAAGGACTTCTTTAGGGCAAGGATTTACTAACATAGATACGTTTTTAAATAGTCTTCAAACGTCTACTAGTTTTGGAACAACTTTTGCTACGCAAATACAATTTGTCCGTGATAGATTTACAGACTTAAAATTAATTGCAGATGCTAGTTTGTCATTTATTCAAACCAAAGTAGCAAGTTCAAGTGGATTATTTATTGATTTTGGTAACAAGCTACAAGGAGCCATCGCTGCGGTTTCTGCTTTTAGTAGTGGCACTGCAAGGAATATTCAGTCTGGATTAAGCGCTGGATTGCGTAATACTATTAATGCCATAGATACGGTTGTGCCCAGTGCAGTTAGAACTTTAACTGGACTGATTAATAGTGCTTTAGTCGGCATAGGTGCAAATGGTAGAGGCGGATTTGGTAAATTTTTTAATGAAGCTATTGATAGCGCTAGGGCGATTGTTACCAAGCTAACGCCAATTTTTAATACCGTTGTTACTTCACTAGAGACAACTTTTGGCAACGTCGTCAATTTTATCAGAAAAACCTTTGGCTCCATAGCAGGGGTAGTTGCAACAAACCTTGGCAAGATGATCGGCAATATTTTGAAAGTTGATTTGAACTTCACCGAACTTCCTCCGGGATTGGTTGAGAACATCGATAGATTGTTTGGTGGAGTTTTTTCCAATTTATTTGGTAGAATTGGGCAAAATGCTAATCGAGCTTTCCTAGCTGGATTTTTTGGTGCTGGATTTGAGCGCGTATCCCCCGCTATCGATGCAATTGATAAATCAGCTATCAGAATCTACAATACCCTTTCAACTCTCCCTAGTAAAATTGCTGCTCCGCTCAACACCATTGCTCAGTTTCCAGGTGCGATCGCTGGTTTTAATGAGCCACTGAAAGTATTCGGTTATTTACAAGATACAATTGCTGGATTTGCCAATGGTGTTTCTTCGGTAGTGGAGCGAGTTGCGTTTTTCAGTCAAGGGCTATCTTCGCTACAACAATTTGCCACAACTGGCCCCTTCAAAACTTTGATTGGGCAAAACATTGAATTGAGAGAACAGTTGCTTTCCACTCAATCATCTTTGGTTGCCACGTCTAAAATTTACAGTGGATTTACCGGACAACAAATAACAGACCCCAAAACCGCTATCCAATCACTAGAAGACCCAATCAAAACCGCAATTGATAAACTCAGAATAGAGTCTTTGGATTTAGTCGGGGTCACAAGTAAAGATTTGGTTCCTTTGTATCAGCAAATTGCTGGCCAAATTACAGGCATTGGTGGAAAACTCACAGATGCCAAAGATTTATCGTTGGATTTTGCAGCCAGTTTAGGTACTTTACAAATTCCCCTATATCAATCGCGACAAGAAATCGGCTCCATATTATCTGGAACCATTGACCAAAATTCAGTTTTGGCTAAAAGCCTGAATATCAGTAACGAACAAGTCAATAACTGGAAATCTCAAGGGCGATTAGTTGAGGAGTTGCGAAAAAAACTGGCTCCCTTCCGAGCTGGTAATGCGTTGGCTGCGGCGTCTTTTTCGGGTGTGATAAGTAATATTCAAGAAGTTTTTGATGAAATTGGTAGAAGGGCAGGGGAAAGGTTACTCGACCCATTAATCGAGCAAGTTACTAGTGTTTATGACTATTTAAAAGCCAACCAAGAACAGTTTGTCAGTTACTTCGGATTAATTAGCGACCAGATATTACGAGTTGGTTTAGCAGTAGTAGACGCAGGTAAAACCGTCTTTTCTTCAATTAGTGGCTTGATTGCAGAAGCACCATTATATTTATTCAAATCCTTAGCTAATGCCGCAGAAGCATTAGCGGGAGCAATTCGATTTGTAGCAGAAGCTTTGGGGCCTACTATCCGTTTCATGACGGAACTGGTAAAAGCAGCTGGCCCCTTGGGCGGCGTATTTTTGCAATCTTTTGTCACCGTCAAAGCTTTATCGGTAGGTGTGACAACATTAGGCGATGTTTTTGGAACTTTAACGCAACTGGTTCCAGGGCTTGGCGAAGTGATGTTTGCTTTGGATTTAAGAACCAATGGCGTAGCAAACCAATTCATTAATTTATCTAAAGTCCTTGGTACTGGTGGTGGTGGATTTTTGATTTTGGGTAAATACCTTAATGAAATACCGGGTGCGGCAGAGGCCGCGACGGTAGCTTTGGGGCCGTTGGGCGGACTACTCGTCGGATTTATTCCCACCGTTGCTAGTGTTGGCATTCAAGTTGCTGGTTTGATAACTTTATTTCCAGCAATAGGAGCATTTTTGAGCAATTTGCTTACCCTTACTCCAGCACTAATTACCGCGGCTGGTGCTTTCGTCTCCTCCAATATTTACCTTGCTCCTTTAGCGCCCCTATTCACCCAAGCTGCTAATGCGGTGGGATTATATGCCAATGCCACGGACAGAGTGCTGCTTGTTAACCAACAATTTGCGGCGGTTTTGAAGAACATTGGTACTGCGATCGCAGGACAGATACTCACTTTTGGTTTACTTGCTGGTGGTGCATATTTAGCGTTTCTGGCCTTCGATAAATTCGTGCTGCAAAACGAAACCGTTAAAGAGATTCTTTATGGTGTTATCCAAGGCTTGGGTTCTTTAGCGGATATGGTGAAAATAGCTTTTGGCAATCCTTTTGCTGTTGCTACTGCCGCCGTAGTCGGACTAACCGTGGCTATTAATCTAGGGTTGATTCCTTCAGTATCCAAATTGATTGCCACAACTTTAGCAGGGTGGGCAGTAAATTTAGCTGGAATTTTAGGAGGTTTGGCAACAACATTAAGTGCGCTGGGTTTTGTAGGGGTAGCTGCTTCTGCTTCTAGTGCTGCTGTTGGAGTCCGGGCATTGAGCATTGCCATGACCCAAGGTACTGTAGCATCTGCACAATTCTTGGCCACCAATGGCATCACCATCACTAGTTTATTTGGACTGACCGCGGCCACCGGGGGCGCGACTGTAGGACTTGCTACCTTTGCCACTGCCCTTTATACTGCGATCGCACCTCTACTACTGCTTGCTGCCCCACTAATTGCCCTTGCTGCTGCAATTGGGCTAATTGGTATTGGTTTATATTCTCTGCAACTCAAAGACGCCAATGAAGCTACAGAAATCCTCGGCGATCGCACCGCTAAATTATCAGAACAAGCTATTAAAACCGCCCGCGACTTGAAAAAAGCATCAGATATTCAAGCAGACGCCGACAAACGCGGAGTTAGACTCAGCGATGAGCAGTACAAAGCTAATCAAAAATTAGTCGCCCAAGCTAAAAATCAAAAAGCAGATTTATCTGCTCAACTTGCCGATTTACAAGACCAATTAAAAAATGTGAGAGGAGAAGCTAATAAAGCTAATATTCAATCACAAATTGACGAACTAAATGCCAGAATTAAATTAATTGATTCATTTGTTGGCAACATTAAAATTAAACCCAAAGACCTAGAACGTGTAGGTTCTGGCTACGAACAATTAGCCAAACAAGCCCAAGGTGCAGAAGAAGCAATCCTCAAGTCTTCTGGCGACTCTGCCATTTTCAAACAAAAAGCTGAGGAATTACTTGCTGCCACAGAAAAACAAGCCGAGGCAGGACAAATCAGTGCTGATGAAGCAATTCGCCGCTACAACTTAGTTGCTACAAATGCGTTCGCTTCCCAGGAACTTCAAGACAAAGCCCAACAGGCAATTACCGCAGCATTCAAACGTGAAAGCGATAAACGTATCGGCATTGTTCAAGCGCAACAAGCCGCTATATCTGCACAATTAGCTGTTGGTAAAGTTGAATATCAAGAAAATGCCAAAGCTATTTCAGACGCTCAAAATTCTCTATTAAAATCTCGTCTCGATGCTGAAAATGAAGCTCATCAAACTAAGCTCAAGCAAATTCAAAAAGAGTTTGACGACCAAACTTTTGTTAACAATGCACTCCTTAAACAAAAACAAGACGAAGCTACTAAATTATCTGCCCAAGGGCAAGATGCTTCTGCTCCATTAGCCGAAGCTGAGAAGCTAAAAGCTAAAATTATTCAAATCGAACAAGACAAAAATGCTGCGTTAAATTCAGAAAATACCAGAAATGCTAGAATTACTTCTGAATTGAGTTCTCAAATTGCCGAAAACGAAATATCGGCTAACTTGGTAGCTGCTGACTTGAGAATCAAAGTAAATAAAGGTATTATATCCCAAGAATTAGCAGCAGAAAAACAATTAACTTTCGCTAAAAAAGTTGAACTAGAAACTCAACTACGTAATACCAACGACAACTATGCCGAACGCCGTAAAATAATTGAGCGTGACTTTGCCAATACTACTAAATATTTAGAAGATGAAATAGCTAAAAAACAGTCTGAAGCAAGCAAAGCTCCTACGGATTCCCCAGCAGCTAAAGCAGCAGAGGCAGATATAGCAGCATTAAATACCAAGCTAGTCAACTCTAATAAAGCTAAAAATTCATCACTTTTATTACTAGAACAAAACCACAAAACCGAAGTTACAAAAATTAATGCAGACATCCAAAAAAACCAAGCAGAATCAGCAGATAGAGAAGCAGCTATTCAAATTAAGATTTTAGAACGCAACCAAAAGAAAGCCCTAGATGCAGTGCAATTGGCTCAGAACGAGCGCTTAATTCAAATCCAACAATTAGAAAATAAAGGCTTGCTTGACCACACCGAAGTCGAAGAAAAGAAAACCCAAGCAAGTAAAGCAAATATTGATGCTCAACTTAACGAAGAGCGCCTTAGACTCAAAGCTCTCCAGGCTTTACCCAAACCTAAAAATCAAGAAAAGGCAGCAGATTTTGATGCTTCAATTCGTGCATCCCAACTAAAAATTCAAGATTTAGTTAAGCAGTCGTTATCTGCTGAATTATCATTATATAAACAACATATTGAAGTTATCAAGGCCCAAATTAAAGATGAAGACAATATTAGAGAAACTCAATTAGAAAGCCAAGCAAGAAAAGGACTTGTAACCCAAGCTCAGGTAAATGAGGAACTAGCAAGGCGTAAAGTATCTGCCTTAGAAAAAGAATATAATCTAGAGACTAGGGATGCTTCTAAGAGAATAGAGTTAGCCTTAGCTATTGAAAAAGCTAAAACTGCTTTATTAGATGCTGAAATTAGAACTCGCCAAGAAAAATTAGAAGTTGAAAACCAGAAACTCAAAAACCAAATTGACGAGCAAAACCAATCAATCAAGCGTCAAGGTGACCTGTATCAAATCCTGACTAAAGCTATAGAACAGCGCAATAAACTACTAGAAATTAGTCGTGATTTAGCCAAAGCTGGAACTGATTTTGTGCTTGGCGAACTAGAAGTATTAAATTCTGTAGAGCGCAGTGAATATCGCCGTAAACAGTTAGCAGAAGTCACCGCTAGCATCAAGTTACAATCTCTCCGTCAACAACAAGAATACGAGCGCCAAAGCCTACTCAACCAAATCGAACAAAATAAATTAGCTCTAGAACAAGAAGCCATCCAAAACCGTATAAATCAGGGACAAAAACTAGCAGATATAGCAGGGGTCAAGGCAGACATCGCGGTGCTAGAAGCTGACCCCAGAAACCAATCGGTGGCAGGACAAGCCAAAATCAAAGCTTTGCAAATCAAGTTGCAATCAGAACTTGATGCTCTAGGATTTCTGCAACTTGAGGGCGGATTGATTGGGCAAAAATTTCAAGGGCAGCAAACCCAGGCTCAAGCCCAGCTGCAACAACTAGACCTCAAGCAAAACCTGGATACCTTAAAAGCCCGTGCCGAATTAGCTAACGCTCTACCTCCAGGTAAGCAACAACAAGCTCAAAGACAGCTACAGCAAGAAATTGCCCAATCTTTTGGACAACAAAATATCAGAGAATTTTACAACGCCGCGATCGCTCAATCTAGGGGAATAGCTGCTAAGGAATTTCCCATATCTTCCACGCCAGATATTTTAGCTGCCATCAGTCCAGACCTTGGGGGAATTTTAGATATGGTGGGAGGACAAGCAGCAACGGCGGCTATTACCGATGTAAGTAGGACATTTGATAAGCAATATGGTAGTACCGCAAACATCACGGGTGCTTTGACCACTGGTATTGCTAAAACACCATTGCAGACACCTTTAGAAGTACAGCGATCGCAGTCTTTAAACCAACAAATTCTGCAACAGGCAAACCAACCAATTTCCCTCACTTCAGGAGCATCTTTAAAGTTGCCTCCACCGAACGAACGAGGCGTGACCCTTTCTTTAGAAAGCTCTGGAAAGCTGTTTAAGGAAGGAGTTGATAAATTAGTTGATTATTTAAAACAACCGTTTAACAACAGTAATAATACTTACAATATCAAAATAGATGCTCCCGCACAAAATATTACTGCAACTGGTAACGGTAGTACGTCAAGCTTGGAAAAAGTGCTTGACTACGCAAAACAGATGGCTGGGGCTTATTGAGAAGGGCAGGAGGCGGAAGGCAGAGGGCAGGAGGCAGAGGGCAGAAGTTCCTAGCTTTTTTGGGTAAGTTTAGTACTTACACCAATGCGATATGCACTACTCAGTAGATTAAACTGAAGTTAGCAAGAAAGGCAGAGGGCAGAAGGGAATTCTGATTCCTGCCCTCTGCTACGACCGTTCGCGCAGCGTTCCCGCAGGGTAGGGAGTAAGGGTTTAAGCTCCACACCAAAATTTTTAATTTGGTGTCTTGCAATCAGTGTAGGTCTGTTCGCGTAGCGTCTCGTAGAGAAGCCTACACTGATTGCAAACCTTCTGCCTTCTGCCTTCTGCCTTCTGCCTTCTTCACTTTTCCACTTATCAAAAATGATTAAAACCTCAGTACTTATGTCTGTTATCGCTTGGAGCTTTTTTAGCTTTAGCGCTTGGGGACAACGTCCTCAAGAAAACAGATTTTTGGAAGTTGCTAACGGACAAAATGGAGATCGAGTCTACGTGCAACTTGATTCCATCAAAAAAAGGAATCGGTATGGTGAAAACAAAGTATATTTTTCTCAAATCACTTTATATGGGCAAATGCAGCTAAATAAATCAATTAAATCAAGTTCAAGTTATACAGCTGACTGCAACAATCAGACTTTGACCTTGCATAGATATGCTACATATGATGCCAGCAACAAGTTATTATTCAACGTTTATTATGGCACTCCTTCAACTCCCAATCCTCCTACACAGAAAGTAGCCACTGACACAGTTGGCTACGCATCTTGGCAATACGTTTGTAAACAGTCAAACGAAGGCAGAAGGTAGGAGGTAGAAGGAGGAAAAGCCACCCACAAGGGGGAGCCACTGCGGTGGACGGGTTTCCCGGCATAAAGCAAGTGGCGTCGGGGCTTGAACTCAACAAGCAGTTTTCTTCCCTTCTGCCCTCTGCCCTCTGCCTTTCTTTAGTAAAAAAGTAACTGCTATAATTCTTGTGGGGGATATTATCAAGAAAGGCAGAGGGCAGGAGGCAGAAGTCAGAAGGAATACTGCCTCCTGCCCACTGAGAGCGACCATTCGCGCAGCGTCTCGTAGAGAAGGGAGTAAAGGTTTAAGACCCCCACTGAAACAAAGTTCAGTGGACTCAATTAAGGAGGGGACTGAATCCCCCTTCTTAGTTGTCCCTTCTGCCCTCTGCCTTCTGCCTTCTGCCTTCTTCAATAGCTAGTACTTATGGGCAAAGTTTCTAAATTAAAAATTAGATTGGTATTTATATGTTTTAGAAATGCATATGAAAGCGGCCAATCTGTCAGCTATGAACAATTAGAATCAACAATCCCTGGAATTACATCTAATTATCGATACCTGCTAGAAAGAATTTTTGAAAAGCTTCAAAAAGAGCATCAATACTTCTTTGACCTTAAATCTTCTTCTGCTGGTAAATTTTTTGTTCCGTCCCTGCATGATTCCTATAAATTCGATTACGAAAAGTGTATAAAAAACCCATTAATTCTAATTGAAAACCTAGTACTTTTATTCAAGGAAGCTTACGAACAAAATAATTTTGTAACTAATAGAAAAATTAGAGCAGTATTACTCAACAAATCCAAAAATAAGAGAGGTCGGCATCGCTGCAATTACTTAGTTGAATCAGCTTTGAAAGACGTTGAAGAAAAATTTGGCTATAAATTTGATTTTATAATTAACCGAGGCTACTACCCATTACGGGACGACTTTGCTTTCCCTAGTAATATTACTAAAACCATTGAATTGAGTGTTGTTTTAAAAAAATCTTATGAAAGTAACAAATTTATTAGCCACACTGATTTGAACTCTGTTTTGCCTGATGCTGTGAATAAATATCAATTAAGGCAAGCTTTGTCCGACTTAAAAAAGAACTATGGATACGAATTTATCCGTGATTTAAAGGGATATTACCCAGCGATACCGTCTGTTTTTTGCACGCACTTCGCATCTTCTTCATAGCTTCTAATTCTATTTGCCTAATTCTTTCTCGACTTATGTGAATGGCATCAGAAATCTGCCTTAAAGTTAAGGGATTATCAGCATCCAATCCATATCTTAATGCAATGACCATCCTTTGTTTTTCTGATAAATTGTCGATTAAATTGGACACTTGTTCTTTGATGAACTCTTGTTCTACATATTCTTCTATTGACAGTTGATTGCCTTCTAAAAGCTCTCCCAATTCATTTTCTTGGCTATCCCCGCATCGGGTATTTAAAGATATGGTGTGCTGATTTTGTAAAATTTCTAGATATCTTTTGACTTTAGAAGCATCTATTTTCAAAAACTCAGCAACTTCTTTAATGTTTGGGCTTCGTCCTAAAGACTGGCTTAATACAGACCGCGCTTGCTTGAGTTTACTTAGTTTTTCATTTAGATTTATTGGCAGTCTAATTGTGCGCGCTTTTTCTGAAATAGCACGAGTAATTGCTTGTCTAATCCACCAGTAAGCATAGGTAGAAAACTTGTAACCTTTACTAGGATCGAATTTTTCCACAGCTCTGCACAAGCCTAGTCCACCTTCTTGTATCAAATCCAAGAATTCCATGTTACGGTTCTGATATTTTTTTGCAACTAATACTACTAATCTTAAATTGGCATTTATCATCTGGTTTTTTGCCTTTTCTCCCGTACAGATAATAGCTCGTACCTCATCGCTTGATAAATAGGTATCCCGCTCTAATTTGCACATCTGCTGGGCTTTTTCTTTGATATCCAGCATTTGCTGGACTTGTTTGCCCAGCATAATTTCTTGTTGGGGGGAAAGTAATGGATACTTTCCAATCTCTTTAAGATATGTGTTGATTGAATCGCCGCTAGGTGCTTTTTTAGCCATATTACTCGTTTGAATTAAAAATCATGTCTACAAATTCATTTAAATCTTTAGGGCGAATCCTCCATCCCTTACCTATTTTTTTACCTTGCAATTTTCCAGATTTCAAATTCGATAAAATAAAATTTTTAGAGAACCCAGAAATTTGCGCTGCTTGCTTCACTCCAATTGTTAGTTGACTGCCGATGTGCATCAACTCAAAGTACCTAGAAATTACTTCAACATGGGCTACACCTTCATGAAAATATTCAGATATGGCTTCAATATATTCAGGTGCGACACTGTGCGACAACTCGATGTCGCTCCCTGTCTTAACAATTGCTGGGTGATGGATAGGTTGGGCTTTTTCTTCCTTGTATCTTCTCAACTCTTCCTCTGAAAAATCCCGCTTACCATCAATTTTAGTAACCGCGATTTCGTTCCTTCTTACAGCTCGTTCAATAGTCTTGATTGAAACACCTAAGTATTGAGAAGCATAAAAGATATTCATACTGCGACACTATGCGACACCTTAATTGTCGCATAGTGTCGCAGTTCCAATCAAGACTCACTATGCTGTCGTAGTAACCTTCTAGCTAAAGCTTCTTGTTGTGGCGTCAAAGGTTCTTCTTGATAATCGTCTTCGTAGTCGTCCGCATCTATCGTGGCTGCCGACTTTAACTCTTCACCTGCTGAAACAACTTCAGCATCGATTTGATTAACTTGAATTTGACCTACTATAAGTTTTACTTGTTCTGGAGTTAAACCTTTATCTAAATCTACTAAAGCTCTTTTTAGCTCTGCTATTTTGTCGCTGACTGACAACCTATCTTCTTTCGACCTAACCTTAGACCGCTCCAAAATAGCAATATTTAGAGCAATCATAAATCTACTAATTTCCAAACTATCCAGTGTCATTTTAAAATTGGAAGCACTTTGATAGCTAGCAATATCTGGTGTAATTGTAGGACAAGCAGTAACTAATGCATAAGCTATCCGCGCATCATCTTCTGGGTTGACCATGCCATTTTGCATGGATGCCGCTACTTTGCTTAATAAAGTATCGCTACTGTTTGCGATCGCAAACGCTTTTCCTCTAATTTTAAATTCCATGTTTTTCTACTTTTGAAGAAGGCAGCTATGCTGGAGGCAGAGGGCAGAAGGGACAATTAAGAAAGGGATTCAGATCCCTCCTTAATCGGGGTCACATCCAGTTGGTTTCAGTGGGGATTTTAAACCCTTACTTCTTCTGGTCGTGGCAGAAAAACAGTATTCCTTCTGCTCTCTGCCTTTCTCGATAAATAAAAGTTGCCAAATGTCTAGTTTTTGGCAACTACTAATCTCTATTAGATTTCAATTATGCTAAAGCAGTTACGTCGGGAAGTGCCGCAGCAGCTACATCTATTAGCTGATTAATTTTTTCTAAATTAGTGCTTTCAAGTCCTAGTATCTGTGCTGCTTCTTCTTTTGCGGCGTCCCTTTCTTCTTCAGCAACATTTTTAGCCTGTATTAATTTCTGGACTAATTCGGCTAATTTACCAATGGCTTCACCGGAAATTTGTTCTGTTGATGCTGTCATATTAACTCCTGTAGTTTCAATTATTAATTATGCTCATTTAATCAAATGTTGCCCATTAATATCAACAAAAATTGACATATTTGCTGTTGCTTCACAGGTAATATCTACAATCCAATTGTTTGGAGGTTTTAACGCTTGTCTTTTAACACAAGTAATATCTGAAGTCGTCATCAAATCATAAATCAATCGACTATCAAAAAATTGTTTTAAAGCTGGTATGCCGTGGTGTAAATCTAGTGCTGCCGACAATGAAAGTGCTTCAGATGTAATACGATTGCTAGCACCCAATGTCATCAATATTTCCATCTGCAATTCTAAAAATTGAAACCCCCCCCGGACTGCCCTGCCAGAGGCTCTGTCTCTATTTTCTGCCAGCGACCGGAATGTAATAACTCCAAAGCGATCGCCCTCAGCAATACCTTCGTATCTGTAGGTGGGTGCGAGTTGGAAGTAGTTTACAAAGTAATCATTGAGTTCGGTGAAAAAAACTGAACATAGTTCAGAGTAAGGACTAGGCATAAAGGTAAGGCAGAAGCTAAGAAGGCAGAAAGCAGAAGGTTGTTTATTCGTTTGTGACGATAACTTTCGACATTGAGAGCAATTACATTAATTCCTTCTGCCTTCTGCCTTCTGCCCTCTGCCTTCCCCCTCAAAATCCCTCTGGTGGTATAACACCAATCGCACTAAGTCGCTCCAATATATACAACTTTTTCTCTAAGAAAATCTCGTCATCTACCACCTCAGTTTTTTTATCCCACCCTGTAAATTCTTCTCGCTCATCTGGGTCTTTCATTCTTTCTGAAGCCTGTTTACAAAGCAGGGCACATTCTTCTAGTGAGTGGGTTTGCCAAAGTTTAGGAGCGTGGCGCTTGAATATTAGATACAAATCGGTTTTAACATCTAATATGTAGTCACCGGTGGTTGGTGGGGGTGCGCCAATGAAAGTTGATTGCATGGGTTTTTCTTCTAAGGAATATCCCATCAACTGCTCTAAATAGGACAACCCAGGCCTGAAATTTTCGCCTTCTCCTACTGGGGCACTACAAACCAATAGCAAATGTCGAGATTCATCAGTTAGGCGATCGCAGTCTAATTTTAGTAGTTCGGTGATTTTATGGTAATGCTTACCAAAATTAGCGTACAAAACAGCAGACACTTCATCGACAGGCCAAACTGGTATTCCAGATAATTCCTGCTGCAATTCTAAATGATAAGCACGAATTTGCAGATGTAGTTGTCCTGGGATATCACTTTTAAACAGTAGAGTGAAGTCTCCATCAATAAAGTCTAGGCGTTTCCACATTGCTTAGAAACTAACCACGCCCAACGCATCTTAACCGTTCTCGCCCCTAATAGCCCGTTGTGATGTCCTGGCGTTTCTAGGGAGGGTGGTAATTGATTTGCAGGAATTCCAAGATGAGTTTCGCTAAATTGAATAATATCATTGCAATACATAGGGAATCCACTAGGTAAATCATCCATCATCGTCCCGAATATTTGACAAAAAGCTACCCAGTCGTAACTACACCATTCACCCCAGAATTCCGGCTTGTTATTGTCTGAATTAAATGCGACGAAATCTTTGATAATAGATGCCATATCTTGTTTTCTTAGCCATCTTTCTCCTGGCTTATCTGGCTTAGGAGGTAGATTGACCAAGACATTCTCCTTTACCCAATCGCTGGCTTTACTGTAATCGCAATCCCAATTAAGCAAATAAGTTTCTTTGCCGTTCAAAGTTGTAATGCCAATATCAATTAAATCTATTGTTGTGCCATTCTCGATGAATTCACAATCCAAAAAATAAATCAATCTAATACCTCCACCCTCTTTTCGACAATATTTATTTTTATGGTTGTTAATTTGTTTTTTGCAGAGACACCTTTGTTTTGCTCTAAATTCCCTTTTATTTCTAAATATTCAACGTTTCCGGTTTCTGATAAACAGACTAAATGGGCAATTATTTGCTCCAAATCATTTTGCATCACTATCACCTGCCTGGGGTAAATAACAGGTGTACGCACCTTAACTATTTTGTCTTTGACATTTTTAGAAATATAAATTCTCCCTTCAGAATTAATAGCAATTTGGTCATCATCGAACACTTCATCTGGATGGCTAACAACTTCTAAACCTATTCCTTCACCTGATTTTTGATTTGAATCTACCAAGTAGTAAGCAATGGCACTACTAAGTTCTGATTCAATTAAATGGAAGTTAGTTTTTCCAGAAGTATTTTTTAACCTGCTATTTTGAGATTTTGGATGGGCTTGCAGTAATTCTATGGTTTGGATGTTGTGTTGAACTTCGTAATCGAGTCCCAATGCGATCGCATTTAGTTCGCTAGACTGATTTTCAGTCTTAAAAGTCATCTGCAACTTATCAACAGATATTTTTACTAAATGCGGTATGGCTAAAGCTTGAATCACTTCTTGTTTGGCTTCTAGCCATGCTCGGTAAATTTTTTTGATTCCCACTAGCTAGAAGGTCTTGCAATTCCTTGGGCAAGTTGTATGGCGTCGAGCGTAGCGTAACCAACACCAGTTAATGGCCCAAAGGATTGTTTTTGTACTGGTGATAGCGCAGCATCGTACCATTTACCAGAAGTGCTAATTTTTGGAAATCCAGATTCATTAGCACTAAAGTCAATTTCTGCTTCTGCAATTTTCCTGTGTAACGCGGTTCCTGAATTTGCTGTAGTTGTCGCTATTACTACATTACCGACGGTTGTAGAGTCGGTGTTACTAAGTGTAAATGCCTGTCCGGGTATCAAAGACTTAACTGTAATTACCCCTCCCACATTTGTAGCTTGGACATTGGGATTGGTGTTAATTAAAGTCGCCAAAAAAGTTGCAATGGAAGCAGCTGTTTCGCTGGCGACTTGTTTGTGTCTATAAGTTAGGGCGCTACTGCCTACAGTGACCTTAACAGCGTATTCGTCGCCAGTACTGCCAGAGGTAATAGTAACAGTGGAAACTTGTGGTACGTTGTCGGGATTTAAAGTTAAATACCACTCGATTTTGACTTTGTTGTTCTCGGCAGAGCTAATTCTATATTCTGCTTCTAATTCAGTGGGAGTAGTAGAGGTATTTCTAGGGCGTTCGTAGTCAATAACTCCAATTGGCATGGCGCTTGTAGTAAATGAAACTGCTTTTTATTTTCATTTATTAGCGAGTTAAAAATAAAAACTTTGCTATTTCAGCAAAATTTTGCTGAAATAGCAAAGTTGTTGAATTGAGATTGGAGATTTTGCATTATCGATGAATGAATGCAAATCCTTTTTCAATTGAAGACGAAGACGTTCGGCTAGATGCGGCTTTAATCAACCTCATTACTCAAATGGGGACAAGCGGCGATCGCTCCGAACACACCACAGTTGGTAGAAGTCACAAAATTCCCAAACAAGATTTAGAAGAACTATACAAAGTCCCAATTTGTCGGAGAGTGGTTAGGGCACGGGCAGATAGCGCCGTACTAAAAGGATGGCATTTAACTTTAGGAGGTGAAAAATCAGACCAAAAAATAATCCCCAAATTTACCAAATATCACGACAAGCTAAAAGTCAAAGAAAGCTTTCATGAAGCCCAGATTCAAGCTAATATTTACGGGGGCGCAGTTATTGTAATTGTGGCCAATGACGGTAAGAATGCCTCAGAACCACTAGATATAACAAAAATCAAAAGCATTACTGCTTTAGAAGTCCTTGACCGCTACAAAATTCAGCCAGAAATAGATATCGGCATCAACCCATCCAATCCGGAGTTCTATCGGCTAATACTGCCAGAATTTTTGCAACGCAAATTTAGTCAATTGTTTCCGAACCAAGGAGCAAATTTTAAAATTCACGCATCTCGAATTATTCGATTTGATGGTATTTCTTACACCCCCGATATGCTTGGGTGCAACGAAGGGTGGGGAGGCAGTATTTTAGAATCTCTTTGGGAAGATTATCGAGATTGGAAAACCGCCCTAAAAGCTCTTGGGGCAATGCTGCACGACTGTTCCGTGTTTGTGTACAAGCTCAAAGGCTTGGCACAAATGGTGAAAACCCAGGACGAAGGGCTTTTGAAATCACGTCTGCGGTTGATGCGGATGATGATTTCAGTTTTTGGTGGGTTTGCTGCTGACGCCGAGGGGGAAAATGTGGAATTTCCCAGTCGGACATTTGCAGGCGTTGACCAAGTAGCTAATCAATTGAGAGATGCCTTTATTGGCTCTACAGGCATTCCCCACGACCGCTTATTTGGTGAATCTCCTAGTGGATTGGGGGCGACCGGAGAAAGTGAAGAGAAAAACTGGGCTACTGATGTAGCTTCATTCCAGCAGACTGAGTGGAAACCCAAATTAAAAGATTTTGGGCGATTAATTTTTTTGGCGAAAGACGGCCCTACAGGAGGTAAAGAACCGGAAGACTGGGACTATGAATTTCCATCTTTGCTACAACAATCTGAATCTGAAATTGTTAGCACCCGGTCTAGCCAAGCTTCCATTGATAATACTTATCTTGCAACTGGTGTATTGCTACCTGAAGAAGTCCGGGCTTCTCGTTTTGGTGGCTCAAAATACTCAATTGAAACTGTTTTAGATACAAAACTTTTCTCTAAGAAACAACAAGAGGCGCAACAACAACAATTTGGTGGATTTGATGGGTTTGGTGAAGAGGAGTTACCACCCGAAGAAGCACCTCCTGAAGAAGAAACAACGAATCAAGATTCCCTTGAAAGGTATGACGCTTTATATTCCCAATTGCCCAAGGATGAACAAGGACGAGTTAAATATTTGGGTAAATGGTGGAAGCCCAATAAGCCGGTAGCAAGTAGTCGTCAGGGTAAAAAGCGGATGGTGCTAGCTAAAAAAGGCGATCGCGTCAAGTTAATCCATTATGGTGCAGAAGGTTACCAACATAATTACTCCCCAGAAGCCAAAAAAAATTACCTCACCCGCTCTGCTGGCATCAAGGATAAAGAAGGGAATTTAACTAAAGACGATCCATTTAGCCCAAACTACTGGGCCAGGAAGGACTTGTGGAATAAAAGACTTCCTGCTGATGGGAGAACCTTGTATCAAGGCAGAGGACAGAAGGCAGAAGGCAGAAGGGAAGAAACTAATGGAAATGGTAAGCCATGCGGCGATGGGTTTATTCCTGGCAATAAAGAGTGCCACAAAGACTCTGATTCATTACCTTCTGCCTTCTGCCCTCTGCCTTCTGCCTTCAAAAAAGACGCCGACCCACCAAAGAAAATCGTCAACTGGAACGGTTTATCAATCGGCGTCACTCACCAAGTTGGAGATACTCGATTCCCCCTTGCTCGTCCAATGGTTGCAGACTACGGGCACTTACGCCGTAGCTATGGCAGCGCACCAGACGGCAAAGCATTGGATTTCTATTTGGGCGAAAACCTAGAGTCACCCAACGTTTTTAAAATCAGACAACTCGACCCCCAAACTGGGATGCCCGATGAAGATAAATATTTCATCGGATTTGAAGATGCCGCATCAGCTAGAGATTGCTTTACTTACCACGCGGGACGCGATCGCTTCGGGGGAATAGAGCCAATTGACCAAAATCAACTGCAAGTTTACAGAAAAGATAATTGTGCAATTTCTGAACCCAAGTTAAATAATGGCGTCAGAATTTTTGATAACAAGTTACTTATTGATAATCCACCAGATAATCATCAAATTTTGGGTATAGTTACCTCCACTTTCCCCGAACAAGTATTAGGTTTGGGCAACTGGAAATACAAAGCCGATGGTACTGTTGATGGGGAATTTTACACACCTATTGGTGTTTATGGGTTTGGAATTAAAAATAATTATTGTGGGTATTCTTGGAAGCGGGAATTGAGTAATGAGGGCAGAAGGCAGAAGGCAGAAGGCAGAAGGGAAGAAAGTTACCCTACTTCGTCCTTCGTTTTAGATTCTGACCCCATAAGACCCGGTTACACCTGGGTTAACGATAAGACTGTAAAAGGTGGTGGCTACTTCCGCAAGGGTGAAGCTAAAGAAGAACCTGAGTCAGCATCCAAGAAGAAAAATACGAATATACTAAAAAATCTCAATAAAACTATTGAAGAAATTAGCAATATAGAGGAGATGCCAGAAGGTAAAGAAGGCTCTGCTTTTAGAAAGAAATATAATGATTTGCTTTTAGGTGCTATTTATGATTTGGATGATGCCCATATTGAAGATGTCAGAAAGCTCAAATCTATTATAGATGAACCAGTTACTTTAAAGGACTACTCTGGATTTTTTGCTAGCAAAATAGTTCAAGAAGAATTTGATATAAAATTTGGCAGATTATTTCAAGTAGAAAACGACAGAAAAAAGAGGCTATTAAGCAGCAATTATTCTAGTAGGCTTTTAAAATCTATCTATATTAAAGGTGCTACTGAAGAAGACAATAATAGTTTATCTGAGTGGGAACAAACTTTAAAGACAGATAAAACTTTTTCAAATTTTGTCGATGGTAGTAGCTTAATGACCAAAGAAAGCGATTCTTTTAAATATGCAAATGCTGTAATTAACGTTTCTCAAAAAAATCCTGGTGCTTTTAGAGGAATTAGAGATAATCAAGGCAAACTTCAAGCGGCTGCAATAGTCTATCCAGAAATAATTAAAGGATATTTATTTGTTAATTATTTAGCTTCAGCACCACACAATATGATAGAAAATCATCCTGACAAAGCTGCTGGTGCTGGCGTTGAGATGATTTCACAATTGATTCAAGAATCTAAGGAATTAGGATTTGAAGGCAAATTGGTATTAGGTGGACAAAGCGGTACTGGGTATGAGTTTTATAAAAAATGTGGTTTTGAAGGTAATATTTTACCTCCAGAAAAAGCTGAGCAGTTCTTACGAAGATTAGAAGAATCAAAAAAAGATTTAAAATGAGTTTTTTACAAGAGTTACTTTTAACTGAAGATAAATACGGTTTTAGCGTAGGTCAAGATAACCGTCACGACTCAGACCCAGTACGCCCTGGTTATACCTGGGTTAACGATCGCACTGTAAAAGGTGGTGGCTACTTCCGCAAAGGTGAAGCTAAAAAAGACCCCCCGAAAGTTTTTCAACGCAAATCTCAACACTCCCCCGAACCTGAAGGCCCAGGAATTTCTATTTCTGAAGATTTACTTGAAGTAGATTCTGAACAGGAAGGCAGAGTTAGAGGCGCTTTAATCAGTCTGATGGACGAAAACATTACTCGTGCCATCGACTCTATCAAACAAGTGCATTCTTTATCGGGACTTCCGGAATTTGACATCGATTTATACAGAAATCCTCAACGCCCGCAAGAAAGTGGTGGCATGAGGATTGCAGGAAGAGGATTAAACCCAGACGGCAGCGCCAAAATTGCGTTCCAAGATATGAGGTTGAATCTCGCAACACCAGAACGTTTACTTCAAAATCGCGTCCCTATTGCTGATGTGAAGACCTTTCTTAAACTAACTGTAATTCATGAAATGGGACATACAGTTGATTTGACTCTTCTGGGGACAAGAAAAGACCGTTTCGCCTCAGCAGCGATTGATACTACTGATAATAATTTACCTAACTCTGCCGATCCAGAATTGGCTAATCTGATGACCACTCTAAACAACTCCCAAGGGGCAGAAAAAATTAGGCGAGGGACTGCTAACGACCCAAATCTTAGAGAATATGGCGACTATTTACTTTCCAATAACGAGTTGTTTGCGAGGGCTTATACTCAATACGTCGCTACTAAATCAGGCGATCGCACACTCCAAGACAATATTCAAAATTTTGGCATTTCTGCCAACCGCCCAGCAAGAGATACACCATTAGGTCACGGTCACTGGGATGAAGAGGAATTTAATTCTACAATACTCCCAGAATTTGATAGAATCTTTGCAAATAAAGGGCTATTAAAATGATTGACCAAAATACTTATAATTTACTGCTATCAGAATATAGCGTATCAATACAAACCCTAGAAACACTATCATTAGATAAAAATTCAACTCTACAATCTCCTGGATTTAGCATTTTAGACTGTGTTGCCAAGCAAATACCATACAATGATATTTTAGGATTAATTCAATATGTATACGGCACAAATCTTTATAATGCCAATGAAATGTACCAAGTCGTTGTAGATAAGCGCAAACCAATTGAAATTGTTTTTGAAAATGAGGTAAAAAAAAAGTCGATAGCGTAGAAGAGAAGGCAGAGGGCAGAAGGCAGGAGGCAGAAGAGGAAGAAGATGTTGTAGATTTAATTGTTAAGAAGTACGCTAAGAAACTACCACTTGATTATATAATTCGCACTGTTTCTAAAAGCCTGGGTCAATTCTCATCTTTAGAAGATTTACGCGATCGCACTGCTGAAATCTACCTGAAAATCAGCCCTAAACTATTCACCCAAACAATTGAAAAATGCCGAATGCTGTCTCATTTAGCAGGTATGGCAGATGTTGAAGATGAGTTTTTAGAAGACAGGGGTGATAGTGCTACCCAACAAAGAACTGATGCTAAAGTTTTCGCATGGCTTAGTCAACCCTTCAAAGAAGCGATCGCATATTTCCGCAAAAAAGTCATCATTCCCACCCAACGCTGGGACGAGTTCACCGCCCAAAACCACGATTTTGCTTTCACTGTTGCTGGATTAACCAAAGCAGACTTACTTGAAGATGTGCGCTGGCTAGTTGATAAAGCCATCTCTGAGGGTAACGACTACGAAACCTTTAAAAGTCAATTTCGCCGTCTAATTGGGCGTAAAGGTTGGCATCCAAACGACAAACGAATCTATACAATTCTGGATACTAATTCTCGTCGTGCTTATGCTGCTGGTCGCTACGAGCAAGCCACCAATCCTGATATGCTGCAACGTCGCCCTTATTGGGTGTGGAAGCACCGCGATTCTGTTGTTCCTCGCCCAAATCACTTAGCACTGGATAATAAGGCGATCGCGGCAAACCATCCATTTTGGAAAGTCGCGCTTCCTAGTTGCTTTCCTCCTGAAACTATGGTTGCTACTCCAACGGGATGGAGGAGAATTGACAGTTTTTCTACTGGAGATTTAGTAATTGGGGGGAGCGGTAATATCCAACCTGTCGATGCCGTCTACAAAAGATGGTATAGCGATAAGCTCATTAGGGTGGTTACAGAAACATCCGGCGAACTTCTTTCGACCCCAAATCACCGTATTTTGACCCTTCGGGGATGGATTAGAGCAGAGAATTTGCAAATCGGTGATGTACTTGTTCAAATTGGTGAAACATCCGCGCTTAATAACACTATTAGTAATGTAAACCAAGTGAATTTGGCATTCGGTAATGACTTGATGACGAATCCAGTCCAAGGGGTATCTGCTAGCGTTAATGCACTCAATACCCAGACGCAACGATGGAATGTAGATATCAACCCATCTAGCAAATTTGTCTTTGGAATAAACAACACAAAAATTGTGACTTGTAGAAAATCCCAAACTATGGAGGTGGTCGATAACGATAGACTCGTATTTTGTGGGAGAAGTTCTAGGGTACATAAGACAATTAGGATTTTGAATCATTGTCTTATGACTATTAGTAATAGCTTTCTCTCTAACATCTTTTCTAAGAAAAGAGCTATTAACTTTGAGTTTTTCACACATCTTTCTAATAGATTCAGAGTTTTGTTTGTTGATACCTATCCTTGGGTGATTGCCATTCTTTTGTTTTTGAACAAGCTCTTTCATTTTGGCTCTAGAAATTTTTCTGCGTTCGGGGTTTCTAACAAACTGAATCCTAACTTTCTCGCTTGTATCTCTAGCGGGGACACTGTAATAAACCAACATCCTCATTACAGTTCTTTCGTTGACCCCCCAAAAACTAGCAAGTTCTCTAATCGTGAAATTTTGGTCGATATACCTGCTGCGGAGGGCTTCACTAATGGTTATCCCCTCGATTTGTTCAATTCTCTCGATGATTTTTCTTCTTGGGCCTTGCAAAACGCGATTCTTCATAAGGTTATCGACTTAGGGTGCTGCTGCTATTCTGGCTATGTATATAATCTTAGCGTTGTAAGGGACGAGAGCTATTGCTTGCCTCAATCTGTTGTACATAACTGTGCCTGGGGATGCAGATGTACCTTCTTCTCTGCCAACGAGCGCCTGCTCGAACGCATCGGCGCACAAATTCTCAATAACCCCCCAGACCCTAAAACCATCGCCGAAGCAGGGTTTCAACGTGCCCCAGGACTTGACCCCGAATCTGACAGACAAGATGTTCTGGAGCAGGGATTATCAAGATTTTCACCAGACATTGCAGAGCAAGTACGCCGAACGAAAGAATAAGCATTTCAGCTTGCATCTGGGGACTTACTCCCCAGATGCAAGCCTCAAACACTGATTCTTGCGTTGAATTAAATCAAGATTCCATGACATCTTATACCCTCGTTCCTTGCGACCACATTTTTGAAATCCCTACCCATGTAGCCAAATGTCCCTACTGTGAAGCTAAGTTGTATGCTAATGCGTTCGCTTGGGTGGAGGAAGATGACGGATGGGTAGCAGAGCAGCTAGAAATTAGCTGTGATACAGAGCCAGATATTCAATCTGATGAATGGGATTTGTGGATGCACAATCATTCCGATATGCCCTATGTATATCAACTTCCAATTAATACAAAAATTGAAGATTACATCAACAATAATTTTCGATTTGATTGTCTATAATGTGCTATTATTATAATAGCGATTAATCCAGTTATTCTTGACTAAAACAGTGGTTTTTACTAAATCGTCTTTCCTACAAAGACGATTTTTATTTTTTACATAAAAAACTTACTGCATCAATAGCCAGACCCCACTTAGCCCATTTCACTCTCTTCCTCCACTTATTTAACAAATCTTGAGGGAAAGGACTAAATCTGCTCAATGCATCTTTTAAATGATTAGCGTGACCAAATTCGTCTCTTGTCATTTGAGACGCGAGCGCACTCAAATCGCCATCTTTTAATAAAGCTAATTCTAAATATAAACTTGCTATTTCTTCTTCTAAGACACACATAAAAGCTATCCTATCTTCCCAAGAATAATCAAATGCTGCGCGATTATAGAATAGCAGTCTAGAAGATACAAACCTGTAAGACATCCCATCAAAATTTTCTAAAACTCCTGTCAATCGTTCTCCAGGATAAGTATAAGAGTCCCAAGTTACAACCTTCGGTTTATTGAAAGGAGTGATAAATTTCTTAACTAGATTCTCTTGCCCTCGGAGGATTGTAACCCACCTGCCAGTGCCAGTTCGAGTTATGCGATCGCTTCCATCTGCAAGACTTGAGAGCATTTTACCGTGTTTGTTTTCTTCCTTGGCTTGTTTCTCTAAGAAGGCGGCTAAATATTGCCGATCTTCTGCGAGAGCTTGCTGTTGTAATTTTTCAATAAAAACAGCATTTCCATATTCGATTTTTGCTAAAAATCGAATAAACCTTTGTTTATTAAGCAAGCCTAATTTAACAATTAATTTATTAAAAATTGACGACATTCTTTATGTTTCGTAGTGGTGAAAAAATTATATATAGAATCATTATTAAACTAAGTATCATGACTTTATATATAAATCCAAAAATCATTAAACCCCAGCTTTGTTGTTTTTCTTTCTTTTGTTTCTTCATTAACTGTATCCCACTAAAGTAATTACATTCCCATTAATTGTAAAACAAGTACCATCCAAATAATTACTTTTAGATGGGTTTTTAGCGTATACAGAAATCCATCTAAAAGTTGAGGTGATGTTAATAGTAATTTCACCTCCTGCTTGAGATATTGTGGCAGCAGGCGTAGATTCTTGCCCAGTGCGTGAAGTATTTGGTTCTTGCGACCATCTATAAACTGCGATTGCACTACTTCCAGCTTGAATATTAATATCAAATCCAACTTGGATAATTAATTTTAAGCTAGTCTGTGGAGCTAGAAATTCAAAAGCTTTACCACCAACCTCGCAACTAGAAGTACAAATAATGTTGCCTCCGAAAGCTGCTCCTCCACCGACTCCACCACCGCTAAACTGAAACCATCTACCTACATTGTCAGACGAAGCTACTATTTTTGGCGGATTTTCGGCGTCTGACGCCGATCGCTTATATCGATACCAAGCAGAAGATCCCGTACCATCGTCGTTTACAGTCAAAAACATTTTATCTACCCTTTTTGGGGTAGATTCATCGTTCAAAGCTTTTAAGGCACTAATATTATCTACAGATAAAGCGGTATGAATAAACGACATATCTAAGCCTGTAAAACGTTACCATTACTATCGACCAAAACGCTGCCATTGCTATCTGTCAAGATATTGTCGAAATTTAAAGCGCTGACATCTGGCAATGGCAAACTAAAAGTTAAGTAAGCGTTACCTCCAATTCCGGTGTTAGTGACACTAGCAGGTGACCCAGGTTCTAAAATTGTTACTTCTGGATTAACTTCAATATTTGGTGGCTCTAGTCCATGCTCTCGTTCGTATACACAAGGGGGCGAAGCGTGGGAGATGCTAGTTACTGTATTGATATTGAGATATGCAATACAAAATTGATAATTACCAGTGCTAAATACGCTGCTACCACTAACAGTGCTGCCTACAAAACCCTCAATATTAAACAACCCGACATTACTAGGAACCGTTGGCAAATTAGAAGCAGTAGAACTAACCAAAGACCCGACTAAAATTTCTTCCCCATCTTCCCCAACAATAGGTATATCAAAGACTTGGATAGTCCCACCTCCAACTGGACGCACATATACTCTTACCTTCGTGGCATTTAGCTGTGCTACCATTCCTGCAATGACATCTGGATAATCATCCCGAATTGTTGTTGGATGCATCAAAACTATCCGCAACAACAGCGCATTTGTTAGAGCGCTGGCAGTAGACCAATCGCTAATTTGCCCTACTCCATCAACTGTACTTACCAAAGCTCTGAGCGCTGCCGTTTCTTCCGGGACGCTATTGGCAACAAAGCAAGTACCGTTGTTGGTAATAATTACCTTTTGGTCAGAGGCATTCGCTTCCAATCCCGGAACTAATTGCTTTCCTAGTTTGCGGAATTTATAAAAAGCAATCGACCCACTCCCCACACCAGCGACTAAATCCAATCCCGACCCATTGGGTAAAATTCGTCTGCGCTCATCTGTAGCAACAATGTAATTGCCTAATAAATCCGCCACTGGGTCATACTCTGAAAAATTTGGAGCAAGGCGCGGGTAAATTTTTACAATTGCTCCTTGGGCTATGCTATTACCCACATCCGCGTCGTCAAAGGCCATTTGCACTTGCAGAACATATCCGTAGTTGGGAAGTAAAGGCTTGGGCAGTGCAAGATTTGTTACTTTGTCGCCTTGATATGTGAATGTCCCACTACTCACTACCATATCTGTAGTATCAAGTGCCCCAGTAGTTGTGTTGACGTACCCCAAAAACGCCAACTGCAACAATCCTTTGAAATCATCTGCCCCTACATCTTCGTCATCTGTTGCCACACTCAAGCGAATTCTTTTTCCTTGAGGGATTTCAAAGTTTGTATCGTTGACAATCCAAAACCTCACTGGTTCTGATAAATCTCCACTGGAGTCGTAATCAGGGAAAATAATCGCTGAAGTATCGGTGATTTTTGATAGCTCGATATCGCACCCACCCTCTGTTAAGGTGCTGGCAATGTATGGATTGAAATTTTGTGGCAAACAAGCAACCCAATTAGCATCCCTGGTCTTCCACTCAACAATTTGATTTGTAGAATTTATAAGCCTCCGCATACCATTAATTCTGTAGCTATTAGGCAGTGCTGTTGGATTTGCAACAACTGTCCTTAGCTCAAAATGAGTGTCCCTGAATAATGTAATCGTTGCAGGTAAATTGGTGGGCGTTCCATCTATCTCATATCCCAAGTAGGTAGCGACTACGCATCCGTTTTCTGGGACGGTATCATTCGACATTACTATTCCAATTTCATGGATATCACTAGCGGTTTTTCTAATTGCACTAGGAAGAGTAATTTCTACACCTTGGTTAGACGCGATGGTAACATCCGTTCTTAGAGAAAATAATGTTATTCCGGCCCGGTTACGGCAATATATCCAAATGCTTTTATTTCCAGCACTAGCTTCTGTTGTAGACCCTGAAACAACATTGACTGTAGGTGGTGGTGGAGTGATAGTAGAGGCGTATTGCGATCGCATTATTTAAAATAAGGTGTTTAAAGTAATTCCAATGTTCCTGCAAAACTACCATTCAAAGATACTAAATCTTGTAAATTAGTGACATATCCAGTACTGCACATTATCGTTAGCAACGTTATAGGTTGTCCATTTTCACTAGGAATAGTAAAAATGAGTTCGTTCGTTTCTTCAGAGTTTATCCTTGTATATCCTTCTGGCGGTTCGAGGGAATTAATAAATTCTGGGAAATCTCCACTACCAGCAATTGCAGCCACCCATCCAAAATCACCTCCCGAATAACTGCCAGTAAACTCAAATTTTATTTGAGGATTAGTAAACCCAGACCCCGTAATTTGAGCGCGAATATAAAAACCATCTGACGAACCTGTAGCATTGTATTGCGTACTAGCTGAAAACGAGCGCTTGCCTTTACTCCTAATAATAGAATTACTAGAACTGCCTCCAAGATAAATATCGTTATAACTGCTAGTAGGGACTGCAATCTCAGGATCTGTAATAAAACTAACTACTTTAGAAGGGTCTGAAAATGAAGCACTGTGAGAAAATTCCCAGAAAATACTATAAGATTCCTTGTTGGATAATGCTTTTTTCTTCGATCTTCTATTAATTACAGTTAGTTCATTTAAAACCTGTGTTTTTGTAATTGAAAAAGCATAATGTTGTCCTTCAGCTTTAAACACCCGGCACTCACCACTACCAGTTATATTAGCTGCGATCGCCACAACTGAAGTTCCATTACTGCGTCTGACATTCACCGTGCCGTCGTTGTTGACGCTACCACAACTACCAGTAAAAATTACTTGACTAGATTCGATTAGATCTAATATATCTTGAGAGAGTTTATTCATTACCGAGAAATTGCAGTAGTTTGTCCAACAACATTATTGCTATACATTTGTAATTCAAAGGTTTGTCCGTTAATTGTACCCACTAACTTGTTGCCTTGTACTTTGAGCTTTGGTTGCTGAGATTTGATAATCGTGATTAGTTGTTGCGCTAATTGCTGTTCTGTTTTCATAAAATCAATATTTCCTTCTATTTGGCGAGTTAATCAACACCTTACCTAATTTAGTTGTTGTTCCACCACTGACAATCATTTTTGGGTCAGTGCTATTATCATCACCTTCAGTAGGAGCATCTTTTTTATCAACTTCTATGGTTCTTGCCCTGACCAATCCCAATGATAATGAGATTGGATCTGATTGACAAATAGGTACAAGTCCAAATTTTGTAGCCACACCTTTGAAGCTCAATTTAAAAGATGCACTAATTATCCTCCAATCACCAAGATTCTGAAATCTGTCTAATTCTGTAACCACGCGATCGCCATCACACATATTTGGATAGAAAGAAAACACCGAACGTTGACAAGTATCTTTTTGCATACCCTCAATCTTGAGTTCTGTAAGTGCTGCTTTTAATGCTTCACCGTAAGTCGTTGCTAGCGGGTAACTTCTACTTCCTCCCTTGGAAATTAAGCTAGAGTCATCAGAAGTCATGAAGTAGCGTTGTTTTTTAGGTTGAATCACGCGCGTACTTTGGGTTCCATCCCGTTTTTCCCAATCAGATTTACGGGTTGTCGCTTCTGGTAGCCTTCCTGATAAATCTTTAAAAACTACTTTCTCAGTCAAATCAGAAAAACCAGAATTTTGAGTAGAATATTCGCTGATTTTCTCTTTATATTTATTAATATCAATAATTGTGCGCTCGGTTATATAAAACGACTCCTCACCAGTGGTTAGAGGTGCTAACGGGGCGTCAGGAGTTGACTCAGGGTGTGGAGTATAAGCAAATGAAGATACTTTTCTGCTTTCCACCAATATTGACATCGGTTCTACAAAATTCGGGTCTGGGTAAAGAATCCCTACCTTTCCATTACTCGATATTTCTTGTCTGAAAGAATCAATCTTTTCTTTTATTCTTGGCTCTAGTTCTGTATAAAATTTCCATTCAACACTAAATGGTAAATTTTGTTCTGTATCTTCATACAAACTACGACTGTTAATTAATGAATATGCTGTTGAAGACTCTGAAGGAATTTGTTTAAATTTAGCCAATTCGTATCTAGGGTCATCTGAATATAGCGTCACTAAGTCTTGGTCTGATTCTTGAATAAACCTAAATCTCCTCCATCCTGTGGCATTGATTTCAGTTAAATATTTAGCATTACTGTTAAATGTACCACTCGTTCCTGAATAGCTAACAAAGTTCTCATAATCTGGATGAACAACCAAATAAACAAAACCAGATAAATCTGTGTTTGCATATCTAGGGTCTGGATCTTTGGCTTTGATATTTAAAGTTAATCCATCTATTCTTTCGTATTTATGTTCAGTTTTTTGGTATTCAATTAATCTCCAGTAATCCTCTGGTTTACTACTAAAAGGCAGTCCATTTTCTAAACAAATATCTTCCGCTAAATATTCAAATGCCCAAATCCAAATTTCTTCTTTACTTGTATTTCCATTAACTAAAGTTGTCTTACGTTTTGTTTTCTTCTGTCCTTGTAAATCATGACAGTCTGTCATATTTTTGAGAACTAAACTTCCTTCTGGGGGTTTTTCTAAATCCTCGTCTACTTCTTCTAAAGTTTGAATAACTGGTTCTTTTAAGCTAAAAGTACTTTCAGGTGTTGCATCGATGTTTTTGTTCTCGCCACTTCCCCAGGTTAATTCTGTATCTCGATACCCAATAAAATCTGTTAAAGTATTTTTGCCATCTGTAATAACTTCTTGGTTGCCCAACTGCCAACTTTTACCACCAGAACTCAATGATTTTAACTCTACGCCTTCTGTGAAGGACACGTAACACCCATTGATTCTGGCATAATCTTTAACCACTGCATCAATGGTAACTGCATAGTCTTTATCAGCATTACTGGGAATGGCTACATCAAATCTTTCTCCAGAATAAGGCACTCCTACAAAGGCGCAGATAGTCCCTATTCCCACACTTACGCTACCTAAAGGTACTAGTTTAAAAACTTTAATATCTTGAGTAACTAAATCCTGCCATCGAGATTTTAATCCCACCGATATCGTGTAAGTATTAATCAAGTTGCTTTTCCAAACAACTCCTTTGCGGTCATATCCGTAACTTTCAACTTCAAAATCTATGCCGTAAATCTTTAAATAAATCTTTCTAGTAGTATTGTTAATTCTATGGTTGTATGTTAATTCAAATTGTTGTAAATCTTGATCTGAAACATTGGTGTATTCTAGACTACCACTAGGGAAGCCTTCAAAATTCAAGTTCCAACCAACACCACCAGAATACATGGGAATAGGTAGTAGTGGAGGATTTTTGACAATATCACTTTTTACATAATTAGTTCGCGCGATCGCGGGCATACTTTTAAATTTTTAGTTATCTATTGAAGTTAATAGACCCAGAAATTTCGGTAACTTTGTTGATTGATGACTCTTTGAAGTACGGCAAACTGTTTTGAGTCAAAAATAGATTGGCAATGCGTTGCGATTTATTCCAAGTAAATTCCCACACTTTAGGCGATGCGGACACCTTTGCAGGACTGAAATTATGCCCTGCCCATTCAATGCGGTCTAAATATTCAACATTAGGAAGATAAAAGCTGACAACAGCACTCAAATACTCAAATTCTCCAATCTCTAATTCCCCAGTTATTGATAGCTTTTGTCCCACCTCCAAAGATACTTGCTCGTTGGTATGAATAGTCAGAATCTTACCTGTTTGACTAAAACTGCCAATCCCGTCACCAGAAGTAAAAATTAATCCCTCGCTTGCAATGCTAGTGGCTATAAAACCTTCTGCCAATTCGACTATGTAGTTTGCAGGTGTAGGAACTTCAATTTCAGCTACTAAAAATGCTGGAATTTCTAGATTTTTTTGATATAAATAAATATTATTTTCATATTGCCAGAAAGTATCAGGAATAGCTGAAGCCGCATCAACAGTTTTTTGCCATAAAGAAATTTGTTTTGCTATTGAAACTGAGGTTGTTTTCCAGTATTTACCAATCGCAAAAGGTATTTCTAATACAACATTTTCTAATTCCCATCCTGGATTTGTCCACCAATTCGCATAGCAATTTATCCGTAGTATAGGCGCTATTTGTCGATAATTATTTATCCAAACAATAAATGTAGGAGCTAATTTATTATTTACTGTATTTTGGGTAAGATTGGGACTAACTAACCTAAACATTAAGAATAGACTTGGCTTTCAAATAGCAAATCAATGCTGTCAAATATGTTGTTTCCGTTTACGGTAATAGGAGCAGATGGCGTTACTTTGGTTAGCAATGCTGATGGTATTATGTACCCTAAAATATTGATATCTTGTGTTGTAGCGCTACCATTAATAAGTCCAGATATATTGTTTTCTCGCTCATTTTCTAAGATAACTAAATCTGTATCTGTTGCACCTACAACTTTTAGAGTCACGGTTCTTTTGACAATTGGAATTTTGTTAACGTTACCGCCTCTGTTGATGTTAATGTCTAAGCTCTCACCGTCCCCGAAAGAAATTGCATCTTGCTTAAAGCCAAATCCACGGTACTGGAAAAAAACTACATCTAAAGCCATAGTCTGTGCGGTTAATTAACTATGCTCTAAATTAACCCTTTTTCGCTAGTTATTAATGGATTTGCTGTTTCGGCAAAAAAGAGCCGATACCTAAATCTAAGTCTGTGGTATTTGCTCATGTTTGTACAAAAAAATACAAGTACAATACTAGATACTTTATAATTTATGAATATGGAAATCAACAATCAAACTACTACTAATACTGAGCGTAAATATAATGGTGTAACTTTATTTTTTGGGAAATACAAAATTCACTTAGACCCATTTGAGTTATTGTTGTTTGGGCTTGTGCTTCTGCCTACTGGAATTTGTATTCAAGATGCTTGGAATGGAAAATTGACTTTTAAAGAATCAATAACACGAATTTCCATGATTGCATTTTATAGTGCTGTGGTTAGGCTTTCTCCTACCGAGCAGATTTCTTTTTGGCTATCGAATCATTATATAGGTAAGAAGTGATGTGGAATGGCTGCACAAATTAAAGCATTGGATTTTAAATTTTATTTACCCTAAAAAAAAATATTATAAAGTCCCCAAACTAATGAGACGGTGGGATGGCGCTCACTGTGCCGTTTTGCGAATTCAACGCAATACTAAAGGTGGCATGAGTACTTATCGAATAACTTCTAGATATGGAGGATGTGATTATCTAATTACACTTGATGATTTATCAGAACTAAAAGCAGAATTACTTGGAGAATTCAATGGTATAACTATTAAAATTCTTGGAGATAGTTCGCCACTCACGCACCGATTTTCGGTGTGGCGTATTTTTATTAATGGTAGTTCTTCTGCTATCGGTATATGGGATGTAGATTTACAGGGAATCACCTCTAATTTGAATCTGCGACACCTTGCGCCAGTTCGGGCTGTCGCAGGTGTCGCACTTAAACCACTCTCATTGATTCATAGTAAAAAAAACTCTGAATTGAGTTGGCATAATCAAATGGAAAGAATTGATTGGATTGCTTTACTAGAGAGGCGAATTAGGGGAGAATTAAACAATCCATCTCACAACATTAAAGCTACTATTGTTTACCAACAAGATAATGTTTAAATGTGGAACAAGCTCAAGTGCAAAGAATAATCCGCCACATTCCTGTAATTATCGGGAAAGGCAGAGGGCAGGAGGCAGAAGGCTTTTATCAAGAAAGGCAGAGGGCAGAAGGCAGGAGGCAGAAGGAATACTGTTTTCTGCACTCTGCCACGACCGGAGGGAGTAAGGGTTTAAGACCCCCACCACAATCTCTGATTTGGTGGGGGTCTGAATCCCCTTCTTAATTGTCCCTTCTGCCCTCTGCCCTCTGCCTCCTGCCTTCTTCAATCAATCGCTTGTACAGTCAGCGATTGAATTTCTGAGTCGTCTTGTTCAAAATCGTGAAGTTGATATTGCCATTGCCCATACAACAAAGGCATATTTATAGCCACCCAATCAATTATTTTTTGAATCTTGCCTGAATCACCTAAGCTATCTGTAAACTCTTCATACCACTGTTCTTGGGTAACGCCCCATCCAATACAAAATCCATCGCCTTGCATACTCTCTCGATAATTCCTAAATCGCTCTAACTCTTGTTGACAAGCATCTAAAAACTCTAGACTATTAACCGAACAATTGTATTTTTGTGCGATCGCCGAAGCTTGTTCCTCTAACTCTTGTCGTTTGGCATCTTGCTGGCGTTTTCTGTATTGCTGTAAATCTTCAACGCTCAAAATGTCATCATGACAATCTTGTAGAGCTTTGAAAAGCTGTTTTTTGGTGTTTATTCCATGACATCCAATTTCATTTTCTCTAATAAAATTAACTATCTCATGAGAATTTACAAGTTGCACAATATTGGGCTTTTCGTTGTCGTTACAGTCATAATCTAAGAATGAAATAGCTACACCCAACCCGTCAAATGTTGTAGCGACATATATTTCGTCGTCTATTTTCTGTTGCTGCATACTCTCAATACGTGCTGAAAAAACTTCCCATCTTTCCATGTCAACTCCTAGCTTTTACGAAAACAACTTGATAATATCGAACACTAAATCAACGACCTGTCCACCAGCAGCAATACCTTTTTGAACTACTTGCCTAACATCATCAACCTCCTGCTTTTTAAGCTTTCTGGGTTGTGGTTGCGCGGCAAGTTTTTTAGCTTTTTTCCTAGTCATGCTTCATCTCCATCATTTTCAATCTCGTCTGCTGTAGGACATGGTTCAAAAAAATCAGCACCATACGCACAGCAATTTCTAACAACAACCAAAGGGCAAATCTGTTCTCCAGTCAGCACCCACTGATTGATGTAAATTTCATCATCTATTTGTCTGCGGTGGGGTAAATCAACAGCAGGGGAATACCCCAACCTTAATGCAGCAACTTTAGTGCGATCGCCCTGTAGCCGATTAAAAGTCACAGTTCTTACTGGCAATTCGTAGATAGCTGCTTTGCCACCCCAAAGCCCATCAAATACAGTAGCAACTTCATAGTCAATAACTAGATTCAGTTTGCTAATCATTTCATTTAAATCAATTCCCAGTAAACATTTAACAACTCAATCGGGACATACCTAATATCAATTTCAGGATTAGCCTTTTGACAAGCTTGGGCAAACTGCCAATCTTCTGAGGCATTGTCAGTGTGAGCGTCCCCTACAATCCAATAGTTTCTAAATGACTTACCAGCATCTTTTGTGATATTCAGAAAAGCCTCAATTCCTGGTTTATCAGTTCTACCTGTGCATGTTTCATGCACGAATATATTTGACAATAAGTTGTAATAAATTGAGTTATTGCCACCTTGGTTGGTTGCAAATTGCCAAACAAATCCAATATCAAATTCTTCATCAAGGTAAGCAGCTAACAAACGTATTTCTTCTTCTAAAAAATCAATTGTTTTTTGCCCGGTTCCTATACCTCTTTGGTTGCTGACAACGTATAGCAACGACGACCTCTTGTCGTATTTTTTTGCCCATTCTTCAAACTCTGGTACGATTTCAAAATCATCAGGCGATCGCGGAAAAGTTCGCCCTTCTTTTGGACATTTAATAGTTTTATACATGTCGAAAACAATTACATTTGGATAATCCAGGCCCCTCATTTGCACAGCAATATCTTTTGCAGTTATTCCTAATTTTTGTACTGGATTAAACGGTTCCCATCCAGACCGCATACTTTCGAGTACCGCATCAGGAACATTGTGTGTAGAAGTTGTACGCTCCCCATTAGCAAGTATCACAGCTTCACTCGTAACTACATGAACTGCATAACCGTATTTAGCAGCTAATTCAATATACGGTTTGCGGTAAATATTACGGGTAAAAGTGTTATGTACTATTATTTCCTCCTCCCCCGCTTTCATCCACTCTTCAACGGTGTTGTGACACCATTCATGAGACGTTTTTTGCAAGTCTGCTTGATACACCCCATCTATATACAAATTTGGGTAGTCGTCTGCTGCGATCGCTTTTCCCGGTAGTTTCTTAGATAAAGAGGTTTTGCCATCACCAGGACAACCCATTACTAAAGTCACGGTTTTATGCATTGAAATAACTCCGTTTGTTTTTGAACTTCTACTTGAGGTAAAACTAATTCCTCAATATCTTGCTTAGAAACACATCTGTAGACTGGTTTTCTGTATTCAATGACCCGATTCATTGATTGGTCGAGAACTTCTCCAGTAACAGTCTGTTCTCTCACATCTGTGACTAGCAAAAGCCTATAGTCAGGCTTCTTGTCCGGGAGAGGAATTACTTTAACAATGTCGCCTTTTTGGTATTTCATTCTTAGAGATTAGCAGATTTTGTACTTAATCAATACAAAGTTTACATTTATTTACAATTAAAATGGGAGAATCGCATCTAGAATTTCTCCGAACAGCGTTTCTGTCTCTATTGAGGCGTTAAGAGTGGTTAATCTATTCTGCTGTTGAAAATACTGCAACACTTCTTTTAGTTTTCCAGATTCTTGATTTAGCTTTAAGTAGATAGCAAAATCAAATTCTGTAATCATGCGACATTGGCTAAGATTTCGTGGAAAACTATCAATTATCCAGCTTGGTTTCAATAAAATATCTTTTGCTGCTTCAACTACAGCAGGATCATCCAAAAACTGCCAGTCATAGTATGAAGTGGTGTAAAACTCAGCCAGTTTTTTACCTTGGACGTTCTTGATAGAATTAGAATCGCTTAATAAAATAATTCTCATCTCAGTAACCGCAGTGCAGCAAATAATATGATTTTCAATCATTATCAATACTATGTCGCTAAAGTATAATTCGTAAGTCGTAATTGGTAATTGAGTTTCTTAATTACGAATTACGACTTACGAATTACGAATTATTCAAGGTCTTGGGCGTTGATGCTCAACTCTTGCTCTAAATAAGCTTTCTCTTTCTTGAGTTCGAGTATCTTGCCGTTCACCAAATCCCGATCGCACCTTTTAGATGCCAGTTGTTGGGTGGATTCTTCGAGTTGTCGGCTAAGGATTTGTAAGCGATTTTGCAAGTGGCGATCGCTCCCGGCAATCTTCGCATGGCATTCCCGCATATTCCTAATCAATCGCTGTTCGGTCAAACGGTAAGCAAAATCATAATTACCTTCACCTTTTAACCACAACTCAACACTTTCACCTTTTTTACTTACATGGAACCTGCTGATGATTTGCATACCACCATATTCACCAATGCATATTGGCAGACTAGAGAGGAAGTCTTTATCGCTTGCTTCTAAATCTAGAGTAGTTTTTTCTAAATTAGCTTTGATGATTTGGTGAATGTGGGCATCAGCTAATTTAATAGCTTTCTCGTTTTCTTGTTCGTTGTAGGTTGTATCTCCTACTTTGCAAACAAAGTATGGATTGTTAATGTGAGATTTAGCAACTTCAACATCGTTTTTACCTAACTCCAACTGATTAGCTACGTACTTAATATTGGCTTTGATAACAGGCAAGCTAATATCACTAGAACCAATATTTAGTTGATTGATTTCTCTGAGTAGCAAATTAGCCCGACTTTCTTCCATTTCTAACTCGGTTTTGAGTTCCATGTACCGCATAAACCGTATGTCGCCGCTAGCGTGAGCCGACAACATCATAAATAACAATAGCTGGTCGTCTTCCTCAACTATCCTCCTTACCGATGGGTCACCCCTTAGCACTTGTTCGCGGGATTTTAGCTTAGTTTGTAGCAAGTGCATTTGAGCGGCGTCGGCCCCGAAGTTCCCATTCTTGCCTTGAGTCAGATATTGATAAATGATAACTTCCTCGTTTTCGTTCCCGCTTCGCACTGGGCGACCTAATCTTTGCTCGTACTCGTCTGGGCGTCTAGGAATATCGAGAAAGTGAGCAATTTTTATTTTCCTTTGCATATTGACGCCAATACCCATAGGTTCGGTGGAACCGAAAACTACTCTTACTTCCCCAGTGTTTACTTTACGGCTCAACTCCTTTTTAGCTTTGCCTTTGGAGTGATCTTGAATAAAGGCAATTTCCTCCTTGGGGATGCCCTTATTTATTAACTGCTGCCGCATCCATTCATAAATTCCAAATTTGGCACTGCCCCCAGGTGTGCCCATATCCAAAAATACCAACTGAGTTGAGCGTTGCACTTTAGTTAGCTTCCACCATCTGTAAATCCGCCGCACTGCCTGATTGATTTTATCGAGCCGATTAATTGCTTGTTCTGGGTCGATTAACTGTGGCGCAATCATCAGTTTTCTGGCATCGGTTCCCAAAAGTAAGTGATTGTCGAACTTTTTCCCCCACTTCAAACCCAGCGCCGCCGCTTCTTTCTCGGTAAAAATCGGTTGATGAGTATCTGGATGTAGCAATCTATTACCCTCTTCATCCAATAAAAAACCCGCACTGTCGCGGGAGGGAAAAGTCAATGGTTCATCGTTGATTATCCAAGTGCGCCGCTTGGCTATCATGTCCATCTCATACTTCTGAAATTCAGATAAAGGTGACATCACAGCCTTTACCCTATGTTTAGGGCGAGTAAACCCAGCTTGCCCAGCAACGTCATCAAACCGCTTGATATGACAAACCTTGAGGTACATTTGTAACAACTCAGGAACGTTGACAAATTCCGCAAACCTCTGAGAAACTATCAAATCCCCTGAAACACTGGGTTCCAATTTAGAAACAATCCGCCCAAAAGTAGCTGCCCAAGCGTCGAAATGAGCCAGACCCCTTTGCTCTAGTTCCTCTGGCTGCAAATAGCACTGAAATATATAAACCCCGACTAACGAGTTTGTGGGTTCTGGAGTCCCGGTAACCATCATCAAGAAATTGTTATGGTAGGTCTTCCGCATCCATGCCAATTTCAAATCGAAATCCTGTGACCTACCTGAAGGCGATAAATTTATCCCCTTAGCTTGAATTTTCGTAGAGAAAAAATTGTTTTTGAAGCGTTGACACTCGTCAACTATTAAAAGCGACACCCCAAGGTCTTCAAAGTGAATACCGACATCGTGACAAGTTGTTAACTCCTCCAAATGCGCTGTAATCTTGTCGCGCATCTCCTCCAATCGCTTGACTATGCGGTTGCCGCGCTTTTTCCCAACCTTTTCACTTGTTTCACCCTTGGAGTAAAGTGCCTGTAGGTCAGACTCAATAATTGCCAATTTTTCCTCAACAAACAATTTCTCTGTTTCGACGCGAGTTGGTATCGCCTTGAAAGTTTCATGAGTAATAATGATTGCGTCGTAGTTCCAAAATGCGGCTTTTGCTAAGAACTTCTGCCGATTCACCCCCGCACAGTCTTCAGGTGCAGCACAAAGTACGCTAGCATGGGGATAAGCTTCTGTAAAAGTATCGTGGAAATCAGACAAAGTCGATTTCTGGACTACAAACATAGCTTTCGTGCTGGTTTTGTGAAGTTTACGCAGCATTGCAGTGGCGATCGCTGAAATACTTTTGCCCAATCCCACCTCAAGACCCAGCAATCCATTACCATTAACCGACATTCGCCAAATGGAATCTAATTGGTAAGGTCTAAGCTGCTGCACCCACTTTTGACTCATTCCCGATCGCACCAAAACATCCCGGAACCCAGCAGGTGCAGAATCGTCCCAGTTGGGTAAAACCAACCGATTGAATTTGTGATTGTAAATCTTTTCTAGTTCCAGTCCCCTTTCCCCTTCCTTGCACCAATCAACCCAAATCCTTTGTAGTTGCTGCTGCTTCAATGCGGCTTCCCTTCTTGCAATTCGGTCTGCAATCTGTGGAACTTTGAAATGCATCGCCATCGTAAATAGCCCGTCCTCAATTTTCGTGCCGACAGCAGGGAGGTTTTTGGTTACTTGTTGCCCATTTTTGCGCTCAACGACGTAGCTATAGCCGTAAGTTACAGTATTGGCGTCAGAATTACATCTTCTTGTATCGATTTCCCAGTTACCACTAACCGTCGAGTAATAGAAGCTGGCATCAACATCAAATACATCTAGTACAAACTGTTGGTAATATTTGGTGGGTATCCAGGTTGCTCCCACCGTGATATCAATATCTGCGATCGCAACATTTAGCGGTAGTATTTTCCTCAAAGCTTGCACTTCCTCTTCAAAGGAAGCATCAGCTTCAAAAGCTTTTTCAGCTTTCTCTAGCTTGGACAAGATATCACCAGACAAGAATCTATGAGCATCAACAATTTGGAATGGGTACATAGGTAATTTCTAATTCGTAGTTCGTAATTGAGGGCATGAAAAAGCGATCGCATTTTGGTGCGATCGCTATTACAGAATTATTTTTTGAGAACTATCAGCTATCTTCTATCTCGATATCTACATAAACATAGTTAGAAGCTCCTGCACCTGCTGTATGTATATGAGAATAAACTTCTACAACACGACAAAGTTTTTTACCCAAATAAAGCTTTTGATCGGATTCTAAGTTTGTTGCATAACTCCCTAAATATACTTTCTGTTGTTTGCTCCATCGATAAAAATCTGGGTCGTACTTGTTATTTTCATCATCCCAATCAACAGGTTGTTTATAAAAAGCAGCATTACACCTGCCTTGCTCGTCAACCGTTACAGACTCTATTCGCTTATTCATACTTAACCTCTCAATGCCTCATTAAAATTAGCGATCGCAATACAATCTACAAATCTAAATTCACCAGATTCCGACTTAGAAGTTATCAATCGTAAATTAGGAGAATCGGAATTTGGAAACTTATCAAACACTGCTAAATACAGTTGGTCGCACATATCCAATAAATGTTCTCTGGCAATTTGAGCTTCATCCATTTGAACTCGCTGCAACATAACTTCAGGAGTGCCAAGCTTTTTACCTAATCTTTCTTCCTCTTCTTCGCCCATCCTACAAAGAGCTTCGCCTAATAATTCTGTAACTTTTGCATCAACTACTGCAAAATCCACCCCTGAAAAATTTGTAGCTGATTCAACTAGTAATTTAGCTGCTGCAATAACAGCATTTTCACAAATTTCTTTGTCCATGATTTTATATGTGGGAGTTTTATACTCCCACTAAAACTAACTACTCAATTGTTTTCCCACCTGGCTTATTAGATTGATCGAATCCAAAATCACCATTCAACCAATCATCATCAGAATTTTTATCAACAGGATTGGGTTGTCCATAGACTTGTTTTCCACCAACCCACTGATTATTTTTTTGAGGTTTCTTTTTTGGTTTTTCCTTACTCATGGCAACAATCCTTTAATCGCAGACTTCAACAAAACTTGATTTTGCATTTTACTGATATCGCACACCTGAAAACTCCCACACCCAACTCTGGCTAAATTCGCCATAAATGCGATCGCCTTAGCATCGTCATCCGGGCCAATATACAAAGTTGAAATCGTCCCAGTTAGCTTTTCTGCTGCTTTTAGGGCAGCATCCGCATCATCTGGATGCCCGTCGCTAACTACTAAGGTGTGCTTGGGGGCATAGCTTATGGCTTGAATAATTGCCAACCGCACATCGGTATTGCCCAATGGTTCGGGAATTGATTGAAAGTTTGGGATGCGATCGCAATTCTGAGAGAAAACCAACACAATCTCATTTATCGCCAACGGTCTATTCACCGCGTCCCGCAAAACATCAATTTTGCGGCGACCATTTTCTACTTGTTGTTCCATCGACCCAGAAATGTCTAACAAAATCACCGTAGGCGATGCTGGATTGGCGTTTAACCTGGTGGCGTACTTTTCGACTTCCCCGGTGGGAGGAATTTTAGATGCTTGATTGATGAGGAGTTGTAGAGGATTAACTAGATTACTCATGCCTTAACCTCCTGAGCAATTCCAATCGCTTTGAGATACATAGCTAAATGCCTTGGCGACGGTTCCACGTTTCCCGTTCTACAGGGAATAGAAATGTCTCCCTTCCAAGATTCAGCAATAGCTTCCAAAAAAGCTTTGAGTTGGTCTTGCTTGTCATCAAACCAACACCTGTTACCTTCACCCTCTAATTCACCAGGGGCGTGATATTGATTGCCAGTAACGTACAAACACCACTTCCAAGTCCATCGGCGTCCCGCATCTTGAAAATAAATCCTCCTGTCTGCTCCACGACTCCAAATATTAATATCAAAGTCTCCTTCATATCCCCACTGCCGAATCGCAGCAACGGCAGCAGACTTTATAGACCACTGGTTCTCAGTTTTTTCGACTTGTTTTTCGATGTCTTGCTGACGCAGCTGCGCTTCAGCTTCTTTGGCTATCCGCTTGCGTTCTTCCTCTTGCTTCTCAATCCTCAATTTCTCTGCCACGGCAAATTCAATCGCTGCTCGTTCTTGAGATGACAACACCTCCCCTTGGGCGGCCGCCCTGACCGCGCCTCCCCGCTTAATGGCTTCTGCCATCGCACCTTTTAATAATTGCAGTAGTTGGTCATCTGTTAAAATTGAAAAATCCATATTTCCTCGCAATTTGGTAGTTCTAAGTAATGGGATGCTCCAACATCCCATTACTAAACAATCATTACTGAATCTTCCCGAACCAGCATCCATCCATTTTTAGTAGACGATGCCAAAGCCCAACTTTGGCTACAGGCTCGTAAAATGTCGTTGACATATTTGGGTGCTATCCCCAATCGTTTCCCCATTTCTGTCGCCGTGTGCCAGTTACCATCTTTAAGGATCTCTAAAAGTGCGATCGCTCTTTGGGCAGTGACGGGGCAAGGGCTAGGGATTTTACCCTGCAATAAATCTGGGGCTAGCTCTTTGAGTTGAGCGATCGTTGAATTATCCACTAATAACCTCTGATTTCTTCAAGTTTACGCATATATTCACAGGCTACTTCGTATTTCGCATCTGTGGAGAACTGCGATCGCTCAAGCCCCCATTCATAATGGATGTCTTCAATTTTCTTAAGTAGCAGAGGCGTTAGTCCCTCTCTACCTTCAAATTCTTTTTGAAGATTTTCTACTGCAACTTGTTTTTGGTATTCAGCTAACTTTTCTTTAGCTAATTTCTCAATCTCAGATTGAGAGATGACACGTCCATCATATTGAACGTCGTTCTCAATAGCAAAATTTTCTTCTGTCTCTAATTCTTGCTCGGCTTCTTTTACTAAAAGTTCCCACACTTCAGGGCTATCAATATTCGCCTTAATGTAAGAATCACGCTTGTTTTTCTCAGAATTACGACGTTCTAACTCTGATTCAAATGCTTGTCTCCATTTAGGAGAATCAAGCTTATCAGCACCCCACTCTAAATACTCTGTGGGAATTTTGCTAATGTCAGACCCTTTATGTTTTCCAAAAGTTATTGTAGTCATAATTACCTCTTTTTCATATTTTTAATATTATACCCTTGAAGGGTATATGTCAATTAGGAAGATATTTTTGTTTTTCACCCCCCACCTGCTTATTCAAAGAAACCTTATCGCCTGCTGCCATCCCTGAAAAATAGCCTTCGTAAGACCTACAAGAAGGTCTGCTTGTCCTATTCTTAATCTTGAGGTTGGCTTTGGCGTAGGCATCTAATTCGGCTTCTAGCTTTTCGTAAAGCGATCGCACTACAATCGCAGATATGGGTTTTGATTCCCCAGAGGCAGCGATACCTTCAGATTTTTGTTTCTCTACAAGTTCGCTAATTCGAGTAGAGATGCGACTAGCACAACCAAGCCTGAAAGAATTTTTGTAAGCTCTATCGCCGTCTTCAAGACTTGCCAACCTATCAACAGCACCAACCAAATACTCAAGTTGAATTTTGGCAGATGAAATATTAGATGGGCGTCCAAGCATCATTTGTTTGACTGTAGCGCCTCTACGAATAAAGGGCATACAGTAATTAGCATCAGCTACAGCATTGAGTAAAATCTCCTTCCAAGAAACTGACCGCCCCGTTTCTTCAATAACTTGCTGTTCGACTTCTTCAGGGGAGTTGTCCTCCAAATCTGCCATCGACAACTGATAGCGAGTTAATAGTTCTTGGGCTTTGGACATAGCCTCTGCGGCTTCTGCTTCGTTGGGCGACTGGGACAGGGCAAGCAGTTTTTTGATTTTGTCCCCAATTTTTTCAAGGTTAGGGGGTGGAGAGGTGTGGGGAGGCGGAGAAGAATTTTCTGTTTCTTCCTTAAGATACTCAATAAATTTCTCAACCTCATCTTTCCAAAAACAGTAATTATCCCAATTTTTAAAGCTTTTACGCTTCCAGATATTACTGTCTTCTTCCTTAAAAAATTGTTTTGATTCTAATAACCGCTTGGCTTTGTTATGTACCAAAATATTAGAGTCAAAATTACTAATTTCTACACCGATAGCAGTTGCATAAAATATAGCTTTAATCTCCATTAAACCCACTCCCTATAAACTAATTTCAGCTTGAGTAAAATCTCCAAAGTAATATCGCTATCTAAGCCCGATTTTTCAGCAATTTCATCCAATCGTACTTCCCCGAACCACCCCATACACCAACTAAAGGCATTAGTTATTCGAGTATCCAAGTCCTCTTCAAAAAAGTGTTGCCCATGCAGTGATTTGGGAGGATGATTAATTCGTTTGTAGAAAATATCAGATTTATTCCCAGATTCATCGGTTAGCTGGCTTAAATAAATCTCCAATCTGATATCATTCCAGATGCCATCGTAGTAGCTTTTACAGTTTTTAAGTAAACCAAATTCACCTACAAAGTCATCGTAGAAATGATTGAGTTGTTCCCGTAAGCGATCGCACTTTTGGTCATCCTCCTCAGTCGTTTCTGCCTTAAGAAGTTCTTCAATAATTGAAACACCTTCTATCAGGCACTTCATCACTTCTATCTGTTCGATTGGTGCGTCAATTGGCTGAAATGTTCCCGGCAAAATGGGAACTTTAGAAGGCGTATCAGAATGCTTTTTATCTATGTCCCAAATCAACCCCTGGTGGGCATTTTTGAATGAGATGCCCAGATGTCCATTGAAGAAACAAAATACTCCGCCACGAAACCTCTCAGTCCACTTTAAATCGTCATCGCCTAATATAATTGGAGATGTTTGAAAAACAACCGTGGGCGTAAAATCTGGGACGAACCTTTGATATGTTACGCCTTTTTCTTTCTCAATTGCTGCAATCTCTTGTTGGCGGAGGTATCGAACTTTTTTAGGCGCTCAACTTCCTCCTCTAAATAGCGAACTTTTTCTAGAAGTTGCTTAATTTCTGGGTAATCTTGTGCTATTGGTTCTTGCTGAATCGGTTGTGGTTCTGTACTTTTGAATTTGTTACAAAGCTCTTTAGTTTGTCTAAACCAAAATTCAAATGATTCAGTCCTGGCTTCTGCAAATTCAGACCTTTCCCATTGGTCTGATTGTAATTGCCGAAATTTCTTAGACTCCAGCATTTTTTTGAGAGTCTGGCATGTGGGGTCACTAGGACTAAACCCCACTAAAGAAATCCTGATTAGTTTGGATTCGATGTAAGAAGCTTTTAGTTGCATAGTGAAGGCAGAAGGAAGAGGGCAGAAGGCAGAAGGATGAATTTACCCTTCTGCTTTGAAAAGTGGTAAAATGAACGTGTCAATTAATATCTAGAATCAATCTGTGCTGAGGGGCGCAGATTATTTTTTTAGGAAGCGCTCGTTGACGATTTCTTTCAACCTATCTCCGTATTTTTTAATCAAAAAAGCTTTGATTTTAGGCGAATATTTAGCCTTTATTACTGGGTATTCGCCTTCTTCCATATCGCAGAGAATAAACACAGTTTGAGTCCTGCACCAACGCTTTAATAGGTTCTTTTCCTCGCGTTTAGCAATAATCTCATCAATTAACTCATCACCTTGTTCAAAATTGAATTTAAATTTACCCTGCTTATCTAAATATTCAATGTGTTGGTTGTATAAAGCTTCCCATTCTCTACTTTGCCAATACCAGTCGTGACATCCTCCTGTACCTCCGTTGGATACGGTCGCTGCAAATTTGCTGTTGATATAAAGTTTGGCTTCAAACCTCACTGTTTCTTCACCACCAGCAATTTTGATAGCTTTAAGTTCTAGCTTGAATGTTTCAGGATTGTAGTTCATGATTTTTTCTCCTATTAAGTTGGGCCTGCTGTATCTTTACTAAATGCACCCATCGGCATTTCCCACTTGCTAGGCGGAACAATTACCGACTTGTAATAAACGGGGGACACTGCCAATTTGATATCTTCATCTTTCATATCAAAAGGTTTACCCCTAGCTACTCGCTCCATCACTGATAAAGTGCGATGAATCGTGTAAGTTTTGCCTTCTTTTTGTTGCCAATATCCGCTAAATTGGCGCTCGTATTCGGCAATTTGATTTACTTTGTGCGGTGCAATTTTGTACACAGATGCTAGTTGGTCATCTGATGCAAAAATGCACATTTGGCAAGATGCTCTACCAAACCCCAGGTAATAACAGGGATGACATAAAAGCGAGTACTTTTGTGCAATGATGAACGTATCCTCACTACTCCAATCAATCACGGGACGCCAATGGTCAACGTGCCTTGATTGGCAATGAGTTCTATGAGATTCAAATTCTAAATATTTGCTTCTAGCACTTGATTCTTGTCTGCGCTCGCCAGTTATTACTAAAGTGCGTTTACCCTTAAATCTGGATTGGTTATTAATAGCTGCATCTGCAACTCCAATCTTGCCATAACTACTACACCACCTCGTACTCATCCCAGCAGAAAGCTGAGGAAAACGCAATCTCGTACCTAATTTATTGCTACCACCCCCCGCAGTCTTTAAACCCTCTGGAGTTTCAAAAAATGTAGCGGCAGTAGGTAAATTATACCGCAACATTTCTCTTTCTAATCCGCCACTTCTCCAGCTATAGTAAAGCTTGATTCCAAGTGCTTGACAAAGTACTCTTACATAATCTTCAGTGCATTCCCAATCAAAAAGTAGGGGGTTTTCTCTGCCATCAACTAAATGATGCCAGCACTCTATTTTTGATTTATGTACGCCCAATTCTAGTAGATAAAGCAGGCAGGCGACGCTATCTTTACCACCGCTAAGGGCTACGATTACATAATCGTAGCTTGCTAAATCTGGTGTCATGTTTGTGCAATATCTTGAGATTCAGCATCGACAATTTTTAAGAAAACTATTCTAGTTTCACCATCCTCACAATCTACAAACAACCGAGCCGATTTAGATGATGCTAAATTTTCTAATAAATCACCAGCTTTTTCATAAATTGTTTCACCCTCATCAACAATAATTGAGCATTCAAATTGAATGTTACCCAACATCACAAATTTGTCCATATTACCTCTCACTTGGCAAGCACAAAATTTCATCAGATAGCCACAGTTTTATCTTGGGTAGTGGAAAATCGGTATACTCAATTTCTTGAGTAACTACAATTTGGTTAGTATCCCAAGCACCAGTTAAAACTGCTTGATTCCCATCTGTTCTAGTTAATTCCCAAATTTGAAAACCTTCACTCATGGGAGAATTTTTAACTTCGTTGCTCAACTGCCAAGATGCGATCGCATCTAGCAGCCAATAACAATTAGCCTCAGATGCCAAATACTTGACACCCTCCGAGTAATTGAAAAATCTAGAGTAATGGCGATAGCAATTGTCGCTACCGCCATAAAAACTAGCTAACTCTCTACTAATTTCTTCAGCGTCAGGGAAGACAGAAGTATTAGCTTTTTCTTGTTCCTTATTCGCTTGATTTTGTATATTTCTCTTACTCTTCCCTTCTGCCTTCTGCCTTCTGCCTCCTGCCTTCTCTTCTGGGTAAGTTAGTCCAAATTTTTCGGCGCAGATGGGGCCGTAACCAACTTCTAGAGAACGCTCATCAGTGAGAGGCAATGAGCAAAAACAGCAGTTCTTGTGCAACTTACCAAAACTCGCTACATAAGAAACTGGATTCTTTGCAAATGAGCGCAAATCATCTTCCAATCCTGGCAAAATGTTTGATTGATTTAGGGTCAAATTTCCATCAGTTTCAATCCTGGCGTACCATCCTTGCTTATTGACCGGAACAACATAAACAGCACCAACGTATTTACCAGATTTACTGCGATATAATTGAATTTCAGTTAATTTAATCTTGGGATTCTTCAAGCTACCAGACGCTTTTTCAAACAACTGCAAAATACTTGAAAAATCCCCTTTTACTTTCCCGCCTTATCTAATTCTTCTAAATTAAACCCTTCTTCCTCATCTTCTTCAAACGCTGGAGAATCTGCTGCTTCATCAGATTCATCAGGAAAGTCTGGGGACTCTTCACTTTGCTCTGATTCATCAGGAAATACTGGCAATTCTTTTTCATCAGACTCATCAGGAAACACTGGACTATCTAAGTCCCCCTCCTCATCTTCAGCTAATCCCAACTCTTTTAATTCACTATGCAAGCGATCGCACTCTTGTTGTAAATCTTCAATTGTTCGTTGTTGGCACTCAATTGATTGTTGTTTTTGGTTGCACTTATTTTCTAAGTCTGTGTAAGAGTTTTGAAAACTAAGCATTTCGCCCCTAACTTGCTCAAGTGCCACCGCTAATTCATCCCTCTCTGATTTCACTTTTTCGAGTTCTTCTTTGAGGGACTTTGCTTCAGCAAGACTATTTTTGTGTTCTACCTTAAGTCGCTCTATGATGTTTGTGCCAATGCTCTCGGATAATGTTTCTAACTTGGTATCTATTAATTGTGCGATCGCATCTAACAACTTGTTAGATGTAGTTGCTGTTGATTTTTCTGGTAATTTCTCTTCTTTAGAGGCAGAATTGTACTTACGACGATTTGGGGTTTGCTCCACTGGTTCGTCAGGGCTAATTTCATAAGCACCGAAATTCTGGTCTTTGCAAGCTTTCACCCATCCTCGGCATTTAGTCATTAACTGTTCTGAAAAAGTCGTGCAATAAAGCTTAGGGTTTGTTTTAGCCTGTTGGAATCCAGCAGCTAGCAACTTAGCGATGAAATCAACTGCATTTTTAGTGTCTGTTTTGCAATCTGGTGGCAGATGAATTTCAATACCCTTTTGCTTGGGATTTTCTCTAAGAATGAATGAAAACACAGAACTGTTTTTGAATTTGTCAGCAGGAATTACAGTGGCCATTTTAAATACCTCTAGTTTTTGGTTGAATTCTGGAGTGTTGAAAATTGATGTAATGGTTTGTTCGTCCTTGTAAATCACCCATTCCGAACAAACGTTATATTCAGAATCAATGCAGATATGGCTAACAATTTCGCCATCTGGATTGACTAAAGTAACTAAACCTTCTATAAGTTCGTGGGTGTAAATGGATTCACCAATCGCCTTAAGCCCGACCCAAGGGTAAATATCGAAGTAATCACCTTGTTCGTTATCCGATAAATGCCAGTTGTAGGCTCTTATTGCAGCTTCGTAAACATCATTGCCAGGGAAGGTATGCTTACGGTATCTATCTGGAGTGCGCTTGATATTGCGATCGCTCTTATCAACCGCAAACCATTCGCCCTTGTTCTTGGTTTCCCAGACGGTAATGAACCCATCGGGGATGTAAAATTTGCACGACGAGTCATCAAGCTTTTTAAGCGTCCATAGATGCTGTTGTTCCATAAATAACGAGTTGAGTAACGTTTTGAACTCTCCCAAAACATCCTGATTTGGACGCGCCTTAAGAGCGACTGTTGTTGTCGGGTTCCCGTTCTTGCCCCGCAAGTTACTGCACACAGGTTCGCCAATTAAGTACTTGGGATTTTCCAAATACCAATTACTCAAATAAGCTGGTCTGCCGTCGTAACCAACAATGCCAGGGAAGGCAGAAGTACGAAGGCAGAAGGCAGAAGGATGAGTTTCTTCCCTTCTGCCTTCTGCCCTCTGCCCTCTGCCTTCTTGAACCCGTCGCCGCAACAGAATTAAGTCGGTGGTGACTTCGGTTTCCCCAACGTGCGAACCACTGGGCAGTCGCACCGCTCCCAAGAATTCGCATTTACCATGCACCCATTCCCGAAACCTTATGTAATCAGGGGTGCGAGAATCTAGGGTGTTGGTGCTGGTAAGCAATGCTAGCAATCCCCCAGGTAGAAGATGTGCGATCGCAGTGACAAAGAATTGAGCGTGAAGCCCAATTCTCAAGCACTTCCCGTCCAGCTTCATCGACTGAACGCCATTAGTAAAAGGGACGTTGCCGATTACCAGATTGAATTTTTCAGGGTAAGACCATCTCAAAAAGTCCTTATGGTAAATCTGTGCTGTGGGATGGGCTAACTTAGCGATCGCAGCAGATAACTCATCTTTCTCGACTCCTACGTATTTGAAGAAACTGGGCATCTCCACAGCAAACCCACCCACGCCGCATCCAGGATCTAGAACTCTATCACCTGGGGTAAGGTGTGGCGTGAGGACATCCCACAAAACCTGCCGCACTTCGGGCGAAGTGTAGTGAGCGTTTTGCAACCCGACATTTTGTAGTGATGCCCACTCCTCCATGTTGAGGAATTCAAGAAGTTGGAGTTTGCCCAACCTCAACCATTCGGGTTTGTTTTTCTCTAAGAAAACGCCGCACTCTTTCAACACCCCACCACCGGGGAACTGCATTAAAATAGCCCTCTCGGAATCCGTGAGGGCTAGGGGTTTGGATTTAATGATTTTTATTGCCGCGATCGCATTTTCAAGATGCTGTTTCTTGCTGCACATCACAATCTTTAATTACTGAAAAAGTCATGTTTGTTCTGTCAACGTCACAAACAAAGACAGGTAAAAACTGTTTTAGAATTGTAAATTCTGCATCGTTTAGAGGTCTGTGGTTTTCTACCCAGCAATTCAAACCCTCAAATTCAACCGAGCATAAAGCCTCTGACACTAAAACTGCTACTGTTGACAGTATTTCGGGATGGAATTCACTATTTTCGGATGAATTCAATACCGCTATCCCATAAGTAAAAATGTCTGGACTAGATTCATTTTCTTCGAGAAAAACACATTCAGAACCTAATGCAACTTTAACAAATAACTTCATTTTGATTCCTCCTATTTTGCAAATAAATCTAACGTACCAATGTGTAACAGTTCTAAGTCCTTGTCATCTTGGCTAAATCCTTTAAGAGGAGCGCCAATCTTTAGGCGAAAATAGTTGAACATTAATTTAACATTGTGACGCTTTGATAACATACCTCCATTCTTGTCAATAACTCTGTTAAGCCAATCAGGATTAGATTTATTCCAATCAACTTTTGATAGCTTATTCAATGCGTTTATCATTCCGTTGATATTTCCCGAAAGCCCAGCACCCTCTCTTAAATATTTGCCCAGTTCTCCTAATGCATGAATGGTCACGCCATGAGAAGCAATGGTTAATTCTCTGACTTCATCGGGAGTAGAATCTCCATCTAATACCTGTTGCCAAGGTGCGATCGCATCTATCAAACTTTCCCAAAAAGCCTGACAAAACTTGAAATCAAAATCTTCATTCTTTCCCGGTTTCATAAGCACTGTAGCATCATACAAATGCTTATAGATAAGCAATTTATCTGACTTTTTACCTAATGAACTTTTCTCTGTTTCTGCAAATTGTACAAATAGTGGAATGCTTGACAAGACGCTATTAGCAAATTCTCCTATTGGCGAATCGTTGTAGAACGTCGTCAAATTCTTGCTAACTGATTTTGCTTCTGAATTTACCTCCCTAAATATCTTCTTCCTTAATTCCAGCGATGCATTAACAATCAAGTCCACCGAAATAAATTCAGCTTTGTACTTGATTCCATCGTCACTTTGCATTATCTGACGAATCGCCCAAGTGCGATGCTGTCCGTCAATCAAACGGAACAATACAGTTAACGGCACTTCTAAAATGCCGTTGAATGCATCTTTTTTAAAAGGCGTAAATATGGCATTTTTATCTATCTCTATAGATGCCACCATTGGGGGAAAGTAATAGTTTGGGTTACTAAGAATATAGTTTTTGATTTTCTTAGCATGGGAGGGATTAAGAGCGCGGTTCGCTCTTTGGCTTGCTGGCAAGTTCGGGTCTTCGTACATGAAAAACTGAGCGACAAACTGCCAAGGTACAGACGCCTGATAAATTACAAGTCCGTCGCTACGCACTCGGCGTAAAACCGAAAGCGTGAGGTTTGATTCCATCATTAACTCCTTTGCTTTTTGAGTAGCTGTAACAACTCCTGTTGATTTGCGCTTTTTCTCCTGATGTGGCGGAATATCTAAGCCCAGTTGTTCAATCAATGCATCAATTTTTTGAGTAGTTTTATCCCATACCTCAGTGGGGGTAAGATTTTGATGCAAGTCGTCAATTCGGATATCTCGGCTTAGAGAACAAATAGCTAAAGCCTTAATCCCGACTTGTATTGGGCGCTCGTGTACGGAAACCCAAAACTCTCGATAGCTGGCTTCTTTATGGGTTGTCTTGTCTATGGGCGAAGAATTAGCAGTTATTTGGGTTGGGCGGCTAATAAGTTCCAACTTAGAAGGTGAAAAATCAACTCCCAAATCCCTGCCACGGTTGTTTTTTGGAGCTATACCAGTACGAAACATTACTCTAATTGAGTAATCTAAATTATCTGTGACGTGTCCGGTGATGCCAAAATATTTGGAATTTCGGTCGATGACTTTGACCTTATCGTACATCTGAAATATTTCAGATTTCATGGACAAAATACCCTAAAATTTCAAAAATCATCGATGTGTTTTTTGGATATTAAAGACTTCTCGTTCGGTAAATTGCAAGATAGCCATAACCATCCTTCTTTTTCTTGAGGATTTGATTTACTTTCTCCGTACCAAATCCAAAGTAGGCATTCAGTAGATGGATACTCGTTGATATAAAACCAGTGATAATTTTTCATTTTCCTCCAATAAAAAATACCTAGCAAAACCGCTAGGTATTAAATTTGTTCAGTTGAAAAAGGCGATCGCCTTGTAGAGAATCATCAAGCGATGCTTTGCAGGAGCATCGCTTTTTAATTTACTGATTTTGCAACTTCTGAATTACGTACTTGGCCGCGAATTCGGCATTGTCATTGAGTAGTCGTTGCCAAGCTTCTTCTTCTGAGGAGCGATCGCACTTCTTTATCTGGTTTCTCATCAAACACCAACTGCAACCTATCAAAGTCTTTGTTGCGAACCAGTTTGAGTCCTAGTTCTGGGTATTCCTCTTCAGAATCAGCTTTCTCTAAGAAAGTCTCTCTTTGTTGTAACTCCTCAATCCGTTTTTTAACGCGGCGAATCTCTGCGTTGTTGTTTTGCAATCTAAAATCAGCAAACCCAACACGTTGGGCAAAGTCAGGAACCAAAATCTTACGAGCTACATTTTCCGATATCCCAAGCTTGATTATCTCCTCAACTTTTTGGCCATCAGTTAAATTTTTGCGGATAATCTTGTTAGCATCCTTCATTTGTTGTTGAAACTTTTTTAACTGTTCTAGCTTAGCTTGCAATTGTGCGATCGCGTCAGAGTCAGTGCTTCTAATAGCGGTCATAATCCGTACCTAAAACGACATCGTGACAACTTTTGGTCACAAAAAAGGACTGAGAAATAATTACTTCTCAGTCCTTTTGAATAACCATAAGTTTTAACTACAAGTCCAAATGTTTTTGGGATCAAAAACCTTGTTTGGGTGATATTCTTTAGCTAGCAATATAGCTGTTTCCTTGTTGTAGGCGGATACATACTCATGCTTGCTTCCATCTAGCGTATCCACAAGAAAAACTTTAATCTTGTTGTATCCAGTGCATCGCCAAAACAGCTGTTCTTTCACTACATATTCAATATCTTCAGCTATTTGCTCGAAGTGTTTAACAGCAGTATTTACACGTTTGTAATACTTCCTGTACAAAGGATATCCCAACATAGTTACTTCAACCGAAGTATTGTCTAGACTGACTTCGTAAAAGCCAATTGTCTTTTTGTTATCCATTTACACACGCTCCCTAAAATACTTGCCTTCTGTCGTAAATAGCAATTCAAACACCAACAAATAGATAGAAAAGTTATAGACATTGTTGTCTCTAAAGCTAGGACTAAAATCAAGTTTTTGGTATCCACGCCAATGAAGGTAATGTAGAATAGGTTTCCCCGGCAATCTCCATTCAAATGTTAGAAATCGCATGTGATGATATTGGATAGTAAACCTAATTAAATAGGATTTAAAGAATATATTCCAACACCAACTCTTACAACTTTTCTGTTTGATAACTTCCATGTTTACCTCAAAACAATTATGTGACCTGAACCAATATCAATCACTCTCCCATTAGGGCATTGAGATTGTACGTAGCTGATAAATTCTTTGCGCGTATAGTACTTTTGGAAAGTACCAATGCTGGTAATTCCAGACTCTTTTTTATCGGTACGTACTGCTACTACTAGTGCTTTCGTACATAGAGAAAATGCAAGCTGTAAAGTGCGATCGCGGTCTTTATCACACTCTATTACATTCAACACATACAACAAACTAGTTATTGGATAGCACTTATCCAATAACTCAAACTTAGGTCTGTAATACGGGTCAAAACCAATGGCGTCGTAATGTCCTGGCAATCGTTCTACATCTTCACCATGACCGCACCCAATATCAAGCCAGTTGCCAGCGGTGGGGAGTTTCCCTGATTCCAAAGCATTTCGCATTGGCAAGGATAGCTTGGGTCTTCTGATTGCTGTTTTCCAGCGTGGTGTACCCCAATTTTTTGGGTCTAAAAATTCTCGGTTGTTCATAATTTTTTAGGCATGAAAAAAGCGATCGCGTTTAAGTGCGATCGCTTGGTTGAGTTTTAGATGGTCGTGCTAGCCCAATCCTTGATAGCCTTCGTGGCGTCTTGTAGCGTCAACCGCTTGGACTATAGTCGTCCAGTTGTCGGCATCTTCTGGTGAGTCATCTTTGCGTTGATAGTATTCGTTACTCTTGTAGTTATATTCAACTTGATGCCTGTTAACGGCTACCTCTTGTCCGTTTGGCAATGAAACTTTGACTTCCATGTTGTTCTCCTTTGTTTTGATTAATTTGATTTTTATGGGGCAACCAAAAAATGACAACCCCATTCATGCGAATGACGAATAATCAAGAATTATTTTTTCCAAAATCCCTTTGAGCCATCCCCATAAACTGGCTCTTTGCCAGGAATAATCATCGCTTGAGTTCGGTTGTGCCTACAAACCAGGATTTAACTGATTAGGCATTTTCGCTACTGGGAGTAGAGGAATTTTGTCTCCAAAATGAACCATTAATTTTGCCAACAACAAATAGGTAACATCGATTAATCCTCCCTCGTGCAGAGAGAAGTATTTTTGCTCCACCATCCAATTAAAAGATCTTGAATTCTGCACCAAAGAACCATCTTGATCGAGATCTAATGTCGAGTAAGCAGGTAACCCCTGTTGGTAATTTGCCGCGATCGCATAGATCGTCTGGAAAGTCAGCACTTCTTTTTCGTAAGCATGTGTTGTACCCCGGAACAATCCTAGATAGGTACTTTTATCTTGTTCTGCCAGCCAACAAATAAATTTGTAGGCTGAATTTTCACCAGCTTGAATGAGAAAAACTTCTGGCTGTTGGTTTGAGTTAGACACGATTGCCCTCGCGATAATTTTTGTCAATACCTAAATAATCCATCAACTGGCGATCGCTAATTAAAGTTCACCCCATTTCATGCGAATGACGAATAATCGAGAATTATTTTTTCCAAAATCCCTTTGAGCCATCCCCATAATTGGCTTAGTTTAGTTGCGCGACCAACTAAGATAGAAATCCCCGTAAACTGGCTCTTTGCCAGGAATCCAGTAGCGCCCATTGGCTTCTCCTGGGGTAACAACGATGCGCTCCATATTGAGGAACACAGCAAATACTACCCGCTTACGGTCATCGTAGGAAAGTTGTTTCTTCTTGTATGACGACAAGTCTCTCCCTAAAATTTCGTTGGGGAGAAGCACTTCCCCCCACTTGTAGGAATGGGGGGAAGGGGTTTTAAACTCGCCTATTCTCCCAAACTTATTGGGTAGGCACAAAAGCAATCGCTTGACGACTTCAAACAAATCATCAAAATTGGTAAAAGTTAATTCTTTATCAAAGATTGCCTTAACAACAATCTCTGCCTCTTGTCTCAGGGGTTGTGTTTGGGGTAGGCGACGACACTGGAATTTTTCCAGATAACTCTTGACTCCCTGATAAGACATTGTTTTTACTTCATCAACGGTCAGAGGTTGATGAAAATATCTGACCTCATAATTGAGGTACTCATCACATGCAGTAAACTCCTGCCCAATATATGTGATTCGGGCAAAGAACCCAGCCGATTCTTGATGCTGGGTTATTTTTACTACCTGCCCTTTGCAGGTGTAATCGATTGTAAATCTATTAAAGCAATCCGGATCATCTGATTGCTTGATTGTAATATCACTTTTTTCTACTACCAAGGCAGATTTTTCTATTGGCGCTTCCATCAACTTTTTGAGCGCCTCTTGTGGGGTAATTTCAATTTTTTTGATAGGTTCTAACATGATGTCTTTTCCTCTGCTTGTACTTGGTGTGGCAACAGATCCAACTGTGCTACCACGTCTCTGTAATCTTGAGCGATCAATCAACAACGATCGCACAAATTAACTTCGTTCTTTCTTGTACTTGAGAAGTGCGATCGCTTCTCGAAGGACAGCCGCTTGATTGGGCTGTGCTTCAAGCCATTCCCATAGTTCCGCTTCCATTGCCCAAGCTTTACGCCCTTTGACAATAGGAAGCGAACTTACTGGGGAATAACCCTTTGGGCGACCACGCCCACGGTTTTTGGTCATACGCTTAGTAATATCCGTTAGAGGCAATAAATTCGTTATATGCAGAGATAAAAACAAGTTCTCCGCAAAGCGATCGCACTTAATTCGATGAAGCAGCATCATGCTTGGCGATCGCGCTATTTCAACCCAAACCTAAACTAATTGCAATGCCTTCAATAATTCCTGACGCTTGTTCCATCAACAAAAAATTACGGGTGAATCCAGCACACCCTCCCCAGTTCACAACTTCATCAGAAATACTTGCATTGATTTGCCACCAATCATCTTTCTGCAAAAGCTCTATGCTTATGCCATTATCGTTTAGGCGCTGAATATGTGTTTTTGTCTGTAATGAAATAGATTCCGTTTTCATTTTTTCTCCTTATGATTTATTTGGTTCATGATTTAAGGGTATACCTTTTATTTAAGAATGTCAATACATTATTTTCCCTCCAAGTAACCCAAGTAATTGCTTGTAGCTGGTTGGGCAACAGATCCAACTGTGCTGCCACATCTCTGTAATCCTGTGCGATCGCATCGTATTTTTCGGGCGATCGCATGAAATTTAGCAGTTGCCTTTCCCCTAACTTTTCACCCGCCCAAACACTAAGGGCATGGCGATCTATGCAAACATCGTGACTGTTTGTAGGGTCGTGCAACAGGCTAAAAAATGCCCGTACTTTGTTGCCTTTTAGGGCTTCTAGTGATGGTTCCCCTGCCAAGATCCGCCAAGACTTAATCATGTTTGCCCTGCCATAAGACCCAATAAACGGGGCATCTGTGGCAGTGCAACCCATCTTGAAATAATTGAGGCATTTCTCGGCTTCATAGATGTTCTTCTCCCAGCTACAACCGGGAGACAATGCAGCTATGACGCCACATACCCTTTCTGTAGCAATACCGTAGATATCGCCTAAATCATCGGCAATTGCATGGGCATCTACATACCAATTTTTCCCCTTTCGCATCTGGATAGGGGAAGCGGTATAATACACCGCTAGAATATTCCTTTTTCCTATTTCCATTGATTTAATAAGGATACTGAAAACTACTTTCTTCGGACTCAATCGTGCGATATCGGTCATTCACCACATCGACTTTTACCCGCCAATGTGGGCAATAACCAGGAACATAGTATGTGAAGATGACTTTCCCCATCCCAGAAAAATTGGGAGTATTGACAACAACTAAGTCACCTGATTGAGATTTGGATTTTGTTGGCGCGTCTCTGTTTATCTGCAATTGCCGCTGATGCGCTTGTTCTAGTTCTTCCGTCACATCTATGAATTGAAACATTTTGGTTAACTACGCGGGAATTCAGTTACCGCGTTGATGACCAAAATCCCCAGGAAAACTGGGGAAATAACAACTATTCCATTGATGCAATTAAGGCGATCGCTGAAAATATCTTTACAATTGTTCTGTGGTGAACGTTGGGTTGAATGTGCCCATCTGCTAAATTCAGTCTTTGCATTTCATCAGGCATCAATACCTGAGATAATAATTTAGGTAAATCCAAAGCAAAACCATTTTTATAAAAATGCACTTCTAATTCCCCATATTGTTGGGGAGAAATAAGCTTATAATTTGGTAGACTTTGGCGATCGCATCCAGCGTACATACAAGCCGAATAGCCACCAGATAGCTTGATTTCAATGCCAAAGCATTTACCCATATCTGCCCACTTCATAGGAAAATCATGAATAGATTTTTGAGTTTTAGTAGTCATATTTCTTCTAACGTTTGACGTTTTCAATCTTGATATTTGCAATCAGCGATCGCATTTTTGAAGCCTGTTTCTTGTCCTTGCGATGTTGACGGCGATTAGCCATCGGATCGTTTGTTTGGGGGCATCTGTATGTGTAACTACCCCCATAGTTAGCTGTGCCCTTAGAGGCACTTTGTAGGGGACGTTTACGCGCAATAGTGCCGTCTACATCAATCCCAGCAGCCCCAGCAAAGGGACGCATTTGGTTGATTTCATTCTGAGTGAGTACGATTCCCTCACACGGGAACCACTCACCCTGGATTTTCTCCAAGATCGGAACCTCTAAGCCAGTCTTGCAGTCCCTACGAAATACCTGATTAGGCAGGTACTTGTAAAACACTACCCTGTACTGGGTAAAGTTTGATGATTCCTTGGAGTATTGCCCATTAGCAACACTTTTTGAGGTTTTAACACCTGTAAAGTGCTGCTTTTTGGGCGCAATTGCCTGCCTAGCATCCATCGACATATCTGCATTCATACCGGGTGTATGACGCACGGTTACGCGCTGCTGAATTCTAGCGTCAGCAGACTTTAGACAAGTAATATTTTTCATAGTTGCATTTAGGTAACTGGGGTGACTCGCACACCCCAGAGGTACATAACTAAACTGTAGCAGGTGTTAAGATTTTGGCGATCGCCAGGATCTTCCCAGCTTTGGAACCCCCAACGTTGTAATGTTTGGCTAAAGCATTGACTTGGTTAGTGTCTAGTTTTTTCAGATGCCCTACTTTATCAATAGATGCTTCTAGTTCATCAACTAAGACCTTAGTCAAAGTAACATCCGGCTTAGGGGTAACAGGCGCTTTTTTCTCTACCTTAGTAAACCGTTTCTGCACGATCTCGAAAGCCATATCGAAGTCTAGATAACCTTCGTTAACGCCTTTGGCTTCTAACTTCTCATTGTGCTTAGTGAGTAATTCTGTAGCCTGTTTCTCTAAGAAATACTCGCGTGTTGGATGATGCGAGAACTGTACTGTTTTGTCAGTAGTTTCAAGGTGCTTGTGACGATGACGCACCTTATCAAGCATCTTATCGACTGCGGACATTACCTTAGCCGATAATGCCGTCAACTCTCTGATAGGATTATCGTTGAGTTTTTTCTCAATTCTTGCGATCGCACCTGTTAACTTTTCTATCTCAGCTTTTTTAAGTTCCGATGCTTCACCCTCTAAAGATTTTAGAACATCCTTAGCAGCATTCCTAGTTTTTTCTAGGGTATCGCGCTCGGTCAGCAAAGCATCGTACTCATTCCAAGCGTCGTAGTCCACAACAATTTCATCGTCTACCACCACTAAACGCCCAAGTCTCACACGTTGCGACATCGGACGGTTAGCTAAGCGTAGTTCCTGATAGAACACGCCCTTACCATTAACGGTAATAACAGTGTTTGCCTTATCGTCAGCTTTGGTAATTAAAAGACTAGACATAGTGTAAAATTAGTTTGGTGATGTTAACTCGTAGCAATCAAAGCTACAGACTAAAAGTAACTTCCAGTGTGTAACTTTTTGCCACTAAAATAGGGCGTTAATCCGCTAAATTAACGCCCTTAAAAACAGGCAAACTATTAAAAAACGGTTACTCAAAACTACTCAACCCTACCTACCTTACAACCCTACAAAGTTTTATAAACCTTGTCGTTCAGTAGTCTCAAGTACAACGCCTAAATACTTATAGCATATAGCTATGGCTTAGTTATGCCCCGTAAAGCATAGGTCAGATGACCACCCCTACTTTTACCCGTCATCAGCCAGCACGAACTGTCACAGCCAATTATTACTAATCAGCGATCGCATTGACTAACCACGCAGTATGTAGTGTAGTGAGATAGGCTGTATCCACCTTATGGTGTGGTGTGGTTGTATTAACGATTGCCACATTTACCAAGGAATGAAACTCTCTTGGCTACTGCAAACGATACGACTAAAACAAGTGCCTATGAGCGTACTTTTGTAAGCACAAGCATCATTTAATTTTTACTTTTTTATTCACCTCAAATTTATTTATTTCACATTACTAACTTAGCAGCTTTATCTAAGAATCAAGCATAAGTTTACATAAGTTTACAATTAAAATTCATCTATATATAAAAGCCCCCGGTGGCTACTACGGAGGCTTTTATCAAGTATTTTTTATTACAGCCTAATTTTAACTGCTTTAGATCCGCGCCCACGCCAAGATCCAGAAAATTTGAGGTTTTATCGGATCGGCGGATCGGATCGCGGATCAAGTTTTACTAGGCTTGCGTCCAGATAATTTTGGTAAAATTATGCCGTTAATTCTCGCGCATTTACTTACGGCATCAGGTTTGATTTCCTTACCAGTTTCTTCAGAAAGAATTTTAGCTAGTTCGGGGTAAGACCAGTCTCGCTTTTGAGCTTCAGCTTCTTTGATTAATTCTTTAACGCGCTCAGGATCTATCGTCCTTGGCGCTCCCATCTTCAACACTGCCATACCATTACCAATCTCTAACAGACTTATCTTAGCAAAATCAATACTAAGTCTACATACTCTTTCTCAACTTTAACTCTGATATACAAGGAGTCTGCTATTTCCATGTTTTACATTCAAAAAAAATCAAGACAAAGTGATTCAACTCCAAGAATTCAATTTGTGCCGGAGTAACTTTCACCAAAATCCCCTGTGGTTTTGGTTGATTGTGCCTTTTACGAACTTTGAAAAATGTTCCAGAGCAACTTGAGACAAAACTAGAGGAATCATTTTCTAGGTAATTAGCTTGCACTAAAGCATCTAAAACTGAACCTTGCAGATTATCGGCATCACTGCTGAAAAAGTTGATGAATTGGCACTCAACACGACAAGGTATCGGTGCTGGGGGATAATTTTGCATTTGAAGCGCGATCGCACTTATGGCGTTTTCTTTCCAATCTCCATATTTTTGGGCAGTATAAATCATTCCCGTCCGCCAGTTAGTCCGCGGACGGGCCTTACCAACACCCCTTCCCGATAACCAAAATAGTGCTTCAGTTTGAAATTCAGTAGCTAACATTTTTAGTCTCTAATTATACAGAATCAAGAAGTTTATTCAAATTATAAACAGAATTCTCCGTCCCATTGCTTTGATTATTATGTCGTTTATCATCTCCAGATTCTAAGTCTGCATAGGATTTTTCGACTTCTAACTCTGGCTCAGAAATTAGTTCAACAGGCAATATGTTGCGCTCGCTACTATGCATAAAAGTATTGTTGATTCCGTTTTGTTTGAGTTGATTATTTTGTCGTGGTTTTGGTATCGGTATCGTGCTGAGAAACACCACAATTGCTAGCGCAAGTAATATAGGATGCGATTTCACTAACTCAAACAACCACTGTAATTTTATTTTAGGTAATTGAGGCAGTGAAAGTGGAGGAACTTGAAATTTGGGAATTCGTAACCAAGAAGTAGCTGTTTTATATCCCGGTTGCCATTCTTTTTCAAGATTGACAAACACAACCTTTACACGGGGATCTTGTTGAACCATCGAAGCGGTAGTGAAGGCTGATTTTTGCTCCCTAGCTTCGGAAGTCAAAAACCCCATTACTACCAACTTACGTTTGTTTCCTAAGCCATAAAGATTCAATTGTCCGACAGCTTGATAAATTGTGTTGCGGTCGAGATATTTTTTGACCTCGATAATCGCCCCATCCATCCAATCACTAACGATATCGGCCCGACCACCGTTTGCGCCTGCTTCTAGCTTGACTCCGTAACCTTGTTCTTGGAGGCGCTCAGCTAAATACTTTTGTAAGTGCTTTTCTTGCCAGCGTTCAGGGAACCCGGCAAGTTCTACAAATTGTGATGGGTGCATAAGTTTAATTCGTAATTCGTAATTCGTAATTCGTAATTATTTTTCTTTTAGTTTTTTGGTGGAAGAGACTAGGATTTTGCCGATTTCGTTGGCTTCTTGTAGAAGCAACTCGAATTTTTGTTTTTCTACTAGTCCCGATTCAATTAAGATTTCTAGCCAGTATTGGGTTTCTCTGGCTTCCTTAAGTGCAATTTCTAGTTTGTTGATAAAATCTTTATCAGACTGCGCTGATTGTGCTTCTCTGACGTTTGCCCCAATTGAAGTACCAGAACGCAATAGTTGTCTTGATAACGTTCTTGTAACCCCAGACTTTTCATCAAGAAAGCTGCAAGCTTTCACAATCCTAATCGCAAACGCCTTCGTTCTATCTGTAATACTAATTTGATTGCTTGTCATAAATTACGAATTACGAATTACGAATTACGAATTATCCCGGTATTTTGTCAAATCTATAAGCCTGAAATCTGCTATTGATTGTTCCAGCTTGAATAATTCCATCACCTCGTCCCTGGAGCGAGGTTACAACTTCGCCGTGCCTGTGAAGCACCATTCGCCCATCAATCGCTTCGATACAGCGAAAGGCTATTCGTGCTGGTAGATTTGCTCTGAGGTCTGGCGGTAATCCTTGGGGGTCTTCTTTAGAGCGTTTAGAGCCGTGTTGCAACCCAATTACTATATGAATCCTTAATCCCCGCCCTCTGCGTGCGACTTCACAAAGTTGATCGTCGTAAAGTTTACGAAGTTTATCGTCGAAAGGCACAGTTCCTTTATATTCGTCAACTAACAAAATCCAAGGTTGCTGTGCAGCTAATTCAGACTTATTCATTGAGTTGCGGCGATCGCACTCCTGGTAATATTCGCCAACATATTCAAAAGTTTTGCCCATATCATTGGCGGTAATTGTAGGGAAGCGCTCGGCAAAATCTTCATAATCACTAACTTTACCACCACAGATATCTACTCTTCCTCCCTGAGCCAAAAGGCAATAAGCAGCAGAGCGTAGAAAATTAGATTTACCAGAACCAGTTGTGCCGACTACCAACACCTGGGGAGTATCTTCGTTGCCCAAATCGATAACCACTTCCCCATCAAGGGACTGTCCCAAAACTATTAATCTTCCCCCTTGCTGCCACTCACGAATTGGGAAGTCATAAAATGTGCGTTCGGTTGCTCCTAATCCCACCTCCACTGCTACTTGTTCGCTACCAAAAACGTACATGGGAAATTCTTCATCCTTTCCCAGGGAAACTTTTGCAGCTTTTTTCCACTTCGGCAGTAAGTGGTAATCCACCGTCCGCAGACTAAAAATTAAACGCTGGTAACTCGGTGCTTTATCAATCTTCAAACATTCGGTTTTCAATCCCACAACCGCAGCTGCTTTTTGTAGTTGAATCGTTGTATCTGATTGTTGTTGAATTTGTAGCGCTGCTGCTTGCGATATCGCGGTAGTTTGGGGAACTGATTGAGCGATGAATTGTTGCTCTTGTAATTCCGTTTGTCGATTTTGAGCAATCAATTTTGCTTGCTCCATTTGCATTTGAGCATCGGAAACCGCAGTCAAAACATCTCCAATAGACGCACCATTTTGAACCATTCCCAGCGCCATCTGCACCACCGGGCCGTTCTTCCCAGTTAGTTGTAGCAGCTGTGTAAATATTGGTGCTGTTTGTTCTAACAATACCAACTGTCTTTCAATAGATTTATCTGCCTGTTCGTTGGCAAGTTTTGACTCGGCGGCGGATTGCAAATACTGTAATTGCTCTTCTACTTGGGTATCTTTCAGTACTCGTAAAGTATCTTCTGTGCGCTCGATGTCTTCGTACTTTTTACCCATTCCTTGGAGCATACAAATGGCATTAACTCCAAATGCGATCGCGGCGACATTCCTCGGATAAAATAACCAAGGCTCATTTTTATTAGCAGATAACACAAACACCACCGCGAGCGCACCTTGCCCTATAATTCCTAACCAACGAAAAAACATTTCGACCACCCAAAGACTAATCCAACCGCCACAGCTTGGAATGTAAGCGAATTATTTTGATGCCCTTTTAGATAAAAAATTACTGCTGCAAGTGCGATCGCATACTGTGAGTGAGAGAGTACCGCAATCAATTGTGCGAATGCACTTGCAACAACAAATCCAAACACAGACTGCAAAATCTTGCAAATTTCAGAGCCACTCATGAATATCCTTGTTGCATTGCTAAAATAATTTGTTTGCAATACTCGTTATTTGCGTTAATGATGGTGTTTATAGCGTCGCGAACATCAGAAGATTCTGCGTATTCTGAAGATACAAATTCCAGCAACGAACTAATTACTTCATTATTAGAATCAACCAACTTTTGTCCTGCATGAATAACTTGTAAAAAAGTTGATTCAGAGTTGTTAGTCGTAACTACCGCAATCATTTAGTATCTCCTGATAACTTTCTTAGGTTGATGCTGAATCCAAAATCCGAAAACGCCACACCCGGATAACCCAATACCAAGCCAAATTAGCTTACGTGCTTCAAATTTTTGTACGCCAAAACAACCAATTCCAAAGCAGACAATCAAAAATGCTGTAACTGCAATTTTTTTCATTACGATGCTTTTATCCTTTGTGTAACTCCAAATGAAGCGCCTGAATATCTTGCTTCTCTAAGTTGACGGAACTTATCAACTAAAGAAGTTGTTTGCTCCTCGTAAGGTGTTGGCTCTTTTTTAGTCGTTTCAGTTGTTAATCGCTCTTGCTTTTTAGCTTTATTTTCTGTGTATTGAGAAGCAATGCGATTAAGACTAAGCTCTAAATCGTATTGTTTGCTGGCGATCGCACTTCTAGAATCGCCAACAATTTTTCTGTATTCAGCTTCTAAACCCGCAAGACTTGTTTTCAAGTCTTTCTCCAACTGAGCAATAGTTACTCTAGATTGAGCAACATTTTCACTCACAGTAGATTGAGTTTCTCTGACTTTAACCAGAGCTTTTAAATATCTAGAAATTGCTGTCGAATATTCACCCCAGTTTTTTGATTGAAGTTCAGCACCTTTAGCTTTTTCAATAGCAGAAGCTACATCTTCATCGCTCAAGTCGCCAAAAACTTTAAACCCAGCAGGCAGCATATCAGCAATACGCTGAGCGTTTTCCCAAACCTCCAATTCCAAACCAAAATGGGAATCGGGAAAGACGATCGCATTGGTAATACTGCCATTTAAGTCAGAAAGGTCTAAATCATTCGACTTTTGTTTTGCCATTGTTAATAACCTCTACTTCTTGGCTTAAAAACAAATTCCATCTCGCCCTTACCAACCCACCAATAGCATCATCAGCGTTGATGCCGTAACAGTAGTAAACACCATCCGGATATATTACTTTAGCGAGATAAAGCTCCTTACGCACTGGCTCGACGGTTATTTTCATCTGACATTAATTAGCGAATCACAAGGCTTATACTCTACAAAAACATCATCTTCAAAAGCTTGCCATTTTCCATCAAGGGAACGGAAGTAACGAACATTGTCTTCAAGTTTTATTTCCAGGTTTAAGTCTGGAAATTTCAACAAATTATCCTGCTTAATTACTCTTATTACTTCAACGTCCCTATCAATTTGCATTCCTAAAGTTAAAGGAGTGCCTTTTTTCTTGTACTGCTGCCAGTAGTAGGAAAACTGATTTTTATCTAAGAAATTGACATTGCATACAGGACTACCAGATTCAAACAACAATGCAAATATTCCTAAATCTGGATGATGAATTTTACCTATACCTAAGTTCGCTTCGTAGTTCCAGTAGGCTCTGTGGAAGTCTGCGGTTTGCAAAATATTTGCTCCAATTTTTTGACGACAATTTTGGCAATAGATTGACGAAATAATGACCAAGCGTGGTTTTGTTGGATTTTTAGTTGGGCGGCAGCAATTTCAGCATCGCTGGGTAGAATGCTGCCACAGGTTTCCAAATTTTGAATGGCTTGGCGGAATGTCACCACCTCAGCATTAGCTGGGATATTGGGGGCAACAGCACTAGATAATCTCTGCAATGCTCCTTTTACTGTTGCGGATTCATTTTTGACGCGCTCTAATTCTTGTTGCATCAGTTGGATGGTTGTGGCATTGCTTTGAGCGATAGTACGCTCAAAATCAATTAAGTAATTTTCGAGCTGCTGATTTACTAAACCCTGGACTATTTGGGAAATTTGGTGGATTGCCTTACCTTCTGATAATGCTTGAATTGAGGCTTGAATTTCAGGCGATAGGTTTGGCGTTGCATCGGAGTCCTGCATCGGTTTCTTCCCAGGTAATTTCGATTTTCAATCTAGAAGCAAATGCTTCTACAGTTTTTCTCATATCCTCTTCGGATAAAAGTTCACAAGCATCGATAAGTTTTGGCAGATCTACATCAATAAATTGCTGTTGCTGTTGCAGTTTGAATTTCTTCATTTTTTCGGCGAACTCTGCCCTAGCTTGCTGCATCCCAGAAAGCCTTGCCTTTTCAGTTGCCGCCAATCGACCCAGTTCAACGGTTTTAGCCAACTTTTCCTCGTCCGATGCTAGAGCATCAATCTCCCGCTTGGACTGTATCAAACGCCCAATCATAGCAGCGCATAAATCTGCATCAAACGAGATTTCCAACTCTTGGATTAATAAAGCCTGGGCCTGCGGTATTTCTGTTGGAATTGTGCTGCTGATTTCGTTTTTTGGTCGTCGGGCCAAAATACTTTTAGATTTCGACTCAATTTCTGTATGTTCCGGAGCCACCGTCAACTGATTACTACGAGCCATTAAGCAATTCTCCTTTTATCACTTGCAATTTTTCTCCAATTACTCAATTCCGCAACTGAATAATGCTTTTTCTGGCTATATTCACCCCATCTGTACAGGGTGAATAGTGAAACCTTAAACCCACAAGCAGCAAGGTATTTGGGTAAATCTTTTCCCTTGCACCCCTTCATGTGCCACTCGTGAAACTGCTTACCACTGGATGCTGTTTCTAGCGTCATCGCTTCACGGGTGCGATCGCGCATCATCAACAATAAGCGATTCACCGAAGGAAGACTACCTTTGTAGTTGTCACGCCGCCAGCAAGCAATGAATACTAATAGTGTTGCTGTACCCTCATCAACTTGTTTGATTCTTAGAGAAAGTCCGAGGTGCTTCTTCCAATTAACCCAGCACTTCCTAGAAATCTCCCTCCCCATAATTTCGTCACAGCAAACTTTAACCTTGGCGATCGCTACTAATTTCTCTTGAGGTTGAGTTTTTGGAGTTTCCCCGTTGGCGATCGCTTCAAATACTTCCTCAATTTTGTATTCATTACTTAGCCAGTATTGTCTGAGGGTTTTGTAGGTCAGCTTGCGCCTGGGGAACTGCCGCCTAAACCACGCTAAGCACAAGAATAATTGTGTTTGCTCGTCAGTATATTTGCGAGTTTTTAGTCTTTTACCTTGGGCATAACAAGCTCCTACAAGTTCTTGCCAATGATGCCAGGTTCTATAGGGGATTTTTCTGCGAAGAATTATCTCGCATTGTTTGATTAAGTTCGGATGCTGGGCCATCCAATCTTCGATGATTGTCATTTTTCACGATTAACCAAGTTGCAAGAATACAAAACGTGATTACCCCAACCACCACACAAAATTCTAAAATTCCCGACTCATTATGCTCAATTTTGATGCTAGTTTCCACCCTACCATCTGCATGGATAACTGATTTCTCCTCCTTTTTGTACACATCTAATTCCTGCTTTATGTGTATTAATTTGTATCTGCTTACTCAGCACCCCAAAAACACAACACCTTCAAAAGCGCGATTTAGCAGAGGTAATTTTTTGCTTAACTTTAGGTAACTTGATTCAAAACAAGACAAATCAAGAGTTTTGTGAAAAGTTGGCTTTTCATCAGTCCCTCTCTATGGTTTTTTGAGCCTCTGCACTTTGGCAATTGTGCCAATTTATTGAAGTTTGTGAATTCTGCAAAAACCCCCGCAAACCTTATCCTCAAAGCATCATCACCAGAATTGACGATTAAATCTGCAATACAAAATTTAGTCTTGGTCAAGAGTCAAGTGTACGGTGACTCTATGTCTATTTTTGTACTGGTTTTGTAGGTGATGTAACTTTTGCTCAATACTGCTTTGGTGTTTTTGGAACAACTTTTCAAGTTCCTCTTTCGAGGTGTTGTTGAATTGTTCCCGGCTGTGGATTCCTGGTTTAATTCCAAGGAAAGTTCTGATTTCGAGAACTCTTCGGACTTCGCCCCAGGATAAATGGTTATTCCCAAATAATCCCAAAGCCTTTAGGTCTTCATTTATTGTGTCCCGACTTTGGATGTCTAAAAGCTCGCGGCATTCTTTGATTGTTGGCATGACTATTGGGCGGTTTTTCTAAGTTCCTCTTTTACCTCTTGCCACGACCGATTTGTTGAAAGTTGCTGAGCATTTTCAATTAATTTTTTATAGTTGGCGCTCGTACCGTCGCCGCGTGCTGAATTGATTGCGAATATTTCAGCTTGTTGAGTATCGCTAAGTTTGTTCATATTTGTTCGTCGAAGGCTTGAACACTTTCATACTAAAAAACCCATCAAAGATGGGCAAGTTCAAAATGGTAGTAACAATGGTGTTTCAGTCTTTGATGCCTGAATTATGCGCTTCAAAAAATAAAACAGAAGTATGGTATTCTCGTTCTTCTTTGTCTTGAATAACCACTTCTGCGTTATCAAGATAAGCATTACGCATTGCCCACCCACCTTTTCTGATATACTGATTAGCTATTTTGAGCTTTATTTCAAATGGATATCGGATTCTACTGCCATCAACTGTATCGACTAAAGCTACGATCTCGTCGCCATCAGTAAGTTGTTTGCACAACTGAATTACGTAAGATTTCATGCCGATATCAATTGCTCCGAACTCAATTGCTGGTCAATTTTATTTGCCAAGATGAATGCCATTTTGGGAGGGTTGCGATAATTGCTAGCAGTTTTACTAAATGCCCATCGGCGTACTTCCGCTTCAGTCAGTCCAAATTCTCCGGCCAACTGATGGTAAGACCAATGGTGCTTTCTCATTAAGTCGATTGGGTGCATACTTGAATTGCTCTCCTGTGAGTTGTAAATAGCGAACAGGCGGGAAGTCCTGGAAGATGTCTCGCACACATCTCCAGGGCGCTTTTTGAGTATCTTACCACGGTTTAAAATTTTTAGATAAATTTGCCATCACATAAGGTAAACTAGTGGCAAGAATAGACCTTAGAAAATGGCATATCAATTCTCACTTACCTATTACTACATCACTCAAGAACATGACGATTACCTTACTTCATTCAGCGAAGCATCGGGGGATAGTCGGCAAACACTAGTTATGCAGTACGTTCGCGGATGGTTGGGACGCAACCGCAAATATTACGAACAGCTAGCAAAGATTGATGTAGCTAAAAGGGAAATGGATATTGATGAGTGGGTGAATGTAGTTATAAATGATGGTTTTGCTGGAATGCCTGACTATAGATATCCAATAGCGGATGGCGATATACCCCCCAATCCCCTTGGGCATATTGTCTTACCTGGAAATATGGAAAGGCGAGATATCAACTACATTCATTTGACCAAGCAAAACTACATTTTGCTAAGAACGGGCATTCATTTTGATGGTGGGCGAATTGCTCACTTCATGTCAAAAGTTGTCCACGAACACTTATTTAGGAACTGGCAGGTACTTTACCTGCCACAAATTCAAGCCGAAACTTCAAATGATTGGTTAAAGGAGTAAGACAATGGTAGCAACCCCAGCTAATAGCGAATTGACTTTAGAAAAAGTCACTGCCGCGATCGCACTTATCTTAGAAGAACTTGGCGAACCACAAAATGAAGCACAGCGCCAAGGCTTATCGGCTTATAAGTCTGGTAATCAGACATTTGTGAAGAGGTTATCGCTAGTAAACCCAACCGACTATTTCCTTAAATCGTTGGGGTATTTGGGAGGAGCATTAAAGCTGACACCCAACACAGACACGATTCTTGCAGAGTCTCTGCGCGCAGCTGTCGATCATCGCAGAGAAGCAAAGTTGCAGGAGTTGGGCTTCAAAATTGGTGAAATTCTAGATTGAGAATTTTCTTAGTGAATGAGCGAGATCGCGCTCATTCACATTAAAAAACCCAGCTTTAATGCTGGGATCGCAGTTGAGTTTTACATACCTAAATTGATGATTAACCATTTTTACGATCCTTTAGCCCATTCGCCCCAAGAAAACCAACAGTATTTGATTGAGTTGGTCAAAGAAATGCGATCGCTTTTGGTGGAGATGCAGCACGGTGAAGAAGATTATTTGCGTTCCTCGAAAGATACTAGAGCAATGCTGCTGGCTGTTATATCAGAGGCGGAAAAATGCTTAAAGCCATCCGAAGAACCTAGTCGAAAAGATGAGATTGTAGTTGATTATGGGTTTAACCCAGAGCATTTACAGCGTATTTTAGGTGAATGAGGTACATGGTAAAGGCGAACGTCCGTTCGCCTTTACAATAGTCTGTACCTTATAAACTCCGAATCTGCTGTGTATGACCGTTGAAGAACTGATTGAGAAGTTGCGATCGGTTTCCTTTAGATATGCAGGTTGCAATCCGCGCTAGCAATAACTGGCTGGAAATTGTATCGATATGTCGCGCTTTTGAGCATCCACCGTCTGAACCCCACAACGCTCAGACGTTAACTACAACTTTTGGTTTAACTCTCAACACGGACGCGCACCGACTTGGGCAGATGCGATGGCTCACTACTCAGAAAAGGTGCAGCAAAAGTGGATGACTCAATTTAGTAAGTGCGGAACAGATATCTATTCCGCACTTACTAACTGGCAATTTAAAATCCGAGCAAGAACTTAGCGATCGCCTAAATTCTTGACCTGCTAAAAGTCTGGGAATGATACCATACTCTATGAACCAATTAATAACTCAAGCCCAAGCAAGTCGCCTGTGGGCGATCGCCTATAAAGAACTCGGATTAAAAGAAAAAGAAGTAAGATTGGTTTTTGGAGAATTTGGAGTAACTTCCACAACCGATATTCCGCTAAATCAATACAACCAAGTTCTTCAAAGGCTCAAGGAATATGCCGATGTGGAATTTTAATAACAATGACCAACCTAGATTATTCAGAGCATAGATACGCCATCATCACCCCAGACGGCAAGGGCAAATACACCCTCACTTACGATTTAGACGGTAAAGAATGGCGACATCCATCTGCCTGGGAAAGTGTTGAGCCGATCGAGGAATATATCAATCGCTTTACAAAAGAAACATCCACTAGTTTCTACAAACTTATTCGAGATTCCCCCGAAGGCAGAATTTATAGAAGAAATCGGCTCCCTAGCATCTACTTGTGAGGCGTTAGCCCTTGGTTTTGTATAGGGCTAATAAATGGCATGTTCGCAGGAAAAACTAAACGTGGGGTGGGCATCTTGCCCACCCCACAATCAAATCTATCCCAACATTTAAGGCTAGACATGCTAGTGGTCTGTCCCATTAATTTTGCTGGGTTAATAAACGAACTGCAAAGGGCGCAAAGAGCGCAAAGAAAGAAAAATTAAGAATGAGTTTACCCATCAGAACTAATGGGACAGACCACTAGTACAAACGGTTGCACGAAAAACCCAGCATCAAAGCTGGGTAGGAAATTGTAATAGATTGATTAACTAATTTTTAACAAACCCACAGGCGCGATCGCACCCCCTCACTCCTTGTTCGTGACACTGGCAATACAAAGGTCAAGTAGTGCCCAAGGATTTTGATGAGTATTGGGAGAGCAATAATTTGCCTGCGATCGCGGTTCAAGCAATTATAAAATCGTTTGAACAAAAGATGAACGAACGCATTACTTACCCCCATACTCGTTTACAATGCACTTATCAAGAACTGCTATATTTACAATCAAAGCAAATCGCTTGGTTTTTAACTGGAGAAATTGAAGAATATTACTCACCTGATTTGAGGTAAATTATGTTTACAACTACTAAAACCAATAACCAACCGACAACTTTCCCGCTTGTACCTGATAGTTTAGCTTTCTCATCGCTACAAACAAAAGGGATTCATGACCATAACATAGATAAAACACTTAAATTGATTACTTTTACTTTTCATATTCAAAGCTATTCTCAAGGAGTTTATATAAATAGAAATTATTTTTCAATAAAACATTAAAAAGTTCGTGCCTTCTTCAAGGAATTCTGTTTCCTGCCCACTGAGAGCGACCAAAGGGAGTAAGGGTTTAAGTCCCCCACCAAAATCGAACGCGAGTGCGTCTCGTTGGCGCAGCCTCTCGTAGAGAAGAGAAGCCTACACTGATTGCAAACCTTCTGCCTTCTGCCCTCTGCCTTCTTGTGTAGGTCTGTTCGCGTAGCGTCTCGTAGAGAAGCCCAGACTGCATTGCATCCTTCTGCCCTCTGCCCTCTGCCTTCTTCACAGCTTTGACAACATAATGCTTACTTTAGAGACAGAGTTTGAAATTCAAAAAGTAAAAAAGATAGCTTTAGAACATGGTTTAAATTTTCACGCTCAAGGAACATTAAGTTTTAATGTTTTAGACGAATATTTAGAGTGTTTAGATGAAATCTCACCTTTATTTGCCACCGTTAAATGGGATGGCAGACGATGGATTTGTAGACGTATGGGTCTATATTACACGTCGTTTTCTGCGCTTGAAACAGTTTTTCAAAAAGCCAATAGTTTATATTTTTGGGAAGAATGATGATAGGAATTATATTAATTGATTTGCCCAGCACCATTGAAGGGGATTACTTTTTTCGTAGCGGAGAAATAGTTCAAGTTGGATATCACAGAGCAAATGGAGAACTTTGTGATGCAGAAGATGAATATCTTTGGGCAGAAAATTTCGGATGGAATCCAAAATCTAGTTTGGATTTTTTAAATGCTGATGAAGTGGCAATAGTTTTGGAAATTATCACTCAAAAAGAAGCTCACGTTTTTCTTGAGCAAGAACTTAGCAAGAAAGGCAGAGGGCAGGAGGCAGAAGGAAATTCTGATTCCTGCCCTCTGCCTTCTTCACCGATCGCCTAAATTCTTGACAATATAAGTAACATTTTTACTTTTTGCCATAAAAGTATGTCATCAGTTCTTGACATATTTTTTTAATCATTAACGCAAGAATCAATATTTCACCCCTGCATCTGGGGAGTAGTCCCCAGATGCATACCTGAAACTCCTATTATTGCGTTGCACATCAAAATAAGTATCATTACGGTGCTAATTTAGCCTTTTTGTATCGATGTTCTATATACCACTCGGATAGTAGTGGGGTGTAGATTTTCATAATTTCCAAGACCATGTCTGCCATAATTCTGATTTCATCTTGGGCATTAGCTTTAGTTCTCAAATCCATCCAGTGCCACAAAGCTTCAATTGTGGATGACATTGAAAAGTCTTGCCTGAAGCATTGGGGTAGTGAGTACCTAGCATTTTCGTAGGGTTGCCCAAGCGATGTCCTTTTTTTAAAAACAACGCACCGATTATAGTATTCTGCTATATCAAACTCCCGCATAGTTTGGGTATATTCAAATGAATTGCCCTCGCGATCGCGCTGCCTACCCACTGGCGGAACATAAAAAACCTCTTCTACACTCAATTCCCCACTAGCCACCTTAATAAATCTTTCCCCGGTGTACCTACCAGACTGGACTAAATAAGTGGTGTTCTGTTTTACAGCAAGTTCCAATGCAATCAAGTCTTCATCTAGGAGGGTGCAGCTGTCTTTGTGCCTGACAATTTGCATTACCGTATTGTGATCAAATCCTTTAAAATGAAGCACCACAAACCCGAAATTGAGAACCGAATAATGTCCCCTATCCCCAGCGAGTTGATGCTTGATAATTGCCGACTCCGATCTAGCATTGCTGGGCGGGACATCTTCCATTGTCCAGTGGTCAGATACACACTGGTGCTGCGATCGCCAAATTCCTTTCCCTGGTCTAGGGGATGAAGCATCGGTATCCAGTGCCACAGCAAAACCGTATTTTTCACAGATACAAGTGAGGTTTTTTAATTTGTAAATCATCTACGCCATCCAAAAACAAAACACCATGTTAATTCGTAATTCGTAATTCATAATTCGTAATTCGTAATTAAAATATTCAAAGAGTTTCTTTACTACCATGATTAATATCGACTTTACAACTGAGGAACTACAAGCACTTTCAAAAGCCATTGACTTTGTTACTAACAACCCGACTCGTGGTGTTAATGAAGCGACAAGTAGTGCGATTATTAAGATACAATCGCTTTCTACTAATATAGAATTCACACCCCAAGAAATTCAAGGGTTTGTTTCTGCCATAGGCTTTTTGAAAACTAATCCCAAATCCTGCTGGAACGTGCATACTGAAAGTGCCTACAACAAACTTAAAATTGCACTTAATACCTATAACAAATCCCAACCCCAATTACTCGAAGTTGAAATTCTCTAAGAATGGCTAAATATCAAAAGTGTCCCCGATGCTGCTTGGGTCTAATTGATCTTCCCCTTGGATGTATTGGCGAGTGTCCCCAATGCAAGGGAACCGGACAACTCCCAGAAATCAAACACTGTTGCCCGACAGGATGCGGCTACGAATTAGACCTAACATACAGTGTTATAGGCGCTCGCCCATCCATGCCTGACGATTTTTTATCCCCTAAATGAATCTTCCACAATACAACTGGTGGGGGTTCGGCAAAAATGAACCTCCAGAGCATCTCAAAACCAAAAAGCAACTAGCTGGACTCAAACTCTCGCCAAAGCAACCAGTTGCCTACATCGACACGCCCAAATACACCCTCTACCTCTACGACCCCAGCAACCCCGACTCGGTAAAACCCAAGCGCCAAGCAACTCCAAAGCAACTGGCAGCACTACAAAAATTAAGAGAAAAACAACAAAAACGAAGAGAATACAGAGATTGGTGGAGATGTGAGGGTTTTATCGAGCGAGATAGAGCAAATGTCGTACAGTGGGTGCAAAAATTTTTAGAAACTGATGATTGGGTAATTTTGGATTCTGAAACTACAGGTCTTGGCGATGCCGAAATTGTGGAAATAGCCATCATTGGTTACCAAAAAGAAACACTACTTAATACTTTTGTTAAACCATCAATCCCTATACCTAACGACGCGATCGCAGTTCACGGTATTACCGACCAAATGATTGCCAATGCTCCCACTTTTACTGATATTCATCCTCAAATTGTAGAAATTCTGGATGGGAAACGCATACTTATTTACAATGCCGAAGCAGACCGAAATTTTTTAAACTATTGCTGCAAATTATATAAACTGCCCAAAATCAAATTTAAAGACCGGACATTTTGCTTAATGACTTGGTACGCTCAATGGTGTGGCGATTATAGTAGCTATTGGGGCGACTATAGATGGCAACCATTGGGAGGAGGGCATAAAGCATTGGGTGACTGCCTAACTGCCTTTGACCGATTAATGGAGATTGCCAAAGATGACCCCAACTTTAACTTACCAGAAGAATTTAAAGATTTATGAACAGAGTTTTACACCTTCCAGATGGTTCCGATATTAATCTATTGTTAATTACAGATGTTAGTCCAATTGGTGGAGATAAAGACTGGCAAAGATACGTTGTAAATTTTATTGGGGGACAAAAGATTGAGATTTATGAAAAACGTAAATATAGCGAAACTCAAATTCTAAAGCAAATGCCGCGCATCGATTTTATTAAAGCTTGGACTGCTGCAATTACTAACAATGATAATATTTACTTACCCCAAGAATACCGCGATAAATTTTCATAATGCCCAGGAAATATAATCCTAAATATACTCACTGGCTAAACCCCAATTCTACCAAACTCTCGGCTTGTGGTGTGCCCACAGGAGTTGAGGAAATATCCCAAGTTACTTGTCCTAAGTGTTTGAAAGTCATTCAAAAGCGATCGCATCTCGCTACTTTACCTAAAACTCTCTACGAAGCGGCAATTAGCGCTGTTGGTACAAATTTACCAACATGGGATGAAATGCCTAAAGATTTTCGGCATCGCTACACACAATTGGTCGTAAGCGGTATTGAATCTGTTTTTACAAAGACGTAGATAACATCTGCGATCGCTATAAGATAGGTTTTCGGAGTTTATGCGATCGCCTAAGATAGATAAAGTTTAAAATTTTAACCGAGTGTAAAAAATTTTTGGCTAAATTTTACTGAAATCTATCATGTATCAAACAGATGCGATCGTATGCGTACTGAACTAACTCAAAAACAGAAAGAAGCGGCTGGATATCTTGCTCAGGGATTAAACAACAATAGGACGGCGGAGGCGGTTGGGTGCGATCGCGTGACTATTGGTATTTGGAAGAAAAGCCCACTGTTTCAAGAGTATTTACAAAAATTGATTGCTGAAAGAGAGGCAGACAGAAAGAAAGCTGTAACCAAAGCAGTAATTCAAGAGGAGTTCGACCGTCGCGCTAGCATCAACGAATGGAAGCAATGTAGAGTCGAGGCAAATAAAAAGAAGCTAGAGCGGGGAAACGAGATTGTTGAAAAAATGATGGCTCGTTTCCGCGATTTACCTCCAGAAGCTTATCCTCCAAGTGCGATCGCACAACTCATCAAAGCAGGTGAAGATATGATGGAAGCGGCTTTTGCTGCGTGGGGAGAAACTATAGATTTAGAAGAAGCCAAGCCAACTTATACAGCAGAAATGGCAGCAGTCCAAAAGTTAGTAGATGCTGGAATTCTTCCTACTTCAATTCGTGAAGAAATTAGTGCAGCGTTAGATGAATTTGAAAAGAAAGCGGTGTCAGCGCTCAATCCTGCTAATGCATCAGTAGCAGAAAATTTATCTGAGATAAAAGTTTGAAAAATGGTAGTGAATCCAGGACTAAAATTTTATATTGACAATCGTCTTTTAATAGTCAAAAAGCACTATTGTAGGAACTGGGGTGATGTAGATTTTTGGGAGTGCCAAAGACAAGATGACCAAAGAATAAGTATTCTTCGGACATCTACTATTGAACATTTCTTAAACAATCCATCATCAGATTTATCAGTAGAATTAGACAAATGTCCGAAACTCAAAACTATGAACCCAAACTGAAAGAAGCCCTAGCCAAAATGGAGGCGATTGCCAAGGAATACGAACTGGGTTTTGTGATTGCTTTAGCTAGTGCGACCCATTCAGAATTCAAAACAGAATTCCCCGAATGGTCATTAATCCAGCGTACTGAACAGGGGATTCGTTTGCGACTGCGTTCTAGCGAACCAAAGCTAACTGAGGACAGTGTTTCAGTGCTGTTAGGACTGCGAGATATGTCGGGGATGATGTGCGAAAATTTGTCGATGGTTGTGGATGAAGCCAAAAAACACATACAAATCCAGCACAACCGCATTACTGACGATGATGCTATCAGGAATTGGAAACCCAGAAATAAACGCGATCGCAGGAGGTAGCATGAACCAAGATATAAATTTTGTAGAGCAAATCACCCAAGAAAAATTTGATTTTTACGAACAGGCGATCGCAAAATATGGACAAGATGTATTGCATATTCAAATTGCTGCTAAACCTAAATTTCGACCACTGCCTTGTTCTTTAGAGGAAGACATGGTAACGCCTCTCGTTCCACAAATACGAACTTGTCAATTAAGATTGCGACTTGCACAAATTACAAAAGGGCGTAATTGCTGGTGGCAGTATATTAACGAAGGGGAAATTTAAATGTCATTCTCAGTAAATGAAATCTGTATTCCAAACTGCTTAACTCTAGAACAGTTACAATACGCCATCAAACAACTACCAAACCCTGAAGACACAACATTGAAAGTTGGTGACGAGTGTATTGCTCAGCTACCCAAAAAATTCAAGAGTCGGATTAAACTAGGAGAGAAAATACCTACAGAGATGGAAATAGTAAAATACAAATTTACTTTACGAAGTTACAGTTATAAAAATGAAGAACAGGTTATTTGTAATAAAAAGGTTTGGGTGTTTTTGGGAGATATCATTGTTGAGGTAGAATAAATATGCATAAATCGACTTTTTGGAACCAGAACATTGACGAAATACAAAAGATTTTTGATGAAGAAACCGAAGCCATAATTTCTGAAGATGAACTCAACAAAGTTGGCGATCGCTTCTATGCCCAAGGATACAGACTCATCAAAATTTCTGATTTGCAGCAGCAGATGATGACAGCATCTTTAGAACCGTGTCCCGACACATTGGCTGATAAAATTGAACCCCTAGCCAATACAGCGATCGCCATTCTTAGAGAAAATCTAGGAGGTTCCAAACCATCTTCTGCCGACAAAACTCACCTTGCTTTAGAAGTATTGAAAATTATTTTTTCCAGTAAAGGATAATGGTAAATTTACTCAGTTACACAATTCCAGTTAAACCCCCTATTTCTCAAAAACAATTGAGTTTAACTATTCAAGAACAAGCTCTAGAAAAAGCTTTTCATGATGGATTGATTGCAGAGCATGAATATTTGGTAGGCTTGCGTATAATTCGCAATTCAGACAAAATTTTAGAATGGGCTAGGCATCAGGTTGCACAAATTAGCAGGCTACCAAAAGTTAAGTTACTAATCAACAAATAACTTAACTATTACAATAGTTCACTAACTTTTTAACCAAACTCAATACTAGATATCCTTCATTTACACTCAGATTTCTAGGTGATTCCCCAATAATTCTACTTACAAAACTACAACGCCACTCAAATGAAATTTCTGAAATTATGCTGTATGAAAGCCAGAAATCATAAAGATTAGCTATTTTTTCAACGACCATATCCTGACTTCTAAATATAGACAATGAGGCATTAATACCTACTATTGCAGGATACGATAACTGATATTTTTTAACCATGTATTCATAAACTTCAAAAAACATTTCTACGTAGATATCGTTCATGCGATCGCGCTTAATTACCTGGTTTACATTTTTTGTTATAATTCTCTATCTTTTGACAAATATAGGCGATTGCGGAAGAAGAAATTTGGAATCCGTATTTTTTTCTTTTTTGATTAATTACTTCAGTTATCCGCCAGATTGCGTGTTGAACTTTTAATGTGTTACCAACATAATATGTAAAAATTGCATCTTTAACACAAGTTTGAGGAACATCTACAGGAAAACTTAGTTTTATCCAGGGGGAATAATTTAAACCCCAGCTAATCGGCAAAACTCCTTGGCATTCCTGTAGACAATTAGGGGTTTGCCAAAAAAAATGTTACGCCTTTTGTATAATTTACAGGATAAGAGCATTCTGAAAGGTTTAATATTGTTTTGCCCTTGGATATATGAATAGTAGTATTAAATAAAGTGTAGCTCATACAATATTCTCCTGATTTTGATTAATAGCAAATGTATCTAATATTTTAGAATACGCTAGGCAAAAGATATCTCGTACTCAATCCGTTGTAGTCTGTATATGGGGGACTACGACGATGAAAATAAACCGACATGGAAAAGCTAAGGTGCTGACACAGCAAGAGATACAACTAATCTTCAGTCGCGGGCTAGACAACGGACGAGATCGCACAATATTTGGCATCTGTCTATTTAGCGCTGCCAGAATCCGCGAGGCTTGTACTTTGCTGACTTCAGATATCTACACATCTAAAGGACAAGTCAGATCGCACTTTATCATCAGGAAATCAAACACCAAAGGAAAGCTGGCAACCCGCTCTATACCAGTAATCGAAGACCTCCGGCGATTGCTCATTAAATACCAACCCTTGGCAGGGGATAACTATCTATTCCCCGGACGCAGCAATGGGCATATCAGCCACGATTCAGCCGCCCGCATATTGAGAACTGCCTGCCAGCAAGTGGGTATTGAAGGAGCCAGCACCCACAGTTTTCGCCGCACTGCCCTGACCCAAATGAGCAATGCTGGTGTTCCTTTGCGGGTAATTCAGGAAATTAGCGGACACCGCAGTTTGGAGCAGTTGCAACGTTACTTAGAAATAACCGAAGAACAAGTGCTGGGGGCAGCTTCATCTCTATCTTTACTTTCCCCAGTAGAAGAAAATGTCGGGAAATGCATGTTTGACGACATTGGCAAAGAAGTTACTCACCACAGGCAAACTCAATTATAAAGGGGCGATCGCCTGAAGAAGGCAGAAAGTTTTCTTCGGAAGGGGGATTTCAATAATGACTATTGTAAGACCGAATAAATCTTCGCTTGCTTTCTAAATCGTCATAATATTCTATATCACAAGTATCGTTCCCCCATCCAACAATGCAAGTAACAACTACTCCAGGATATCTTCCTGGGATGTATTCATAAGGTTCGTGCCCTATTGATTCAACCTTTTTAAGCTTTAACTTCGTCCAAGCTTGGGAAGCATTAATTCTCTGGGTATTACTTAAGTCCGGATCTAAATACATACGTTGAATATTCATTCTGTATGTATTCCCGTTGTTGGTTCTAAAAATAACTGAAGCTATAAAATCGTATAATCCTTCAACAACTCCCTCACTAATACCGTAGGCAGCAATTGTATGACTGAGAGCTTTTCGTCCTAGCCGATTAATCCGAACTTTATCTTGTGGTTTTAACATATATAAATAAGTACTATTGAGTGCAATTATTAAATCTTTGACTGCTTGCTGTGTTTCAGCCTTAATTAATAATTTACCACCATCACAAGCGACCCAAACTACATTTGATAAATTTTCTAAAACTGTGTAATTAGGTGGGCAAGGAGAAACCAAATAAGTATTATCTCCGAGTGATTTAAAAGTATAATCTTTGCCTTTATTAAGCTCTAGTAACTGCTTCTCAATTTTGCGGGACAAGCGAAGCATTGCTAAAAAAGCAAAGCCAAAAGTGATTACCCAAAGAAAATTCATGTCGCCTGACTTTTTTGTATTAATTTAATTCTTTTATTTTTTTGGATATCTAAAGCACTAGAGATAGAAACAACTTCATTTAGATTTTTGTACAACTCCACATCGGCAGCTAATAAATTACGCTTGTAGCAAATTGCTGCTAAGATACCTCGTGTAATTTTATCTTTTTCTTCACCTGTTAACACTCGATAATTTTCTTGGAGAATTGGAAACATAAGAGATTCAACAAATAAATTATATCCGGGATTATTCTCAGGGACATAACAAAGCATTTGAATTGATTCTTTATCAACTACAACAACAAAAAAATAACGTAATGAAGCGTTATAGGGTTGCGACTCTAAAATATCGCCTGTTGCAATATTCATTTCTTCAAAATTAGCCCAAGCCATATTAATTCGTAATTCGTAATTTTTAATTCGTAATTGTAATCAGTAAACCATTATCACTGATTATAAACTCGTATTTGCCTTTTTTAATTACGAATTACGACTTATGAATTACGAATTATAATTGGCTCATCCAATCATAGCTACTGGCATCATCCACATCTTCAGCGAAACTATACGCGAGCGCATCGCCTCTGTCGGTACTGCGTCCCAATCTCTTAATAATATCCTCCTTACTTTCTACTCGAATTTCACCAAACTTATTTCTAGAACCAGTGCGACTCCATCTGGGGGCAGTAAGGTCAGCTATTAATTTGGGGTCGTTGGGCAGCGCCACATCGTACCCATTGGCAGGGTCGAGCAATTCTCTTAAGTGCCACCACCAACGAGAACGTAAATTGAAAAACTTTAGTAACCCACTTTTATCTAAAGCTTCTGTAGCTCCTCCACCATTTAACCCAAACACCAATTTAGTGCCGCGCCGATTTAGGGCATCCACCACTGCATAACCGACACCCAAAGTATCTACTCGAATCTCTACTTTGTTAGTTTTACGAACAACTTCGATTTGGTCTGCCAAGGAGTCACCATCTGGTGTTTCTTTGCCTGGAAAAGCAATTATGGGCCCAATCCAATAATGATGCCGAGAAATTATCACGCTCTCGTCGCGTCCACCTCTTGCCACGTCTACACCCAAATGCGACTGTGGTGCATTTGGCGTCGGCGTCCAGCGTTTGACAGCGGCATCCACCCAGGCGCTCGGTATAACTTGCCAAGGATGGTCAATCTTAGCGACTGTGGTAAAGTCTCCTCTTAGTAATTGCGATCGCAGTGGTTCCGGTAACCGTTGCAATACCGACCTATAGTTAGAATTTCTCAAGTAAGCATTATCTTCTAACCGAGATGGAATAAAGGTACGGCTTCGCGGTTGAATCATTTCCCCTTCGTGTTCAAATGGTTCGCCTGATGGGACTTCTTTCTCCTCATCCCCCACCATTGCGTACCATCTGATTTCGCCTGGAGCAGCTGGGTTTGGATGCTCTGGGTTTAGCCAAGCTGCCCAGTACTCTTTAATCCACATTGATTCTTCAGAACTGGGAGGATTACAAGTAGCGACCACCCGACACCGAACCGATGGGTCTGAAGAACGGTTCCAGGTTATTAAGAACTCGTACTGTTTCTTAGAAAATTCTCCAAGTTCGTCAAAAGCTTTGAGGTCGTGTTCTACCCCCCGATAGGCTTCTACGCTGTCCTCGTGTTGTACCGCACCAAATTCTAAGGTGCGATCGCCTGGGATACCACGCCAGATTTTATCGTTACTGTTATACCGAGCGATCGCGCCTAGAAGTCTGCGTGACTTTTCGATTATGTCCTTGAGTCGGGGATATTCGCGGCGGAAGATAATAGCCCGTTTGTGGGCAGATGTTCCCAACATTAGCAAGAGGGCCGTTTTACCCCCACCATAGGCATCCCCCTAAAAACCAGCGGCCCCGCCAAAGAGTAACTCATCTGCCGGGGATAAAAAAGCCTCAGTCTGCGGCCCGTCTTGGGGTTTCCATAACTGATCTAGCAATACCTTGGAAGCCCCTTGCACCTGTCGCGTTGTCCTGTCTAATGATTTACGTAAAGAGGATAACTTCATTACTATTAACTAACTACTAATTGCCAATTCTAAACGATTGCAAGCAATTATCGCATTGCAGTAGATTTTTGTTTTTACCACTTCTCGCTGCTTGATAAACTTCACTACTATCACAAAACACACAAATATGTTTTGATTTAGTTCGCTCAACATTAATTGAAAATTGGCTTAAACAATCTTTACACCTGTGTCCCGAACCATATCTAATAGTATTAATACTTTTGCAAATCTTACAATTTGGACTTAAAAAGATTTTTGGCTTAATTCTTTTACCCCATCTGCCATTATTCCCAGTGGTTGCTGCATAACTGGGTATATTCAATTGAACTCTTTTGTTACTAATAACAGTTTTTGAAACCCCCGCTTGTTTCACCAAAGCATAATCAGGCATTTTCCCTAGCTGTTCAATAATAGTTTCAGAAAGTTCAATTTTGTTCCATCCACCCATTGCAGGAACAACAAAATTTGTTTGCAAGCATCTAGGAATTTTTAACTTTTCTCTCTTGTACTCTACTGATTTGCGATCGCACCCTAGTAATTCGGCAATATATGTATCTGTTTGTTTACCTAATAAATTAATAGTCTCAGGCGTCCATACAACTCTTTTATTAGTCCCGTGGCCACCAAATACAGCAGACCCTTTGTTAGTAAGAGTATTTGTTATTGAGTAGAACTGTTGCCAAGCTTCTTCCTTTGCGATCGCCTCCTCTCTAGTTGCGTTCGTCACCAATTCAACCTCCCTGATTTGGGGTCTGACTCCTACAGCAAGCATCTGAGCTATGTATTTACCTTTTTCTGTTCTCTGCTTCTTCCCATCTCTAATGTGAGTATGCAACCTTCTATTAAGAGACATGGTTGTACGACCAACATAGAAAATACTTCCATCTCTAGGGTCAGCCAAGACATAAATATATGTGGTAGTATTCATTTGAGTAACATCTGACGCTATCGGTTACTCTGCAACGTGTTAATAGCCTCTGTTCGTAGCAGAGGCTTGTTGCATTATAATCATTTTACCATTAAATAAATCCCTAATTAATATGAATTATTCTCTGTTCGATGTTCTAGACATTATAAATTTTGAGTCAGGAAATATAAAATATCATCAAATCAAAAACCAACAATTCAAAAATGAAATATGGGAGTCTTCAAAGTTGATTAAATTATGGTGGTTTATGTGGAGACTCAGCCCTAAAGCTGATATGGTAGAGTTTATATTTTCAAAATTATTTGGGGAACATATTTCAATCGGTAATTTAACTATCTTTGGATGCAATGCAATGATGTTCGCTTTTCAGTTGCGTACTAAAAAAGGTATTTGGTTATTTCAACCACCATGCTTTAACCTTTATCATCATAAATTTACCTGGGGAATATTATATTTATCCCCTAACGGAACATCGAGACATCCAATGGCAAAAATCTATTATGGTAGAAAGCGATCGCCATGAAGCTGCTAAAAATCAACCCCAATCAACGTTGGTATTTTGCAATATTTTGGCAACCAAACTTTAAAATTAGGGCAATCAGATTTATTGACTATTACTGTCACAATTATTTACAAATTGGATGATTAGAGTTTGGTTTTATGTAAAGATGTGGAAAAATCCATGACATTCCATCTTAACGCGATCGCATCTACAATTAATATTTATAGAAACCGCGATGTCTACGCGCTCTTACACTAAATATGAATCAATCTATAGAGCTATTATCGAAATTTAATGAGATTCACTCAAATCAAGCGAATATAGTGTGAATGCCATCAAAGGTTTCATAATATTAAGAAAAGTCCAAAAGTTGAGGGAAGTAAAAATGTCAATCAGGCAGCGCCGAAGAAACCGCCATAAACTAAAACTAATAAACAAACCAAAACTAGAACCAAATCCAATACTAATTAATTTTACTATTGATACTACTAAAGTAACATCCGCTATGTCTAGCGCCAGTAAGGCGATCGCTATTAGATTTGCTATTAATGCCTCTAAAGCAAAAGCCACTGAATATGAAGAACGAATGAAAAAGCTTGCTGATGGCATTGTTTTGAGAAAACATCATGCATTAGTTGATACCAGTTATTTGCATCCTCGATTTAATCCCAACAATTGTAATTTCTTAGAGAAACATCCCGATACCTAACGGATAGCTAGGATACAACTATGAATATTGACCAAATCAGAGATATGATGCTACTTTTACACCGTGAAGATTTTAAAGTCACGGATTGGGTAAAAGTAATTGATTCTGATTCTAAGAGATATTTATGTGTTGGTGAGGTGATTGAATGCTCTGATGGACATTTCAAAGTTGATTTTAAAGACGGTGAAAAAGAATGGTTCAAATATAATAAAATATCTAGAACCTACGAACCACCAGAAGATAAGTATGAGGATGAAGGTACTGTTAATTGGTGGCCAGTCAAAAAAGAGTAGTAATTTTGAGGTTTAGTAAATGGCGACTGAAGTGTTAAATATACCAGAAGAATATTTAGAGCAAGTAATACTAGTTATCCGTAGGGGTATACAGAAAAGTGAAGAATGTGGAGGAGTGCAGCAGGAAGTAATTGAGCAATTAAAAAAATGGTGTGATGAGGAGGAAGCTTATTTACAAGAAGAAGGCTAAAACATGAATTTGAAAGTTTTTAAATTTGATTGCTACCCCAATGCAATTAACTGGTTAAATGAAAATAGTGGCGTAGCAGTTCGCGGTGAAGATATGCCACCTAGCTCTTTTGGGGGTCGCGTTTCATTACATTTATTATTTTCAAATTTAATGAGCCAAGGAGATAAGTTAAAAATATTAGAATTCTTCCCCCAATCTCAAGACTGCAACCAAATACGGGAAAAACTTGGATATCCACCGCTTGAATATCCTCACGCAAACTATTTAATTCATGGGTATACCCGTAATCAAATAGTTGAGATTTTAAAAAAGAACTTTGGTGCGATCGCGGTTAAATCTCCCTGCTGTATGGAGACTGTAGATAATGAAGAAGTGTTTTCCAGGTTGAAAGAATTAGAAATAAGACTTGGCGGGCCGTTAAGTCAGCAAGACCCAACAAAAATTGGCGGCCTATATAGGAAATTGTACCAATGAGCCTAAAACCAATTCTACACACTCAAACTGGCGAAATTGTTGTTATTGAAGTCTCCCCTTTGTTTGAAATTAATCGTCAAGTTACAATTCTAGGAACTAAAAAATCGCTTGATATGGGTCTAGAATTAACTGATGAAGAATTGGTTACAAGTCTTTCTGCTTGTAGTGATGTTGGTAAAATACTTGAAAGCAAAGGGATTAAAGTTATTTATTGAAATATGCTAAAATTTACGGCTAGTTTGCAAAATGGTGGTACGCTTTATGGGTTTGGATTAGCAGAATCTAACCTTAATAGGTTAGAGTTCAATGACGAACCAATATTTTTTGATTTTGACTATGCCGGACATCCTGAATTGTTCGGATTAATTTTATATTTTGGTCAATTTGCAACACCTGAAGAAATTTCTGCCAATCCTGATGCAGTAGACAATCGCTGTATGCCTTTTATAGACGAAAAATATGGGGTTACAGGAGAAACATTAAGGGTATTTCCAATTGCTAAAAGCATTATGGAGACAATGAGAAATACCCATCTGTACAGTTTTGAAACGAAATGTGAAATTAGTAATCCTAACGATATACAACTATTCTTCTCTGGGCGAACCGAGCAAGAACTCGCAGATTATTTCAGAAAAACTGGGCTTGTTACCCAAGAAACAAGGCAATACAAAGGATTTGAAAAACGAGATAATTGATGTGGTATCAAAATTATGGAAAAGCCTGTAGTTAATTTAGTTCAAGAGTCTGTATACAACATTGATGTAGACTACAAAGTTATCAACAATGCTTACAAAGCTATTAAGGACTTTTACGAAAAGTACCGAACAAATCCCGATTATTTAATAGTTGGATCTTTAGTATTCGTTTCTATCGCTCATTATTTTATGAAAAATTATTATATGGCATTCGATGATATAACCTCTTTTGAAAACGTTCCGATGATTTTAGATCCTACTGCCAAAGTAGATAGTGCGATCGCAGTATTCGCATCTCCCAGCAAAGTATTAAAGTGCCAAGTAACTCCAGATGAAATAATAAAACCCGTAGACCAAAGCTAAATTTCTTCAATTTGAATAGTAACTTTGTATTTCGGGCTACTAGAAGATTCATCACTACCAACAACAAAAAACATAGAGCCATTTTCATTACGCTCCAGATTTGAAAGAACAACTAAATCATTGCCTTGTTCATCTTTTAAAATTAAATCTGCTATTTGGTTTCTGTACTTTTTGTTGTTCATAAACTTGTAACAACGTGCAATATTTAAAGTATACTAGTTAAGTTGTTAACTGCGGCAAGACATATCTCATTGAGGAAATTTGCAGCAAAGCGATTGCGTGTCAGGTGCGATCGCTTTTTTATGACAAAATAGTAATGTACAGCTTTTACTGTTGATTAATAAGCGACTGAAATGGGATAGAAGCAGCGTCAATTGACGCTGCTTTTTAATCAACTGAAGTTTCAAATAGAGCTTTCCAGAAATAAAAATCGGGACAATTGCACCAAACGGTAATAAATCCATCAAACAATTTTATTTCTGTCGGTCTAAAACCTTGAGGCAACATTTGAATTAGAACTGGAATATTTAAATCGCATTCCCAATGCTCAATTTCTTTTTTAACTTGAGCGATCGCATCTGGGTGAAACCCCTTATTGTTATTACAGCATTGAGTAATCAAACAATCGTTGCCATCGCTTTTAGCTTTGTCAATTGATAAAGCTATATAATCCCACGCTGCTTGAACTTGGGCGTTAATATTAGGAATGCCGTAGTTTTCTTTTAATATTTGTTTTCTACGTTTAGATTCTCCCATTATTCTTGCTCGATAATAATGTGTCCTAGCTCAATTTCTTTTTTGAGAGCCTCAAAAAGAAATTGAGTTCGCCCAGTTTCACTGGCCATATCATATCCTTCCATCCAAAAATTTGATTTGGCGTTATCTCTGGGTTGAAAAAGAATATTGCTAATCCATCCATCATAAAAATCATTGTATCCTTTAACTTTCATAGTTTTGGAAACTTCCTAATTTGCAAATCTTCAAGAAATTCTGACACATCGCCGCCTTTTCTATCGCATAATTTAACTTTGTATTAGTAACTGCTACACCATCGATGTAAGGCAAGGAATTAACAACATTTTCACCCAATTGTTTCACAAATACTGGAACACTTGCATCTTGGCACTGCTTGACAAGCGATCGCACCCAGTCAATATGGTTTGAATGCAATCGACCAAGTTTACTACCGCGTTGGCGTAGCCCGCCGGAGGCATCGCACATCCAAACGGCAATGATTCAAAAGTTGATTGCTCTTTAGGAAAGTACTTGTTTTTCATATAAGTCCAGGCATTTTTTTGCTCGGAAGTCTTTTTCTTAGCAGCACAAACAATAAGCGACCGCGATAATTTGTACCCCAAGAACGTGTTTCATATCGCTTCACTTCCATACCAATTAAAGTTGCCCAAGGTTGCCATAATGATAGTGCTTTAATTTCCATTTTTATCCTCACTAGTGATTAACAATTCCTTCAATAACTCCAGACAACATAGCTTGATGTTTAATCAAATTAAACGCAATGCCAGATATTCCATTACTGGGTTCAAAAATAGGGTCTTCTTCTAGGCTTTGAATCTCTAGCTGAATAGCTGCTTGCATTTCCAGAAGTGCCCTTTTATATTGTCTTTTCCTGCTAGCTACAGGGTCGTAATCGCTCATTTGATTCTCCTTTGTGGACTAAACTCCACTGATTTCATGTGACCAAGCAATTTCTTGTACAATATCTTCTGCCTGTTTTTCACTAATAGCAGAATCAGGAGTTTTATAAAACCCAATGATTTGCCCTTTGGGACGCACAATAATGCGCTGTGTGGTCAGTTGCTTATCCCAAACAAAGCATGAAATAGTGATGTTATCAGTTGCCCACCGAATACCCCTCTTATCCTTGCGAAAGCAGTACCGTGGATATACAAGAACTAAGTTCGGTGGGTTTTTCTCTAAGAATTCTGCCCGGTCGTCGCAGGGTTCCAAAAAACTAGTCAACAAAAATGCTGCAACGCCTACTTTTGCTCTCGAATGAGCATTTTTGATAATAGGTGCTGCAAATTCGGCATACGGTGGATTGGTGACAATCCAATCGGCGTCGGGAAACTCATCCCACGACTTAGATAGCGTTACATCAAGATGGTAATCAGCTTGTTTTTTGGGGTCAATATCATTCGTCCAGATACCTCTGGTGTGGGGCCACACATTTAGTAGTGATGCGATCGCACCCCCACCTACACATGGTTCTCCCACTACTCCTTTAATTTTCACGTACCGAAGTAGTTCAGTAGTGAACCAAGATGGTGACTCGTAAAAGTTTAATGGATGTCTCTCAAGTATTTTCATTCAATGATTCCTTGGATGGTGGTAAATAAAACGTGTATGGAGTTTCATAACCAAACTCCAAACGATAATATTTGATTGCCCATTGCTCCCGTAAGCGTTGATTGGGAGCAATTTCTAGCAGTAGTTCTCGATACAAATTCTTGACTTCCGTTGTTGCGTCTTGAAACAATACGTTTTGAAACCATTCAACTCTAGGACGCATGTAGGCACGGGCAAAGCGCTCTATACATGTAGAAAACCACATTCCATTTTTTTCTGATTTAGCAATTCCAAAAGTCTGCTTCCAAGACTGAGCAAATTCTTTTTCAAGGTTTTTAATTCGTTTATTCCAATATTTCTCCCAGTATTCGTCATTGATATCTTTAGAATCATTAGCACAAGTTTTTAGCAAATCATAAGCTGAGTCAATTGCTATAAAATCTTCAGATTTACCTCCGCAATCTGGATGTGTAAGCAAACATAGTTTTCGATAAGCAGTTTTTAGTTCTCCCATAGAAAAAGGAGACTTCAATTCTAAAATTTTAATAGCCTGATTGATTGTCATTTTTGTCATTGGACGCTCCTTTTCGTTACCCATTTATCCCAATACTCGCGTTCAGTTGCAGGGTGCAAATCAAAATATCTTTGGCATATAGCCCAGCTAACTTCCAATCCTGGGGAAACAATTCCTTCTAAGGTATAAAGTTCAGAGTAGCGGCTGCTAGTGAACTTCTTGCAGCGATCGCACCTTTCTCTATACTGTTTACTACCGCTCATTTTTTGCCATTCCCGTAATGCTTGTTCCAAATATCATCAACTGGGAACATAGATTTTTTTGAGTTATCAGATTTAACAGATTCAATTATTGATAAGCGGCTTTCTAAATCTTCATATTTTTGAAGTAGTTGAGCATTTTGTTCTATCAGACTCTCTATTTTACTTCCTACTTCTTGAAGCTTGTTTTCTAATTGCTCTAGTTCTGCAATTTTTGATTGGCAATCATCAGTAGAATTTGGTAGATTCAGGTATTGAGTAATTGCAGCAATCATTACCTGGGTACGCGTCCGACTAGTCAACTTGGCATTATTATCAACTGCTTCCCAAAGTTCTTGAGGTACGCGTCCTGACAAAAAAAGTTTCTCTGAAGCTATCATAATTGTACCTAATTCTTCCAATAAATCTGCTCTAGTTAATCCCTCATTTTGTGCTAATTCACCTAATATTTCCCAAATAGAATCTGTTACGCGGATACTTCTGACTATGCGTAATTCGTTTGATTTAGGTGCAAATTTCCCATTTTCATTACGTCCCTGCATCATCACATTTCTTAAACTCCACAACCCAAATCCAAGGATCTATAGCCCAACTATTTGCCCCATTAACCGATTCCCAAAGACTCTGAAAAGATGTTCTTGGACGTGTATAAACAAAAGCCCCTGAATGATAGTCTTTATATAATTCTCTTGCTGGTTGGTTATAGCTTGCATCCCTGAAAACTTTTTCAACTCCTTCTCTAGTCGCACTTATTTGGTTAATATCCCACAGCTTTTCTACCCGGATATTCAGTATTTCAAGCCAAATACGAGCAGCTTGTTTGGGCATATGGATAGAAGGTTTCCACGCACCATTTACTGCTACAAGTTTCTCAAGTTCTGGTACAGAGGGGGAACATTTATAGGACATGTCCGCTTTATAAGCGAAACACACAGCATCATCAGATGGCGCTTGTCTCCAAGTTTCACGCACCCAAAGCAAATCCCCTGGTTGTCCGTAAGGACAAGGAATATCAACCAATTCTCCTGTTGTTAAATTCTTGAATTTAGCGACTGTCACCAAGTCCTTTTTTGGTTTTTCTAAAATCAATGCTTCAAGGAAGAAGTTATCAGGCGCTTTATTGATGTAATCAAGCGATCGCAATCTGCGAGTTTCCGATTTGGAACCTTGTAAAATTGCACAGACCATATCACCATTAAATAGTAAAGGACGCTCTTTCATAAAATAGTAATAGTTGCAACTAAAGTTTTTTCTCCATCACTTAGTTCACCTATTTCTTCCCAAGCTTGTTTGGTAAAAAATAAGTGTCTTTTTGCAAAGCCTAGTTCAGTTAGATCTTGGATTTCCCAAATACCAGGAATACCTTGGTAAAACCTGACTAAATTCGTCCCAGATAAATAAATATCGTCCGATAACTGGTACAAATCCTGTAAAGTTTTAATTTCAGCAATATGCCCTAAAACAACTTCACTCGATTCAAATCCGTAAAATCTTCTTTTCATTCTTTGATTAAAATTGGGTATATCTGCTTAGCAATGGTTTCAAATTTATCGCCATCTGGGTAGGGGCGTGGAATATCTTTACCTTGTTCATAGCAAACACTTTTTAGGTGGGTTGAAAGGATAGAGCAACAGATTCTTTGTTTGAAGAGCTTGATTTTAGCTCTAATATTGAAACTGATTAATTACCCTATAACAAAAGAAGAGTTCTGCCATACTGTATGTATGGCAGGGTGTTGTAATGACATACAATTTGTCAACGCGGACAATAATTTGGCACACGGACATTAATCTGTCAACGCGGACAAATAATTTGGCAATCGACAGCAATTGCTATCAAAGCAATTTCAGTTTCCAAGGAAATTTGGTTAGTCTGCATAATTTTCCTCACCAAGGATTGATTGAATTAAGGCGTACCAGGCAGGAGCTTTTTTACCGTTCACTGGGGCCAATTTATTGAATTCTTGCCACAGTTGATCGTCTGTTGCGTGTGGTAGTTTTTTCTTGGCCCAGGCGATCGCATCGTGAGGAGTTTTCCACTTATGCCATTCTGAAGCAGGTTCAAGCATCTTTATCGGCTCAACCACCTGAACATCGACATCTATATAATCAATAGCCCTTGCATCTCCCCGCAGCAGACCCTTCACCACAGACTGAGATACTGGAAGCTGTCGGGCTTGATACTCGTTAAATTCAATCCAAGCCCTACGCAGGGCCATATAGTTGGGGTCAATTTGAATTGAAATTGCCCAAATTTTTTTGTCTGCCTTCTTCCCAGTCCGCAGTCCATTTTCAAAAATCGGAATTTTAGTCTTAATCTCAGTCCTACTGAGAATGAATGGAACTTTGTGTTTGTACTGGGAACAAGGAAAGGGAGCATTGGTAATGCTTCCTAGCATCTCTTTGAACTCTCTTAATTTGATATCCAGATAACTAATATCCTCCAGGGAATGGAGGGTCATTTGCCCAGGAATCATCAAGTCGTTATCTAGCAATTCCCGGACATAAAAATGCAGCTTCCCCTCAGCTTTGCATCCATGTTGGCACTGCATAGATAACGATTGCCCCTGCATGGGACAAGGCGTATCGTGACAATCTACAAGTTGGTGATACTGCCCTTTTTTGTCCTGGAGCATCACAGATTTTTTAAGGATATTGGTGCGATCGCACACCAATTGCAGACCTGAGCCTTTATAGCTAGACATTGAAGTTGCAAAAGTTCTATCCACCTCGTCGAACGGCAGATATATATTTAGGGCTTGAGTCAAAAAATCTCCATTGCTATCGGGATTTCCATAACTTTTGGAAAAAATGGTAGAGGCTTCTCTATTGGTGGTAACTAGGCGGATATTACTACCTAAGTCTTTCCCGTAGCCCTCGTATTCTTTTCCCCCATCAGTTCGATTTTTGACCTTACGACTGCCTTTGAATGCAGACACTTCTATCCTGCCTAAAGGATTGAAATTTGCATCATCATAACGGTTTGTCAAACCAGAAATAGGCATATATTAGTTATGTATGAATGATTTATTAGAACTCTACTAATCACAATATCATATTGTAGGTGATATTCGTCATTTTATATATGATATTATTTGCTGAAAGCCAGAAATATATGCAGCATTCAGCTTGATAGGAGATTCTATGCGGATTGCTCGGACAACTTACATTGATATTGAAGGATTGGGGGACAGGATAAGAACAGCAAGGAAGCTTGATAAAAGGACACTTAAGCAAATTGCAAAAGAAGCTGGACTGTCCGAAGGGCACTGGCACGTTATCGAAAAAGAGCAGGGCGTGATACCAGAAGAAACTTTATTGAGGATGCAAGAAGTCCTTCAAGTTAATTTAGGATTCCAGGAAGAATTTGATAAATTATCAAAAAGTTAATTTTTTTACCGCCGTAATATTTTTAGCCAAATTCCCACATTCAGCAGCACAAACATGAACGAGTTACACGAAAGACTTCAAGAGAGCAGGATTAAAGCGCTGACGCCAGTTATTGCAGATGTTCTCTGTAGCTGTGATTTGAACGGATACAGAATAGATGAAGTGTTAATTGTACTAAGCAACTACGTCAAGGAGCGCAAATTAAGTGCGGCGGTGAGGCTTTTGGAAGAAGCCGTTAATGTTGTTCAAATCCAACAGCAAAAAAACCACAATTTACTGCAATTAGCTGAGATTCAAGAACAATTGCAAGAAAATCGCATTGAAGCACTGACGCCAGTCTTTGTTGATGTTCTTTGCATTGTAGAAGCCAACGGCTACACGATTGATGAAGTTGTTATTGTGCTGACAAAATATGCTAGAAAGCGAGATTTGAGCGCAGCTGTTCGACTGCTCGAAGATGCAGCAACCGCTATCCAGCAACAATATCAACAATCAAATGTAGCAGTTTTACCTGCTCTGTCTTATCGAGAGATCTGATACTGCTAAGCATGTCTTCAGCAACTTTTGGTTTTGGATGATGATGTTGTTGTTCCTCCCCTTTGACCACTGCTAAAAGTTGCAGGACATCACCTTGCCCCCAAGCCTCGGCGATCGCAATCAAGTTATCTATAGTAGGCCAAGTCCTAGCCTGCTCCCAGTTGCGTATTGTAGTTTGAGATACGCCTAAACGCATACCAAGATCCTCTTGAGAGTATTTTCTTTGGATGCGAATTTCCTGGACTATATCAGCTAATTTTTGCTTTTCCACGTCTTAATTACCCAATTTTGTACAAATATTGCATATAAAAAATAAACAGTGTTATTAGCAACATGCTGATGTATCATCATGTATGTACTGATGATAAAAAAGCAGCATGGCCCTAAACAGATTTAGGGCTGAGTTTGCTTTGACTTTATATGGGAACTTATATGTACCAAAATAAACGTCCATTTGGCAAGAGTACTCGAACTGTGCGCTTACACAATTCTCCACAGATTACAAATTCGCTATGAAAAATATTGCAAGCTCACGAAACATGAGTGTATACTGTGTTTGTAGCAGAATAGATTATTTTTTATGGCAACTAAATGCAACACTCCGAAGTATAGAGGACTTATTCCAAGGAAACCTACTTGGAATCTTGGAGAAACCACATGCATCAGGATACCGAAAAAAATTAAAGACCAAGTTCTCCAGTTCGCCAGAGAACTGGACGAACAACAACAATAATACAACCCCAAAATTAAAATCCCCAAACACTGCTTGCGACAGTTTTGGGGAATGGGGTACTCCTATCAAATCAAACCTAACTAGGAGCATTACTTATGAATATAGCCGGCTGTGCCCCAAAACTGCAACTGGGGAAAGGCCATGAATAACAGCATCCCCGCGTTGCGGTATTTCGGGGGCAAGCATCGGGACGCTGCCAGAATAATTTCCCATCTCCCCCCACACGAAATATATTGCGAGGTTTTTGGAGGCGGGGCCTCTGTGCTGCTACAAAAAACCCCCTCAGATTTTGAGGTTTATAACGACCTCAGCAAAGACGTAACCAATTTTTTCCGAGTTTTGCGCGATCGCCAAGATGAATTAATTCGCGCAATTGAGCTTACTCCCTACAGCCGCGACGAATGGAAGAGGTCTTTCGAGATTGCAGACGACCCAGTAGAAGCAGCAAGGCGTTTATATGTCCGCAGTTGGCAATCCTATTCTGCCGATGCCATTGCTTACAAAAATTCTGGGTGGAGGTTCCAATACCAGAAGCACCAGGGCTTCAATAATGTAGTCGCCAATTTTAACAGAGTAAATCATCTGTGGGAATTGGCAGCACGTTTCAAGCAGGTGCAAATTGAAAACGATTCGGCAATAGCGGTTATAGAGCGCTATGGGCGTAATCCAAATTGCCTGATTTATTGCGACCCCCCATATGTCCATTCAACAAGAACTGAATCGGGCAATTATCTTTACGAGATGTCTGATGCAGAACATAAAAAATTGGCCGAGTCTCTACATTCGGCCAAGGCAATGGTAGTTCTGTCTGGGTACGACTGCGAATTGTACCAAGAACTTTATAAAGATTGGCGATTAATCCAATGGACGACATTAATCAACGGCAACAAGCGTACTGCCACTGAATCGTTATGGATTTCGCCAAATTGTGAGGATAAAAACAAGCTTCCTTTACTTGCTTTTCTCAATTCATCAGAGATGACGATATGAATACATTACCAGAAACTTTAGATGAAAACGCATCCTATTCAATTCTCACCAAAGCAGAATGTTTGTTTTCTGCCATTTGGCATAACCCCAAGGGTGCGATCGCTACCGAAAAAGTAGCCGAATATTATGGGGTTTCCCCAGACGCTATTTCAGAATTGCTCCAAACCCACTGGGAAGAATTTGATGAAGAAATCACCAGTGGATGGACACCAAGGGCAGCTATTCGATTGGGGATGCTATTAACTTCCCCTACCGCTACAAATGTGCGATCGCTTGCACTGGATGTTATTGAAGCGCACAAAATCCCCAGCAAGCGAGCTTCTGTGGAATTCTTGTTGAAGTCCGCTTCCTTTGTTGAGTGGAGCGACAGAGAAATAGGCAGGATAATTGGATGCGACCACAAAGTAGTTGGCGGCGTCAGAAAAAAATTGGAATCAGAGGGCAAGGTCATCCCCATCGACCGCCGCAGATGTAATAGGGGTGGTAAAACTATCGAGCAACAAAGGCATAAACAACGAGAGAATGAGGATTCTAGCCTTCATCTGGGGACTAACTCCCCAGATGCAGCCCAAAACCCTGATTCTTACGTGGAACGAGAGAATGAGGATTCTAGCCTTCATCTGGGGACTAACTCCCCAGATGCAGCCCAAAACCCTGATTCTTACGTAGCGAAAGTCAGAGTTTCATCACAATCCCACATTCGATATGGGCAGGAAGGCACAATTACTGGTCAAGCAAATATGACACATGTGTTCGTTGCTTTTGCAGATTGTCCTAGTGAGTTGGTTGCGATCGCGGACTTAGATAGTAGCAGTGTTCCGTATCCGCAACCCGCCAGAACCTACACCGAAGAAGAACTCGCTAAGTGCATAGAAGAAGCCTTGATTGGGCGGAAAGTAGAAATTGAGGAGTTGGCCGTTCGTCAAGTGCGAGAACAGCTGCAAGCCTCCAGGAACCTTGTGCAGCAGATGAAGGCGGAAAACGTCAAACTGCAACAAGAAATACAACAATTAGAAGCACTGAAGCTTTTAGAGGAGGAAAACCAACACCTCCAACAACGGAACGCAGAGCTAGAAAAGCTTGTTGCCGAAAAACCTATGGAATGGTCAAATCCAATTCCAGAAGCAGCAGCTAAAGTTTTGAATCAACAGGTGAAACAAGCTTTAAAAAACACCATTGATTTAAGACAGCTAGCCGTTGAACCTCCCAAAGACGCCGTGTTGTGTCTGCAATTGATGGGATTGGCTTTGGGCAACTTAGCCCAAGCCATCAATAACACCCAGGCCTTGGAAGCAGCAGCAATTCTCTTGGGATGTGAAGCGAACAAAACTGCGATCGCTCAAAGGATAATGGCCGAGAAAGCGATTGAAGATATCCGCGCAATCTTATCAACAAAATGCTCTTGGGAAAAATTTTGGACAGTGGCCCAGAAGTACCAAGAAGTAAAAGAACTGTACTGGCCAAAATTAACTAATTCTGAAAAAGATTTCATCAGAACAATCAAACGCAATCACGAAACTCAATTTCCTTCCATTGAAAAGAAGGCAGAGGGCAGCAGTTCGACAAGCTCACTGACCGGGCAGAGGGCAGAAGGTAGGAATTTGGAGAGGGATTCAGCGCAAAGTCAGATCGGAGGCTTCCTCCGCTCTGAACTTTGTAAGACAGACCCCCACCAAATAAATGCCACTGAATCAGAAGATAGTATTCCTTCTGCCTCCTGCCTCCTGCCCTCTGCCTTTCTTGTTGAATTGAACAAAAAAGTTGCGTCTAGCGATATCTACAGCGAACTCTACGTTAAAGAGGGAGTGGTGGTAGAGGAGATTTCATCTGATGAAGTTATGGTGCTTTGGAACCACGACAAAGAAAAGCGTCCCAGGAGATATTTTAAAAACGAGTTGCGCTTAATTTAACACTGTTCAATTATTAACTGGAATCAGCAACATGCAATTACTTCAAATCAATACTCTAAGAAAGCCTAAATATCAAGTATCAATCAACAAAATTGTTATCAAAGGCGATTGGGAAATTCAAATCGATTACGAACTACCATCGCAAGACACGGAACGTAAAAATGTGAAACTGTTTTGTAAAGAACGCCCCACAAAACAGTTTATAGAAGCTTTTGAAAAACTAAAGCCCAACCTCTATACTATTTGCGGATTAGATAGGAAGATTTGGGAGCCAGGGCGAATTACTTCTATTCGCTTCAAAGAACAAGAACAGGGCACAATGCTGTCGATTACGCTTAGAGTTGTGTCAGAAGAAGCAATAGCAATTGCTGGCACTGAAGAACTTTACCCCAAGGGTGAATTCTTAGATAAAGTCAACAACTTAATTGCTGAATTGGAGGACTACATAAATGGTGTAAGGGAAGCCCAACAAATGACGATAGATGGTTATTTAGAAGGTCAAAAGGATAATGGCTAATGGAACCTTCCTTGCTTTATTTTTGGCTATCTTCTCAAGACTTTGCCCGTGTTTTGAGGGGTTGGAATGATTTTACTTCCAGATAACCGAATTCAGATTGGAACACGATGTATTTTCTATGAAAGGACTAGCAATATTCGTATATCGCATCTATATGCGATTATTGGCGATCGCTCTTACTGGACGAATCACATTTGACATGAAACTACCGCATTTGAAACAACAAATGCGGTAGTGGTAACCATAATTTATCGACATGGAATAAGCTTTGTATGACTTATTGTAGCATTAATCAATTGAATATTCATGGCTTTTACTCAAATTTACAAGAGGTGGAGTCATGGGCATGAAATATAAATATTTAGCAGATATAAGAGAAGGTATTCCTTATAGAAAATCCCTGCGAAAACACGTCGGCAGTATTGCCGCAACTATTTTAATCCAGCAATTGGATTTTCATTTTGCTGATTATCCTGATGGAATATATAAATTTCTTGCCCCTACGCCAGGGCATCCAGATTATCGAGAAGGTGATAGCTGGGTCGAAGAATTAGCTTTTAGTGAAAAAGAATTTAGGGCAGCCTTCGATCAACTGGGAGTTAGGCATACTTCCAAAACTGCTTATCTTCAAGCCGACAACCCTTTTATCAACGAGCAAGGGGAAGAAAAATATTACTGTAGCTATCACGACAAGCAAAAAGGACTGACTTGGTACTTCCGCAACCATGATAAAGTCGATGATTTGATTGAGCAGTTAATCAAAATAGACGCGCCAAAAGCTAGCAAACGTCCGACCAGCAAGGAATCTACTGTAACTGCCCAAAGGGAATCTACCGTAACTGCCCAAAGGGAATCTACCGTAACTGCCCAAAGGGAATCTACTGTAGATGACCTTTGGGAACCCTGTAACTTACCTTTGGGCAGTTACGTAACTGCCCAAAGGTCATCTACATTCATATACAAAGAAAATACAAAGAATACAAACAAAGAAGAAGACCCTCCTACCTCCCAAGGTGAAAATTTGGGTGCTGTGGAAAACGGGACAGCAATAGTCAGGCGATCGCTTAGCGAAGAAGAATACGAAATTTTGAGGCAAGCTCAAAATTTGTCCTACAACCCCTCAATTGCTCCTTGGAGGATAAATGCCACAGAATTCAGTTCAGAGGTCTGCAAAGCCGTTTTCGCGGCAAATCCTGAGTGGTATTCGCTTGAGGATGGAACCACAAATTTAAAAAAAATCAAAGATCGGCTGAAAACTCTAGAGAGGAATATTAGAAATTCAAACTGCGTAACGGCACTTGAAGCCTATAGCCAGCTTATGGACTATGTCCACATGTCTGAGATGTCGTCCAGTGGTATCAACGGCAAGCAGATTTTACAGCAATTCAGCGAAGATTCGGAACTACAAAGGATTAGGCGCGCCACGAGCAAAAAATTTGAACTATGATTACCCAAGAAAAATTTGAAAAAGCGATCGCAATACTGCAAACTTACTTCAGCAAGAAAATTGAGCCGGAAGCCGCATTAGCCATCTGGCAGGAATATCTCGGCGACAATTTGAACGATGCTGAGCTGGGCCAAGCTGTTAAGGAAGCCATTATCCAATGCAGACCTCATCCCAGCTTTATGCCGACCCCTAAAGAGCTTGTTGCTTTCGTCAACGGAGGAAAAGAGGTGCAAGCAATCAGGGAATGGCAAGATGTCTTATCAGCAGCATCAGGTAGAAAAGATGCGATCGCTTATTTGTCGGTTAGGGGCAAAGTAGCTTTAAGTGCAATTGGTGGATTACACGCAATTGGCGCGGCCGAAGAAAGAGTGCGCGAGAAGATGGAGAAAAATTTCATCGTGGTTTATTGTCAATGCTCAGACAAAGATTCGCGTTCTTTGCCTATGGCATCACCATCACAAGAACCAACACAGCAAGATTTTGTGCCGATGCCGGAAGAAATCAAAGCACAAATGAAGGATTTATTTAGCAAGAAAGGCAGAGGGCAGGAGGCAGAGGGCAGAAGGAAATTCTGATTCCTGCCCTCTGCCACGACCGTTCGCGTAGCGTCTCGTAGAGAAGCCTACACTGATTGCAAACCTTCTGCCCTCTGCCCTCTGCTCTCTGCCTTCTTCACTAGCATTTCAAACGGTAAAAGAAAGCATGGATGAAAATTACTTACAACAATACTTCATTCAGATTGCCCAACACACCTTGCATGAATGGAACTACTGGAGAAAGCAAAAAACAGAAGTCGTTGGGTGTGTTGCTGATGCTAAAAAGCGGTGGGAACAATACAATAAACTGCGATCGCAAGATGAAATCGCGTCTATTAAATGGTTGATTGACTACCACTTTTGCATTCCCAATCAGCAAACTCCATCTTCTGATTTACAAAGCCTACAAATTTACATTGAAAAGCAATCATCAGATTTTGTAAAAGCTTCTATTAAAACCGCACTACCTTTAATTGATTGGAGTGCAATTGCGCTTGAATTGGGGGAATATGTATGATTTACTAGTTCAATTAAATAGCGGATATAGCCAATGGACTTTAGATGCTCATTTTCTGGTAGAGGCTTTATGCCAGAACTTTATCCGTCCTCAACACTTCAAAACCCACCTTCACGAATTTATTTTAGAGTCCTATGGAATTAAATCTTCTTGCCTAATTCCAGACTTACATTGTTTTGTCAATGCCCAAAGTAATACTTATGGTTATCAAGGGCATTCTGAAGTCAATAATATTGCTGGGTCAATTCAATTGTGTCCAGTTCGTTCTAAAAAGGCTGGCGATGGAAGTCGTAAAATCATAGTCAAGCGTCCCGATTGCAAACATCTTAATTTCAAAGAGTGCAGGAATTTATATGACTCTGGAGCTTTCCCAGAAGTTGTTGCCGATGCCAGAGTAACTCCTGAAGTATCTTTACAAAGACAACTGGATACTCTTGCTCAACTTCCGGAATTCAAAGAAACCCTACTTGTGTCTTACGACCGCCTAATTGACGAAAAACACCACCAAGGAAACCGGATAAAACAGCGTTGGAGTGTAGAAGAAGGAGAATTAGCGGTTGCCCAAACTGTAGAAGCTGCTGCTTACCTCAATTCTCAAAGGTCAAGACTGCAAAACTACACCCTAGTTCAATCCTGTCAAGGTGTTGATGCCCAGCAATATCTCAGATGTGTTGAACAAGTCCTATCCTACTGTCAAAAAGGGGATGTTCTGGGTCTGGGCGGATGGTGTATCTTGGGACGGCAACCTAGTTATCTACAAACCTTTTGGGAAACCATCAATTTAGTAATCCCCCTTGTTGCTTCCTCTGGCATCACCAAAATCCACATCTTTGGATGTACTTGGTACAAACCTAAAAAGTACCACCCTTTACCCCCACTACCACCTTTGCTTTGGTTGTGCGATCGCCACTATATTTCACTCAGCACCGATGGACGTTCCCCCATTGGCAATGCCTTATGGAAGGACGGATGGCAATCTGCTGGTGCAACATTCCCCTATTGGCGGCATAACTTAGCTTGGGTCAAATCAGAATTGGCAACCCTGCGCGACTCTCCCCAGTACCAAGCACCACCAGGATATACAGAAGCACCACGTTTATTTATCATGCCCAATAAATTCTTAGAGAAAAGTTTAGAGTCCCCTAAACTACGCGATCGCGTCACTATTGAACGTTGCGATATCAAGTGGGCCCAAGACCTTGCAACTAAAAACCATTATTTACATCGTCCCATTCATCCCCTATCTTTACCTTTTGCCTATGCCATCAAGCTTGATAGCGAAACGGTCGGGACGATAATTATGAGTACGCCACACTTTACCAAGAAAAAGGACTTATTTGGTTATGACGGGTTACCCTCTAAATGGCAAGTCTTACAAATAGCTAGACTTTGGTTAGACCCGAAAGTGCAAGTTGCTCAAACTAACGGACACGCCAATTGTATAGCGAGTTGTGCGATCGCTAAAATGCTCAAGCGAGTAAACGCCGATTGGTTAGAGCATCACCCCCCAAAATTCCCAGAACAACCCCACCACATTGAATTAATCTTCTCTTATGCAGATACGGGAGTAGGGCATCAAGGAACCATATATAAAGCCTCAAACTTCATCCAGTGGGATGTAACCACTAATAATCGGGGACGCCATACTAAAACAAAAACCGAAACCACAGAAAAAATACTGTATGTCTACAAACTACCCCAGGCTAAAACCCCAATTGTTGCACCAAATATATTCTTAGAGAAAGAAACTGCTCAAAATAGCCAACAAGCAGGATGCCTTTATCAATATCTAGAATCCAAAAAGCTAAAAGACGGTTCCACCATCGAATACCCCAAAGTTGTTGGAGAGCGCGACCCCAATAACCCCCAACACTGGAGATGGGGATTTAACTGGAAGGAAAAGCAAGCAGGGAAATGGAAGGGTAAAAGTATTGGGTCTATTCCCCATAGTGCGATCGCCCAAATTCGCACAATGCAAGAGCAAGGAGCAAAGCGAGAAGAGATTGTTAGCTTTGTCCTTCAAGCTAAAGAACAAATCAAAACTCCTAACCCATTACTCCTTACTCCTAACCCATTATCAACGACCACTCCCATTGCTGTTGTCTTGTTCGCTGGAGGCGGCGGCATTGAGTCCGGTATGGTTGAAGCTGGAATTCGCCCAGTGGTTGCAGTGGAGTGCGATCCAACTAAACCGAAGCTTAGTAGTGCGATCGCTGACTGCCACCAACTCAACTTTCGACAATATGGTTGTAAAGTTGTTCGCCAAACCGTTCAACAAGTTGCTGCATCTAACTTTATCGGACTCCCTTTGCATCCAGACTACTTCCACGCTTCTTTAGTTTGTTCCAGATTCAGCAAATCTTACACAGCAAAAGCTGGGCATAGAGGTGAAAGCCAAGAAGACATATCGGCAGCACAAGCGGTAGGGAAAGCCATTACAAAACTACTTCCCGCAGTATTTACTTTGGAAAATGTTCCTGGCTATATTGAAAGTCAAAGCTTTGAAACTGTTGTTAATGCCTTAAATGAAAGCGGGTATTCAGTCACTTACGAAATTATCGACTTTGCAGACTACGGACTACCTCAATCGCGCAAACGAGTTATCTTAACTGCTGGGTTAGGCTTCAATATCCTCCTACCCCCACCATCAAATAAGAGGATGGGGTGGTATGAAGCAGTTGCTTACCTCATCCCCACCATGCCCGATTCCAAACTATTAACTTCTCAACAAAAAGTAGTCGATGAGTTTTTGCTTTCCAACCCACCCCAACCCCTACTCATCCAACGCACCGGCATCCGCGACAAAAAACCAAAATATAAACCAGGACATTTACCTTGTAATACCATAGTGCGATCGCAATTCACCGATGACAAAGGGCACAACCGTACAAAGTTTGCCGATATCTGGTTACCTAATGGTATGGTGAAGTCCCTAACAATACAAGCAGCAGCAATTTTACAAGGATTTCCCAGTTGGTATGAATTCCCTGCTGAAGTTGCCACCGCTGGTTCAATTATTGGTTACTCTGTTCCACCTAGCTTTGCAAAGCTGCTATTTGTCCACTGCGAACAAGAAAGGCAGAAGTACGAAGGCAGAGGGCAGAAGGCAGAAGGAGTAAGGGCTTAAGTCCCCCACTGAAACGAACTGGATGTGGCCCCAATTAAGGAAGGGTCTGAATCCCCTTCTTAATCGTCCCTTCTGCCTTCTGCCTTCGTACTTCTGCCTTCCTTGATAACAATCATGTTACTTCTGCCCTCTGCCTTCTGCCTTCTCTTCAGGTAGTAACTTCAAGGCTTCAAGTCGCATAGTTTCTAATCTATTTACAGACTGCTTCCCTTCTTTAATGGCCATATCCATAAGTATTGGATATCCACTATCTATGGATTCCAATACTTCTTCCCTGGTCGCCTGCCTCCCTTCCCTAAACCACTCCACTTTCAATGGATTTCCAATTTTAAAAACTACTCCATTTCCTGCATTAATAACTTTGTAGGATTTAGTTATCCAAAGACAAGTTACTCCTGGCTGCCTTGCGATCGCAATTCCACCAGGCTCTTTTATATTATCGGGCAAATGCGTTTCTCTCCTGACTTCTTGCTTCTGAGCTAAAAAAGGGCAAGCTTTGATTGACCACTCAGCACATTCAGTATGTGAAGGAGGTTCTGAAATTGTTCTGTTGATTGCACACATTGGCCCAATTGGGAAGGCTAAATGACTTCCTAATCTTTCTCCACAAATCCAGCATCGCTTCAAATTGACAGCCCTCTTTAACTTTGCCCCATCCATAATCCTAAAATCATATTTCCCGTTAACTTCAGCAACAAACCAAGGCACAGGAAACCCATTTTGTACTGGTAGAGATAATATCCTCTGGGGAAATGGGTGGGGTAAATCAGTTTTATATTTGTTCATGGTTTAGCTAATCTGTATTCAACCATTGCCACGGGATTACTGATATTTGGTGGCGTCCCAATTTGAATTAAATTTAATTGGTATCTACCATTATGAGCGTAAATCTGATTTATTTCTGCTCCACTTTTACGTATATCTCCGGTGGTTTCTCCATTGTTACCTGATTGCACATTTAGCATTTGCACTACAGATCCACTGGATTTAAAATTCAATCTCCAGTAATTGCTGGAAGATAAATTCCCTGTTGTGCTGAATCCTATGTTTAATTTTGTTAAATATAAATGGTTTGTGTTTCCAGTAGAAAAAGAAACATCACTGCTATTATTATTTAATAAGCCAATAATAGTGCCTAAAAGAGATATTGTTTGCCCTGTATATAAATCTACTGTAGTGCGAAATTTTTCTCTGCTTATCCAGCTATTACCACTCCATTCCCATTGAGAAATTCTACCATTGGCGTCAGGTTCATCCCAGTAATCACCAGGGTTTGGCGAGGAATTTGGCGTCAAAGAACAAGAGTACGCTTTTCCCGCCAACGTAGTGCTTGCAGATCTTTGCATTTTACTCTTCCAATAGAATCATCGTGCCATTTTCAGCAAAGGTGAATTGCATATAAGTATTTGTGGCGATCGCTTTCCATGCATTTACTTCACCAGATGTTGGAGCAATCGCTAATCCCGCAATAACTCCGTCCCAAAAAGATTTGAATAAATTATAAGTCGGATGCATCCCGCTAGCATAATCAAGCACCGCAGATTCCAATCGGGTGACTGCGAGTATTTGGGTAGTTTGTGAAGTAATTCTTTGATAACCAGCATCAGATAAAAATCCAATTTTAGCTCCAGTCCAATTTGGAAGAATTGGGAAATTATCAATTTCTTGCACTTCAATTAAAACACCGTTTTCGTAAGTTTCAATATTCATAGTTAACCAGCTCTGAGCCAAAATAATGGGGCAAGATTCCCTGTGATGAATGAAAGATTATCTATTGGCGCAACACTAGGCATTGCTCCATAGGTAAATCCTGATTGCCTTATTGATGCAGTGGCGCTTGTACTTGTAGGAGTTGCCTGTCCCAGTAAATAATTGTTTCCTAAAAAAGTTATTCCATTGTAAAGATTTGGTGGAACTGGCGTTGCGCCAGCGTACCAATACCAGTCAAGGAGTGAAGCGCTAAAAGAAATGATTGCTTCTTTAATGCCTGAAGTTGCTGCAATTATTTCTCCCGTGTCTACCAATAAATTTCCAGGCACACCGTTTTTATTAGTATAGATGCCAAATCTCGCTGCACCATTGGCAACAGTACCAGCGCAGGAAATAGCGAAGCGATCGAAAATGACGTTTTTGTCAATTCTGAATGGAGTATAAGTAAGACTGTTTACAGTAAGTACACCAGTGGAGCTGCTGTCTGTGTAAATAAGGGGAGTATTTTGATAATATCTCCCAGATACATAGCCCGGATGGCTTGGCGTCCATATCAGGTTCCTTTGCATATTAAGTCCAGTACTGAATTAGTACGATTGTTCCGGCAGTGGAACTAGCAAAATACAATGTGCCAGTAAAAGTTGCACTTCCAAAATCCTGCATCTCTTCAACATTAGAATCCAAGGTGTAATAAGGCAAAGTTGGACTTGCGACTTTGTTTATCACATTGGAAAAACGCAAACTTCCTCCACCAGATAGCACTTTAAATGCGTATTTTTTTACTGAAGTGAAGGTAAAAGAATATTCAGTATTGGCAGCAATAATTTGGACGTGGCTAAATGTAGGGGCGATCGCCGTGACAATTGATGATTGCACATCAACCGGAATCCTGCCGCTAATCAAAGCAGGTATCCTTTGAGTAAGGAATAGATAAATTGCTGATAGGAAGCCAAACAAGCCCACGCCACCGCTTGGCATACTTGCGCCGGTGACGGGAGTATCACCAAGACGATCGCGTATCTCGCCTAATCTTGTAATCTCGGCTTGCTGATTAGTAGCAGAAGCATCTCCACCGCTTCCACCCCCTCCAAATTGATTAATTATTTGTCCCGATTCATCGACTATATGACTTCTCGGAAATGATGTTCCTGGCATAAAATGGTTTTATTTTAGATATAATGTCAGACCCAATATTTTCAATTAAATACTCCGACAAACAAGTCAGCGATCGCTTCTCTCGTCTTATGGAACAAACTGGCAATCTCCGACCTGCTTTGCAAGAGATTGGTGAATATATGCTTTACTCCACAGACCAACACTTTGTCACCGAAACTGACCCCCAAGGCATTCCCTGGAAACCTCTTACACCGTTCACTCTTAGAGAAAAACGAGCTAAAGGTCGGATTCTCAAAATTCTTCAAAGCACTGGGTTGATGCGATCGCGCATCAACTACCAAGTCAGCGATAACCAGTGCGTTGTGGGTGTTAACGACGAAAAAGCTAAAAAGCATCAGTTAGGAATAGGTGTTGATAAACGAGAATTTTTAGGTGTTAGTACTGATGATAAACAAGAAATCGTTAGCATTTTAGACGATTATATCCAATCGTAATCTAATTTCTTCTATGTTCGTATTTCTGATTTCTAAATATTTATCTTCAATTGCCAAATCGTCGGTGCTAGTACCAAAGATATCGGCAATAGCTTTGAGTAGCGCGTACTCAGTACGGTTTTTACCGGATTCGATTTTTGATAATGATTCATTGCAAATGCCAAGATAATAGGCAAATTCTAATTGAGTCATAGGTATTTCCTTTCTCACTTCTTTTACGTTTTTTCCAATAATTCTGTAAACCTCTAAATTCTGCAACAAAGGCATTCCTGTTAGTTGTGGCATTTTGACTCCTTATTATTAACCATTTAAATTATATTTTGCCATTTCAGCAAATAGGAAAACATAATTTTGCTGAAACAGCAAAAATTTTAAAATTTTAATAATAGAAATTACGATCTATGCAGTCCAACAAAATCATTGGTCGTAAAGTGGCGATTAGATTTGATGCCGGAACAGCAACTAAAAAACATGAATTTACGCCGGAAGGATATCTCCGCGCCGAAGCAACTTTTGCTAGAGACGGTGTTTTGCAATATCTTACCTCCGACGGTAAAATTCGCCGGGAACTAAGGACTCCTGAGGCAAATAAGCAAGCTTTAACAAGTTTTGGGCTAAAACCCATTTCTTTCGAGCATCCCCGTGAGTTAATCAATTCTGAAAACGCCAAACAATATTCTGTTGGATTAAGTGATTCCACAGTTGTTTATGAAGATGGTTTTGTAAAGGGGGTAATTACAGTCCTTGATAGCGAAGCTGTAAAAAGCATTAAGGATAAAGAAACTGTACAAATTTCGGCTGGATATAAATGCAATATCATTCCTAAGCCTGGAGTTTGGAAAGGGCAGCATTATGATGCCATCCAAACAGATTTAGAAATTAATCATATTGCAATTACTAAAAAAGGTAGAGCAGGTGAGGAAGTTGCAATTCATTTGGATAGCAACTTACAAAATGAAGATGTCGCTTTTGAAATTCAACAATCTAAAAAAGCTATGGCTAGAGTAACTATTGATAGTGTTAGTTATGATGAAATTCCAGAAATTTTTGCTTCTGTAGTGGGAACAAAAATTAGTGAATATGAAAAAACAAAATTAAAACTTGATGGTATTGAAGCTGAAATTATTACTTTAAGAAATCAATTAAAAGAAGCAGAAGAAGAACGCGATCGCGCTTTAGGTCGTGCCGATGGATATGAGGAAATTGTCAATTCTGCAATTCCCATACTTGAAGAAAACGGATATAGCTGGAATTCCGATTCAGCAGAATTCATAACTGATTCCAAAAAGGCTAAAAAACCCATGCCGGAAGCAGAATGGAACGAAGGTGAACCTGAAGATGAGGATGAAGACGAACCTGAAGATGAAGAGGAAGCGATGCCTTCCTCTAAACGTAAAACTAAAAAAACTGATTCGGTTGCTCAAATTGTTTCTACTCTTAGAAAAGCTGAGTTATTGTTAGGCGATAGTTTTGATGATTCAAAGTTTGATTCTGACGATTTAGACGCAGATTCAATTAGACGCTCTACTTTACAAGAGCTATTACCTGACCAAGATTTAAGTGGCTATCATCCTGGATGGATTGAGGGACTTTTTGATGCTATGCATTTACAGAGTTTTTCAGATGAGGAAGAAGAACCACACGTAGATAGCACGCTTCAAGACATGATTAAAATTGCAAGAATTCCAAATTCAACAACTGCAATTAGTCAAAATGAACGCTCTCAATCGTTAGCTAATGCTTGGCAAGAACCTTTGTCTTTGAGTAGGTAAGGGGGTAATTCGTAATTCGTAATTCGTAATTCGTAATTATTTAGGAGTAAAAAGTGACATTTTCATCTAATACACCTATTACTGGGCAAACTAACTTTGACCGCTACATGCCCCCGGCGCTACCGGGGATGTTGTCGGGGTTTGGTAGCTGCACTATCTTGCCACACATCAATAGCGTGGCAGCTTTCGATACAGTGACGATTACACCTCCTGCTACTGTAGATAACTCGAAAGAGTACAAGGTCATTGTTAATGGTAGAACCGTTAGCTTCACCACTGACGCCAACGCGACAACTGCGGAATTAGGGGCCGGATTATATGCAGCAATCCAGCAAGACCCAGTTGTATATGGATTAGTCGATGTTGCCTTAAATACTGGCACTTCTGTTATTACTTTGACTGCCCGGACTGTAGACCTTCCTCTTACTGTTGCGACCAACAGTGCCGATACAACCAACGACATTGCGATCGCTAAAACAGTCAGCACTTCAAGCAACGCAATCATTCCCTTTGGTAGGTTTGTCGGGCGTAAATCAACTTATACCCGCGACACCTTAGAAGGGGTAAGCCAAGCCACCTTGATTGACGCTACCTCTGGATACGAAGTTTTAGGTGTCACTCTTTCATCCCAAGCTACCCAAAAAGTCGGGCGATTTTCTGCTGCTAAAGATGGCTACGCTTTTGACACAGTGATGAATGTTTTAAAAAACATTGGCACTTATAAAGGCGTTTGGGTGGAATCAGTTGATGCTGATTTAGCAATTGGGGATACACCGTATATTGCAGTCGCATCTGGTAATGAAGGCAAAATTACCAAAACTTCTAGTGGAAATTTAGCAGCTGGTAGCAATATCAAAATTATCTCTGCGGCTCAACAATCCTTTGGTAAAAATATCGCCTTAATCGAAATTAAACTTTAATTTAGGAATTAAAATAAATGCCTATTTCATCGCAAATTCGCTTGGATGCCCCCACGGTCGGGGCATTTGAGCAACAACTGGAACTTAAAGAAACAGAAGTAATGAAGCGGATGCTGCCGGAATATAAGGCAGCTTCAGGAAAGTTATTTCAAATAGAAGAAATTAATGCACCTTGGGCACAAACTACTAGTTTTACTAGCATTGATGGTGTTGGTACTTTTGAATTAGATACTGGAGACACTACTAATCTACCTTATGTAGATATGGTGGGCGACGAGTACTATCAACGCACATTTAGATATCGTTCTGGTTACTATTTTGATGAAGATGAAATAGCAGCGACGCTTCATCGTGGCATACCAATTGAGGATCAAAAAGTCAGTCTTGTTCAACAGGCCTACACTGAAACCATGAACAAGTTGTTACTGGTTGGTGATAAAAAAACTGGTAATCCAGGTTTCATTAATCATCCAGCTTGGTTGCGTTCCATTGCACCTTACAAATTAGATGGCAGTGTTACCTCTGCAAACTCCATATTGGCTACCCTAAATGCTGGCGTCCAGGGCATGAAAAACGCCACCAATAAGGTGATGGCTCCCGACACCTTACTCCTAGCCGAGCGCCGCTACGACTTTTTAATGTCCCAGCTACGCCTCAACGACTTCCAAGAAAAAAGTGTACTGAAGTTTTTCTTAGAGAATAATCCCAGCATCAAGAACATCGAACCTCTAGCAGAACTCGAACAAGCAGGCCCCAACGGTGAAGATTTAGCCATCTTCTACAAACGCGACCCCAACTGCTTCAAAGCCAGAATCACTGACGCTTTCCGTCCCCGCCCACTACAAAACGTCGGCCCGTTTAAGGTTTATCGCGCTTACTCTTTCAAGTTTGCAGGATTAGTTGTTTATCGTCGTTACAGCTGTCACGTAATGATTGGAATATAGTTAATTCGTAATTCGTAAGTCGTAATTCGTAATTGCAATACCCGATGCCCGATACCGAATAACCAATAACCAATGACCAATGACCAATGACCAATGACCAATACCTAATACCCATGTCTTATACCTCCGTTATTTACAGTCCCGAATTTGAAAAAGCCACTGGTCTACCTTTCGGTGTGAAAGGCGATCGCATTTTCTACTATCAAATTGAGCGTCCCAAACCTTTAAAAGGGGAAAAGGAAAGGGTAGAACTAGAGTCGATTACTCTAAGAAAAGGTACAAATTTCATTGATACCGATGCTTGGGAAGCGGTCAGTAAGCATCCATCTAACGAGGATGAATTAGCTAGGCTGATTAAAATAAGAGCAATTACTATCTACACCCCAGACGACCCCGAACTGTGTGGCAAGGATACTACTGATTTTGCTGATGAAACAATCGTCCAAGAATTGGTTGAAAATAGCAAGGACTTAGAATGGTTGGGTCTTTGTTTGAACGTAGACCGTCGTTTGAATGTGCGGAAATTAATCAGCGATCGCATTAGGGAACTCAAAGAAGAAATCTCTGCCCAACGGCAACGAGTTGCAGCAAGCTCATTTTCGTAATTCGTAATTCGTAATTTATGAGTGTAGTAAGCGCTGATGATTTTTTGGCTAAAGGATTTCACAGGTTCGCTACTATCGACCCTGCTAACATCCAAATTTGGTTAGATACTGCCACCCTATCTTACGTCCCGGCATCGTTTTGGGGTGTGCATCGAATCACGGGTATTATGCTGTGTGCAGCGCATTTTTTGGAAATGGAATGGTTTCAAACTGCTGAAACTGCTGGGTCTGCTACCGCGATCGCAGCAGGAAATGGCGGACGTTCTCCATCTGCTCAACAAGACGACTTCCAATTAACCACATGGGGTAGGAGATTCACTTTTTTACGCAAAGGTCTACTCGATGGCACTATCTCACCACTTGCCGATAAATCTTTCAATGGCACTCCCAAATTTGGTATTGGGTTTCCTTTATGAGCGACTTTATCTCCCAAATGATTGGGTTGCGCGACTCGCTCCCAGTAGTAGCGACAGCTTTTGGTATCAGCAGCCTCAAAAGATTTTACATCCATCGACGAGAAAATAATGGATTGGTAGTTGAAGAAGTTATCCCAACTCCAGTTATTGAGGAAATCACATTAGAACTGAAAAATGTTGAGGATTTAAACAGTCTAAAAGGTGCATCTAAAGTATTTGAAGTAAAAGGAGTCAGTAAAACATATCAACGCATTGAATTA